GCATTAACTTGTCTTTGGAATGTTACTTTACCATCATTTCTAACACTAAATCTTTCTGTGCTTGCACTTAATAGCCTCAGAAGATAGTAAGAAGAAGACGAAGATGTAGATTGGACCTTTAGAGTGTCCCCAGAACCACTACTAAGAAGACTTAAAAGAGGAGATTGGGTTGTAACGCCAGAAATAGTCATAGGCACTGAAAGTGCAAATAGACTCGAGCTCAAATTAAATTTCTGAGAGGAGAAGGTCATTAAAGATGTTCCGGAATTAAACGACATAGCACCAGTTGAGGTAAATGTCATTTGAGACCCAGAAGTTATATTAAGCCCACCATTACCGGAAATATTAAGGGTAGAGGAAGTTGACTGGAGCAACATACTTCCACCAGAAGTAACTCGGAAATCATCCTGAGGAACAGAGAATAAAAGGTCGTAATTAGTGCCAGATGGATCTATCCATCTGAATTGCGGGTGCCTATTATAATCGGAAGGTGTCCCTATACCACTTACGTTTGTTTTTGAAAACTCCATGATTGGATAATCGTTGTTACCATTGGAAGAAATCAAAAATTTAGCGTAAGTTGGGTTAACCGTTGATGTCGCAGGAGCAGAGTCGCTTATGACTAAAGTGTTTAATTCAGGAAATGGACTACTAATAACAATGGCATCTTTGCTCCCTGTAGGTCCAGATATTCCAGCAACAACCTCAAAAACCTCAGAGGCCTTCAGGTTTTGTCCTGTATCAACCCAGCCAGAACTGGTGTATTCAAAGATAGAATTATTAACCAAGGTTTGTACCCAATAATCACCAACCCTTATAGGGTCGCTTGCTCCCCCTGTTGGTTCCGCTCCCTGAACAAACCATTTCGTACCCCTCAATCCCTCCTGCCCAGGATCCCCCTTAGGACCAGCAGGACCGATAGGTCCCTGATCACCTTGCTGTCCCTGTTGACCTTGAGGACCGCCGCCAGCTGCTACAATTGAATCAAAATTTGAGTTAACCTTCTCTCTTATTGACTCCTGAGTATCACCAGCATTCAAAGCTTTTATGTTCAGATTCGGCATTTTCTTATCTTATCTTTGTTTATATATTCTTTGCTCTTAATCCCCTTATATTTTTTCAATCTGGAATCCAAACGTTGTTGAGTAGTTTTTCCCACTTTCTAGTGGAAGCTCAAAGGTGTATGAAAGAGCATTCCTTTTGGTCAGCTTATAATTGGGCTCTGAATAATACGAATATCTTATCCTATCAGGACCTATCAAATCACCCCTTAGTAGTAGTTCAGTGGATGTTAGATTTGTTCCAGTCTTTTTAACAAAAAGATCGAAAGTAATTCCTTGGTAGATTGGAACCACGTTTTTGTCGATATAAGTCTTAATATCATCATTGATATTCTCTGGATCTCCTACACCAAATTCACTTATTATATTTTCAACGAATACCTTGCTTATACCAGCATTCAAAAGGTATCTTCTAAGGATCCTATCCAATCTGATGGATCCATAAAGGGTATTAGTTCTTTCATTCTTCTGCCAGAAAACCTCTACGTCAGGGAAAATACCTTCGTCAAACACCTGAAGATCCACATTAGATAATACGGTTCCAAGCTGTCCAATACCTGTGTTTGAAGTTTTTGGTGTAATGCTCTGGATTTCACTTAAAGCATTTTGAGCAGCAGTGTTAATCTTCTGAATATCAGTTTCCCCTGTTGTTCTGTTTACCTCAAGAGTGATAAAAGTGTACGCCGTTATGGTGTATGGGGTTTGCATCATTTTAGAACCAAAGAATGACTTATTTTCCCTCATAGACCGGGTACCAGCAACAGGTGAATTTTGCGTTGCAGAAGTATAAAGGTTAAAATATCCAGGATCCCAGGTTGAAAGGAAAATAGGGAAGTCTTTTTTAGCAATTGGTGTTTCACCAACCAAAGGATAAACAGGCCCTAATGGAAGGTTGTCTGACTTTTCCAATATGTTTTTACCTAGAGACACCTTACTATAGTTAAGATTCTGTACCTCCCCGAATGATATTTTCTCTGGCGCTAAGGTACAATTCCTGTAACTCAAATCAGCCGTACTATATCCAGTTATAGTATCGGTTTTATCGTTTTTGTATCTAATAATTTTCCTAAACAAAGGTTCATATTTACCAGCATATCTTAAAATGTCCGATGCATAAGAAGAGCCACCCACTTGTATTTGATATCCAGTAGGTTCATTTTGTCCAAGTGTTTGTGGTCCTGAATAATCAGCTACTGGATATGTACCAGCTGCACGGTAAAGAGCAGTAGGTTGTTGCATATAAATTTGGAAATAATCGCTTCTTTCCTCCGTTGTTTGTGTATCCTCGTTCCAAGAATATGTTCTGTACTTAATATAGGGGCTTTCGTTATTTACACGATCCGAAATTTGAGATAGTGAAATCCTCCTCATTATGAAGTCGAAGTATTTCTCACCCCCCTCTAACTGGAATACCGGATTACCCTCGTATGCACTCCTTGGTCCCACTGGGATAGTAACTGGAGAGCTAAAGGCAAACGGTATATCAAAATAATAACTAGAGCTAACTGGACCGAACGAAGCCAAATTTTTAGATCTTCCTACAGGCCATGGATAGGTAGATGAAATTGCAGGTACGCTGAAACTTCCCTTTCCTGTAGATGGAATAGTAGTGCTTGCACCGACTGGGTATATCGTGTTTATTTCCTCCCTTAGGTCAGTGTCATATTCACTGTTAGGTATAGTGTATATAAACCCAGGATTAGTAAACTGCGTGACAGAACTATCTGAGATCATAGATAGATCCAAAGCTGAACTAAGCTTAATGTCATCTATCTCATAAAGTGGAATGCCAGTTGCACCGGTAGTTCCGGTTGCTCCTACGCCAGCGTCCTTATTTTTATCGCTTAAGCTGTAAAGTAATGTATAGTCTACAGATGGGTTACCACCGGTTCCTCCAGTATATCCAAGTGGCAATGCTCTATAATCTTTAATTACAGCTGTACAAACAAATAGAACACACTTCTGCTGAGTGTTTTCAATTATTTCATAGCTTACTGGAGCTTGTATACTATTGCTTGTTTCAGGTATTATTCTTAGCACCGATGCAAATTTATAATCTTGGAATCCCCTAAAGTTAGGCACATATTTCTCAAGATCGCTCTGTGGATTTACAACTGTACTTCTTCTTCTCAGAGATATTTTTGCACCTCTAAATACGGAATCATAAAATCCAGTAGACTTGTTATAAACAAATGGAGTGAAAAGCTCCTTTGTGGTATTAACAGTTACGTTGTATGGACTACTGTAATCCAATGGATCAACAGTAAAAAAGGAGGAGAAATACAAGCTATCCGCAGGATCTGCACTTCTTATTTTAGACAAGTCAATCTTAGAGGGCAAATAGCTATTCTGACTTTCCATTTTATCAACAGGATAACCATCAGGAACTCCCTCTAGAAGCAACCATTCGTGAGTAAGGTACATTGGATCTGGGGTTTCCTTCTCAAAACTTGGCGAGAAGTTGGTTGGACTAAAAGCTGGGGAAGCATTAAGTCTATATTTGTGACCTCTAGCATCAGTACCTCCTAAGTAACCCCATTTGTTAATAAATGGTACTATTTTGGACCTATTGGCCCTAGATGTTGTATAATTTTCCTCCAAATACTCATACTCGGTATCCAGTTTTCCATAATTAAAAATAAATTCCTTTGTGTTAGATTGGGTAACTGATTGGGTCTCGCTAATAGATTGTATTCCATAGAACCCATCAAAAGAATCCAAATTCGATTCAAAGTTAATTCCCTTTACGTTATAAAATGAATCAACATCCTTCCACAGAATTTGAGTAAAAATAGCGGGGACAACAATTGATTCAACCCCGGTTGTCGTAAATCCTATATCCTGGAAATAGTTTACAGAGGTTCCGATAAAAGCTTTTCCTGCAGGAATTTTTCTTTCAGTACCAGTTCCAACATCAACAACGATTTCACCGGACTTAACCAAATATTTTACATTTTCCTTAATCTGACCTCTAACTTCAGGTATGAGCTGAAAATATCTATGAAATTCAGGGGTCGGGGTTTCACCATAATCAGAGGCCCAAAAATCAAAGTCGAAGTCTTTAACGTCAAAGAACGAAAATACTCCAGTGTTTATTTTTGGCATCTCAAATAGATTGAAAGACCCACTAGTTCCAAGATCTATTACGGATTTTTGATCCCTTAGATTAGCAACGAGAAGTTCTTTATAGCCACGGAATCCAGTTACCTTTCCGTTTGCATCGAAAGCTGGGTCATCAACATATCTAGTTACGCTTTCTATCATAGAAGCACCACCAGTTACTCCAGTGCCAGAAGTAACTTGTATATAGCTTCCCTCTACCACTTTGTTAATTTCCTTTATGTCAAATGCAACCCTAGACAAAGGATAATCAGTTCCACCCACGAACGACGTAATTCCACTTAAGACTGAAGCGTCAATCCCAGAGATCTTTACTATTCCACTTGTAGAAAATGTGTAGTATAACTCCCAATTGGTAGAATCGGAGGGAGGTAATAAATTTTCGGATCCTGGGGTAGCAGCTGGTATATTATTTTTTGCTTGGTAGTAAACGTCAGAGGATATTACAACATCACCGGAAGAATAAGCAGATGTATTATTCCAAAGACCAACATAAGCACTCTCAAAGGATGCATAGTCCTCGTATGCTACAACCTTAAATGTGCTGTTTACTTTTTTACCTGCTGCTTTGGCCCTAATTACCGAAGTTGAGGAACTAGGTGCAGAATCCCAAACAACATCGCTAATCGATTTTACACAATCACAAAAGGCGGATGCTACGTTATCTGTAGTACCGTCAATTGCATTGTAGAAATGTTCGTTACCTATGTTATATGAGGATCCTTCCTTCCAACCAACCAAAGTTCCGCCGAATTCACCACTTTTGATCAAGTCATACCTACCAGCAGCTTCCGATCTTGTTCCATTTGGCCAGAAAATCTTGAATACAATCTCCTGATCCAATTCCTCAGTACTTAAGAATTCAATGCCAATGTTTGCTCTACCATTAGAATTTGGTAAGGATCCTTTAATGGATCCAATCTTATCACCATATCCGGTAAAGTCTTGCAGATTCACCGATGTGTTTCCAACTACAATCGATCCAGTTGGAAGGCTAGTGTTGCCAGTTACGCCAAAAGAACTTCCATCATAAGGGCCGTATTTTGCATAATCAGGAGTATTGTTTTCCCAGGTTTTAGTTGTTGTATTGTAATTCGGGTACCTTTTAAGCGAATAGAAATTATCAGATTTATCTGTTATGTAGTATAACTTCTGAGCATCATTTATGTTTGTGTCATAAGAGCCTGGTATCCATCCGGAAGCACCTTCGTAATATAATCTTACGCCCCCAGTACTACTTTGGAAATTAGGTTTATTGTCCTCGTAGTGCCCAACATTATTCCTAGAAGGCTTTGGTAAATTTAAATTGTTTTCATCATTTCTAAATTCATAGAAATAATCACCGTTCAGAAAGAAATTCCCAAGGTCATTCTTAGAGACGTAAAATCCAAAATATCTATTTATAGTGTATAAATCTGAATCAGTATCATTAAATAGAAATTCCATATTCAGGACATTAGGACATATAATCCCATTCCTTTGGAATCCATCGGTTACATAATTTTCAAAATCAGATTGGACAGAAGATTGTGGGCTAACAAGATAATCATAAAGAAGTTCACCACTTTCTGTAAAAACACCATCTTTTATGCTCGCACCATTGTAGTACGTATAGGTGTTTGGTTGGAATGAGAAATCTATCGGTGACTGTTTGTAATTTTTGTTATTTACAATGCTTCTGATATACTTTCCTATTTTTGTCTCGGACCTTAAATCAAAGGTAGAAACCACGGTAGCATTAGGCAATATTTGCGAATTAAAGAAAGACTCTACATCATTTACCTGATTTTGGAACTTTAATTCATCCATTTCAACTACCTTACCGGATCCAGAAACCACACTATAATTTGTGTAAAGGTCTAGTCCCTCAAAGATCTCATTGGAAGAATAGATTACTTCTTGTCCAGAATTATCTTTCCCGTATGCAATTTGGAAAGTTTCGCTAGAATCTGGATCTTGGATAAGCTTATAACTAATTGTTTTCTGAATTCGAGTAACATTAGTTGTGTAAGGATAACTTAATGGCTCTGGTATTTTGAAGATTACAAAAAATTCGGGTAATTCATCCCTTAGCCAAAGTGGCTGTAAGAATGAAAAATTCTCTGTATAGTTCTTATCAATTAAGGTGGATGCCCCACTACCATAAAAGAAATCATACTGGAATTCAAAATCTTCCTGAGCTTTAGAACTGCCATCAGTAAGTTCTCCAACCTGGAATATAAGATCGTTGGCTATGCTTCCCTTGTCGAAAAAGTTATAGAGATCTGTTGCATAAGAATCTTCTCCAGTAACCTCAAATTTCTTAAACTTGTCAGAACTTAATGTCGGATTAGCATTAAACGAATTGAGCCAAACCCCACCAGATGAGTCTAATGAAACCTTTACATTCCCAGTAATTTTCGGGTTAGTTCTTAATAGTCCAAAGGATGAATTATAGTCAAATAATTTTGGTGCAGCCATTTAAAATGTTATTCCTTTAATTAATTCTTTAGCCTACGTTTCTAGTTGTTGATGAGAAATTTGGAGCTGAAAGAGTATCATTTTTATATTTTCCAGTAACCTGAACATCGAAAGAGAATGGACTTTGGTTTCTAACCTGTATATCTATTCCGGCCTTTTTACTGTAGGTAATATTAGTTGGGTTTCCATCAGCCCTAAATCCACCAATATATCCTAGCTTATCGTTTGCTCTAAATTGGAATATTAAAGGCACATTTATAGAATTGGAATCTCCATTTTTAACATACTTGGATGCTAATTGTGTAGATCCTTCCACCTGAATTGTTGAAGCAGTAGGAGGACCTAAGAATAGGTAAGCACCACAAGTATACCTACCAATTAGATATTCATCATTAACAGTGAAGCCCAATTTATTTGGGTACATATCATCACCTCTAGAAGCTGTTGGTCCCTGTACAAAATCAGCAGATACCTGCTGATATCCGAGCTGCTTGTAATTGTCCTGGAGTGTTGTGTCAGTATAGAAGTAATCAGATTGTCTGAAGTATGGGTAAACAACCAAACCACCAGAGAAATCTGGCTTAACTAGGTTAGTGAAAGATAGGCCAGTAGATAGATCTGGGTGATCTTTATGAATACAGAATTCACTAAGGGTTCCGTTTCCTACACCACTATAACTACCAGTAGCCCCTGTTATTACACCACTCCAAACGCTAGCGTCGGTTCCAGAAGCGGTTGGTACCGAACTATCTGTTGGATCGTATGGCAAAAGCTGACTACCATTTCTTGGAAGGCCACTTGAGTCGCCAGTGTATAAGTAAGAACCTGCAAATGCAGATGGAGTAATGTATAGGTCAGCATCAAAGCCAACAGATTTCCATCTAGGATAAATGAACTGGCTATTAGAATTTCCTGAAGCATAAGGTGGTGCCTGACGGTACTCCTTAAAGGCGTCACTATTTGCGCCGCCGGTAGATCCAACTGGTATTATATCAGCAGTAGTAAGTGATGTTATTGAGATAGGCACATCACCATATCTAAGATTAGTCGAGTATCCGTCTGGTAAAGCATAAGTTGAACTTGTTCCGGCAAGTGTAGTTAATCCACCTGGCAGAATAGAGGACAATTCAAGAAGACCTGAAGAGGTATTGCTTATTTTTATCTCATATACAGTTGATGCAATTTTACCTGCATCCGAAGTTGAAGCGTTTTGATAGATCTGATTGAAATACCCAGCATTTAGATTAATAGTGGACCCATTCGAAACCAATTGTGTGTTAGTCCCATCTACTATATAAACTTCAAGAATACCAGTGGCATTTTCAACTGTAGCTTTTAGAGAATTTAACTGGTCTTGTAATTCATTAAGCTTTTGTAAAAGGTCCAAAGGATTACCAGCAGAATCGTAATATCCACTCAATATAGACGACGAACCAAGATAATATGTCTTTTCTCCTGTGACTACTTGCTGGCTTAATAGACCATCAATTCCTTTCGCAGACAAATCTTGCTGAATAGCAAGAACTGCCTCATCCTTTAAGTTAGTACTTACACTTTCAGCTGTGCTTTGCGTAGAAAGATCATCAGGGAAAGTAACTACGACAGGATCAGAGAAATCTGAAGTAACGGGGTTATCTGGCCAACCAGCCTCAGAAACAGATTTAATTCTTACTTCAACTCTTTCACCTTTTGTGATCGGTATATCGAGTTGATTTATATTAGTTGCATCTGCATTTTCAGTATCCTCTGGTGCCCAAACATAAGTACCTGTATTAACATCGTATATTTTTTTCCTAAGTTCAGACTTTATTTCAGTCCAGTTTGAAAAGGCCCCGCTTTTTTCTTGTCCATTATCATCCAGATAACTTATCTGTTGCACTGCAGGAGAAGCACCAGCTTCTGAAAGATACCTATACTGGACAATGAACTGAATGACGCTTTGGTCACCAGTAATTGAGCTATTTTTAGGAGGTGGTATTGGCCAGAAGCCTCTAACTCTGTATTTAGGCTCAACCTTAAATTGGGTATTGGTTTCTGATAGCGTAGTAATATCACCAACTACTGAGGTCAAAAGCTGCTGCTTTTGAACCCTTTGTTGAGTTAATGAATTTAGGGAAGCAAGTATAGAGCTAGAAGCTTGTGCATTCGAAGATGTTGAGGAAACTGATAACGAGGATGAACCAGAGAATGTTGCTGGTCCATCGTTTGCTAAAACGTTTGTGGAAGAAACCGAATTTAAATCAGTTCTTGCTTTAGATATCGAATTGTCCAATTGCTGAATTTCAGACTGAAGAGTCGATTTCAAAGAGACTTTATCATTTAATGTCTGGACGTCAGTTCCTTGGGTAAGCTGAGTGTTTACCTGAACAACCCTAAAATTAGTAGCAGAAACCGAAGGCACATCAGGAACTAAACCATTTATTGCATTTACTTTCTTCTCCTTAGCCATTCCAAGGAAAATTTGCCCAAGATCAGCTACAGAGGTAAGATAGAATTGTTCCAGTGTTTGAACACCAGAATCTGTATTGATGGTTAATTCATTACTGAATATGACAACACCAGTAGACCAGGTAGATCCAACAACATTATAATTGTCATCAATCTGCTTAAAGAAAATACCCTGTCTTTCATCAAATCCAACGTTGACATCTATAGACCTTGAGCTAAGTTGAGTAGATTCTAAAGTAAGCTGATTATCACCAATTTGTACAGGCTGATATCCAGAGGTTCTTTTTAGCTGGACTGAAGTTTCCTCCACATCCACCATAGTTATTAGATATCTTGTTCCGTCAGGGGTTAAAAGAGTATCCCCATTCGATAATGTTCTTCCGTTAGTTACATTTGATGTTGTATCTGTGTAATTGACGGTATTCAACTTGTAATTCCTTCTAGTTTCCTGGACTTGATTGCCGTTTGTATCAGTTATGGTCACAACATCATCATAAAAAGAGAGTACTCCAAACGTTCCTTTATTTCTAATTGTCCTTAGAGGAAGGTCAATGTTATCCTCATCTACAAAGTAATCTATGCCAGCATCCTCAAGGTCATTAATAAAATCTTGTTCAGAAAGGTCGTTTCTTCCATTTAGGTTGGCATCAAAATAAGCTTTCTTATCGTCAGTGTTAGTGTTAGCAATGATCCTTTTTACTCTAACACGATCAGCAGTATCAGAAACTTGCCCGGTAACATCAATTGAGATATAAAGAAGAGGACTTAAAAAACTTTCAAAGAACCAATTGTCTCTGGTAGCAAAGGTGCTAGGAACTTGCAAATTGGATAAGGGGGTGGGATCTTTTAGCGGCTCTGATCTATAAACCTGACTGTATGTACCGTCCGGGTTTCTCACAGTGGCAAAGTTGTCACCAAGACCAGCTAATGATTGTATATTAGAATCAAGCCTTTCTATCTCACTTCTTAGATAACCATATGCTGGAATACTGGTGAAAGATGGCAAACCGTTTTCGTCAAGCAACTCGATTTGCACATTTTCGTTAGTCGAAGTTGCTACCTCGTTTAGTCCATTAATTATCTCCAATGAATTTTTTTGCAGTCTTAGAAACTGAGCTACTAGAGAACTTATTGAATTTTGTGTTGATGCCATTTTATTTTATAAAATTTTACCCATTATTTGTTAAGCTTTTGCCGACTATATCAGCTTGGAATACTAAGTTTTCATTGTCGATACAAACTATCTCAATTACTGGCATATAGTCATATGCTGAAATATCTGAATCAACTAGGGATATTATCAGGTTTGAATAAGCAACTCCACTAGGGTTACTAATTGGATATTTACCAACCGCATTAGTAAGGAAGTTGATTGTAAAGTCTCCAGGAATTACCTGGTCACCAAAACTAAATCTGTATGACTGTCCCTTTTTCCAATTTACCACAGAATCGTCTATCCTTATTGAAAGATCCGACGAAAGATTAATCGGTGTACCATCGTTAATGTGCTTAACATAATTTCCAAATGACGCTAGCCCTATACTATTCAGTGCATTGTTTTGTAGTGTGATTGTACCATTACCTTCACCAAGGTCAAACTCTTGGTTTTTATTTTCGATAATAACCTGGTTTGGTATTGACCTATTCACAATAACACCCGGACCTTGTTTTATCGTATCTAAGTTGTAAGATATTTCTACAGAAGTCTCGTTGTTAACAATCGCACGTATTAACTCATAATTTTGAGTTATTAGACCCATCACAGATTGGGTGTTATTAAATAGAGCTTGATTAGCTGAATATGAAGCTTCAAGGCTTGTTATTCTTCTGTCCAATGTCGCTGAGCTATCCTGTGTCAATAACAGATTCTCAACCGCCGAAAGTCTTCTTTCCAAATCAATATAAGAAGCAGCGTTGTTGTTCATGGTGCTTGAGGCATCTTGTAAAACATTTACAGCATCCATAAACATTGTTAAAGAGAATGGAGAGTAATCGTTTATTGCTTGTTCCACACCAGTCTGATCTATGTCAACATCAAACTTAATATTCAGCTTCAAGCCGTAGGAATTACCGTTTAGTTTAGTAACAATATTTGGCTTGTACTTTTGGAATCTTGGAATGCTATAAACATCCGTTCCTGAAGTTTGTACATCATCTAGGAAAAGTACACCGTAAAGGTTTGTAGAAGAATTATTTGGATCCGCTGGGTCATAAACATCATAATAAATAAGAACCGCATTAAATTCGAAATCCTCAGAGATTGAGGTTGAATTAAATTCTTCCAAAGTTGAAATTGATGCGTCATCAACAATCTGTTTATATGAATCAGGATCAAAGTCTATCCCAACAGAATCGAGTTTAGTTCTTACATATTTTTGGTATCCTACTCCAGCAGTTGCACCAGAAACTGATTTTTCAAGAATCAGGGCAGTTGGGTCAGTGAATGAAGAGTCTGTGAAATATGTGTTTGCTGTATCCCTTGGCGAATACCAGTTACCACTCCCAGTGGTTCCATCTGTAGTATCGCTAAAAGTTACTGACGGAGATCCTAAAACGTCATCGTCGAATATTGCAAGGTTTGTAAGGCCGCTTGGATTGAGCTCATCGTAAGACCTTCCAGTCAAATATTCCTTATCTAGAGGGTCTGAAGGGTTATTAGTCCACTGATAGTCAGGATAATAATTTTCATCCACAACATTTTTAAAAAGTACAGTAGGAGTATTCCCATCCTTGGTAGGAACATGTACATAGACTTCAGAATATGTGTTGTTATTGTTTTTTACAGAGTTTACTATATCCAGATTACCAATATATTGGACTACCCTATTATAAGTGGATCCAGAAAGGCCATAGGATCCAGTACCTCCGGAGGGATCTCCTTCAACATATCTTTTTTGAGTAGATGGAAGGCCGTTAACAGTAGTTACTACATTCTGGTCAAGTGTTGAAACCACCTGACTTGATGCAGCAGGCTGATATCTTATGGCTCCTACCTCCTTCAGCCATTTGAAAAACACCCTTTCGGAGATGTTTTGCTTTAGGTCTGAATTATAAACATCCGAACTTAATACCGTTGTTTCAAAGTTTAGACAATAGCTTTGGAAGCTCTGAGAAAAATCGGTATTTGCATTTCCAGTAATAATATTCCCAGCGCTAGTTGCATAATCAAGGAAAGCACTATCAGGAGCATTAAGCTTTATACTATTTCCTAAAGGATCCCCAGAATTGATATCTGGGATATTTAGCAAGGCAAACTTGGAAAACTTAAACTTATTTACCGAATTATTAAACGTAAAAGACAGATCTTCAGCAGCAGAAGAAAATGCGTAAAAAGTTCCGCCCTGTAGTTGAAGAGGTCTTATAAATGGAGTTTTTGCCATTTACTCTAATTTTTTTATTACGACCAAGACATATTTGAAGATCCGAGAACTATCCAAGATCCTTCTTGGCTTCCCACACCCTTTCCTATTCTAGGTTCCCATTGTAGTTGTACAGAGGATTGATAAGGTCTATTTGCATCTACTGTAATTCCAGTTGATGGGAATTCACCATAACCACTTGCAGTATTAAAACCCGTGTAATTTGATCCTTGAACACCGGTCTTAATCGAACCAGCCGAAGATTCGGTATTCACGATCGTAATTCTAAGTCCTGCTGGTAAGTTTGCTGCAGTTGCTCCATTAGTACCAACACTCATATAGAATCCAGAAGAACATTGTGCGTAGATCACATCCTCTTGGGCTGTAATTACATAAGGATTTGCAGATGAGGTTCCCCTACCGCCACCGCCTCCTGTTGCAGAAGACGGAAATGCAGTACCTGCAGTAGCTCCGCTTGCTCCAACAGAGTTCTGAGAAGCAAAGTTACCTACTGGACCTAGGGTCATAGTATTATTAAGGGTAGTAGATCCACTCAATGTTGTTGATCCAGAGAATGTAGAAGTTCCCGCTTGTGTTAAAGTGCTACCAGCACCAAACGTGATAGTCCCACTCCCTGTTAGGTTTGTTGTAGAAACCGAAGAGAAAGAACCTGCACCGGAAGAATTAATTTGTGCTAATGCTGTACCTCCACTCGGAACAATGATTGAATCGAACTTTCCAGTTTTAGCCGAAACCCGACCGGTTGAAGCACCAGTTAAGTTAATAATTCCGTTAACCGTATCTAGACCGAAAACAGTGTTGTAATTGTTAATCCAATTTTGAAGTGTCAAAAAATTGGAGTTAATCGTTGTTCTCGATGCAGAAATCGAATCAGAGCCAAGAATGGAAGTAGTATTTACTGTAGCCATTTGTTGTAATTATTTTGATTTCTTTAGTTTCGAATATATATCAAACTATTTTCAAACACATAAACATGCTCTTAGAAGAGGGAAACCTTGTACATATAAATACTGATCTCAAAAACACAGACTCACATATACTTCCAGTAATCATGTGTACTTGGCAAAGGGAAGAAGGGTTTCTCCATGTAGTACAACAGCTAAACAACCAAGACTTTAAAAACTTCCATCTTCATGTATGGAATAACAACAAAGAAAAGTCAGGTCTGTTCCAAAAAATATTAGAAGAAAATTCAAAATTCCCATGTACCATATACCACAGCAGTGAAAATCTAGGGGGATTCGGAAGATTCTATTTTGCAAGACACATTCTTAAAAATTCGGGATTTATGAATTTTTGTGTATTCGTAGACGACGACCAAACATTTGGAAAAGATTCTCTAGACATATTTATAAAAGAATCCAGGGAAGGTGAAATATCATCCCAATGGGCTTGGAGGATTAAAACACTAAACTATTATGGTGCAGCCAATAGAGTAAACGTTGCTGGGGGAGAACCCGTAGATTATTGTGGTACTGGTGGCATGGTTTGTGACCTGGAAATATTCTCGCACAAAAAACTCTTTGAATGTCCAGAGAAATATTGGTTTATAGAGGATTTATGGTTATCTTTCTTTGCAAGCCACTATCACGGATACATTCTCAGAAAAAGCTCAGCTAAATTTAAAAATGGAAGCGATCAACACAATCTCTTTGACCAGGTCAAGCATCTTAAAAGTCCTATGCTAAGGGATCTTGTCGATAACTACGGGTGGAAAATCACCTATAACAAATAAAAACAAACTCAGTGGACAAAAACAAATTCTCAATCACACTTTCAGAGGAGCAAAAATCTGCAAAATCACAGATACTTACACACCCATTTAATTTCATAACAGGTAAAGCTGGTAGTGGTAAAACACTTTTAGCGGTTCAAATAGCCTTGGATAGACTTTTCAAAAAACAATGTGAAAAGATAGTTATCACAAGACCAACAGTTTCTAATGAGGATAATGGATTCCTACCTGGATCGCTAGAAGAAAAGATGGAACCATGGCTAGTTCCAATTAGGTCGAATATGAGAAAAGTTTACAATAAAGCGGATCATTTAGAAAAGCTAGAAAAAGATGAAGTGATTGAGCTTGTTTCTCTAAGCCACTTTAGAGGAAGAACTTTTGATAACGCAGTTGTTATTGTAGATGAATTCCAAAACCTGACCAAACAGCAACTAGGAATGGTTCTTGGTAGGCTTGGTAAATATTCCACAATGATTTTGTGTGGTGATGGCCAGCAGATAGATTTGAAATTTGCAAATGACTCAGCAATTCACGAAGTACCCAAACTAAAAGACTCCATGTACGTGTATAATATTGCCCTAAAGGACAACCATAGGCACGAGTCAATTGACGAGGTACTTAGGCTTCTATATTCTTACAATTAGAATTGATCAAAAGTTGCATCAGGATTATCCCTGATAATTAGGGAAGATCCAAACTGGATCATGTTTTCTAGCATGATCTTTTTTTGTTCCTCACTTAGATCTTTGCTTAGATCCTCGTATTCCTGTGTGTTGTTATAGTTAGTTTGTTTTCTGTAACCATAATCAGCAGAATTTACATAATCTGGATTTGGATCCGAAGGTACAGGAACCGTTTGGTCGACAACTTTTACAAAAGCTGGCTTTGATATTTCATAAACGTTACCTTCACAATCCTCAACAATATTTTGTATCGAAAAATATCCAGATTGTGCAAATGTGTATATGAAATAAGGTATGTCTTTTATGTCAAGCAGTACTTCGTTGGTAAGTGCATTGGTTAATTTCCATCTATTACTATTCTTACCAAAAATCTTAGAATCATAATTACTTAAGAAAACAGTTGATAACATAGGTACAAAAAGGTCTGAATTTGAATTGTGAACATCTACCCAAGTCCAAGCCCCAGAACCAGCTCTAGAAATAATGTTACCCATATCCTTTCCAATACCTGGTTTATAGCTTTCTAAGAACGAAACGAAGGATCCAGTAGCAGAACTGTATGGTAATCCAGGAGGCCCTGTTACTCCAGCACTAGACCCAGCTACAAATAAATCCATACGATGGCCAACATACATCCTTAATCTGCTCTGGTCCCCAGTATTTCCTTGTCCAAAAGTTGAGAACGAATCTATACTTGTCCCAGTAACATTTCTCTTTATTATATTATGACCTCCGCCAGTCACTCCAGCAGTCTGTGGATAATATATTGCCGTGTACTGATCACCGTCAGGCAATGCATCGCTTTGGTCACTAATTGATGATAGATAAGGACTTCCATAACTTTCAGGGAGAACTTCAGAAGAAGATAACATCATGTAAGTACCACCAGGCTTAAGAGATATTGTAAGCATATTAGCTCCGCCTGACGTTCCTATGTCAGAAAGTACTCCAGAAGGAGAAGCTGGAGAAAGTGTTGGTGAATCAGTATAAAGGGAATTCAAATAATACTGATTACCAGACTTATACCCAGATATTGTATTATACCAAGAAGTATATCCAGATCCAGTACCCCCTGAATTTTTAACAAAAGCTCCAGTTAAAGGTGAGTGATTAAAATCATTCAGAATAAAAAATGGATAAGAATACCCGGGGTTTGGGTGTGTGAAAGTTATCCCTCTAGAAATAACATCCCTTGTCGAAGTACCAAAGAGCAAATAAGTCAAAGAGTTTTCAAGAGATGAAATTCCATCCAGACTGGAAGTTGAATTACCAGTCAATCCTACACCATAAGCATTTCTAAGAGAAAGACCTGAATCTAGGTCTATCACACTACCACTCCTATCGTAGGTTCCGCCGTCCTTACTTGAAAAAACAAAGGGGGATGAATTCGGTAAATCACTTAGATCTAACCATCCATCTTTTAGAGTTGATATTCCACCGATATAATTAGATGTTACTCTTACTGAATTGTTAGATATTGAAAGGGCTAAATTGACTATTTCCGAAGGCGGAGAAAAATTAGCATCTATTACACCTGATGGATCAAAACTACCACTTGCACCAGGGAAATATCTAAAGTTCTTCAACGAGAATTGATTTAAAGGAGAGGTATCAGAGGAAAAATCCATGTCACCGTAACTAACCTTGTTCCCAAGATCAGCCTCGACCTCAGCAATGAATATTGCTTCAGTATCGCTTAATATAGAGGTTTCTGGCAAAAATATCCCAGAAGTTGCCCCAGTTGCTCCATTTAAGATCCATCCGTATTCTGAAGACGCAGATGCAGTTAAACCAGGAGTAGCAATGTTTGAGAATCCAACAGGACCACCAGTTGGTCCGGTTATGCCAGTTACAGTCATAGCAGATGCACCTGGATATTTACTAGAGTAAACCAGTTCCCTTGCCTCAATAAATTTCTTGAACGTACCAAGAACAAAGATCGAAGAATTGTCTACCGCTGGGACAGCACTATAAACTCTTGTACCAAATCCTCTGAACGGAATTACACTCTTCACTTGTCCACCATCCGTATAGAGAGCAACAAATCCTAAATCACCAGTTCCGCCAGCAAAGTTTGTAGGATTTGGATTACTTACAGTATAATTGGGCTCAAGGTTATTTTTCCCCCCAAAGTTAATTGATGACTCTGAGGAATAACCCGTTACAATATTGTAATGCTTGTACCTTGAAGTTGAGGTGACAGTAAATGACGTGGTATCTATTAACCACTCAGCATCAGGAATAAGTTTGGCTAATTCGACTTGATCATATTCTGGAATAACTCCATCGTTCCAATACGGTTGTCTTCCAGCAACTCCACTTGCAATATCCTTGAAATCTGTTTCTAGAAATAAATTCCTTGGGTCCAAACCGGGATGTTGGTTCTTGAGGTATTCGTTATCATATCCTCTCCACGTTGGATACTTCCATGTATATTTGTCTGCTTTTGGTAATCTAGCAGTATCTGTAGTCCCGCCTTCCGTTGTATGGGTATAATAAACGAAATTCCAACCTGTTGTACCTGTGTATTTAGATGTACCGTAAATATGTGGCATCGTGTAATCAAACAAACAAATATTATTTCCAGCCACGATCCAAAGATCGTCCTCGTAAATTTTAAGCGAGCCAGCATTTGATTTCTCTTCAACTTTCATCAGCTGGATAACTCTATTATCCGGAAGATTTGTGTTTGAAGATGTTAGATGAGTAAATGTGCTACCATTAAAATGATAGAATCCATTAGAAGTTGAGGGCTGATCAAATGGATTTCCTATCCTAAAGAATACATGTCCATTTTTCCTGGCTACCACCTTAGTTACACCATCTGCTCCAGCAACATTCCAGTTATAGAATTTCTTGCCATCCCAGTAGGTAATACCATTTTCGGTACCTGCCCAATAATTACCATCTTCATCAAAGGAAACACTATAAACCGTGTCACCACCTATTCCAGATGTAAGCGAATTAAATTTGTTCATCTGCTTTATTGCAAGCTCACCATTATCCAAAGTAATAGGATCCAAATTACCCTGTGGTATAGTTTGTAATCCATCATTAGTACTCAAATAATATTCAAAGTAATCTCCGTTATCACCTTTTGCAGTGATTTCATAAATGTGGGGCCAAGTATATCCAGGAGAAACCTCACTCCATTCTTCTGCCACTTTATCATATCTCCAAAGGTAACCTCCAGTAACACCTGTATTTCCGGTTCCCCCTGTCCCTGCACCACCATTGAGAGGAGATATAAATGCAATGACCTCCTCAGAATAAGGACTTGCGTAAATTGTTGGTACTTCCCAGTTAGGTGATTGCAAAGAATAATCACCAAACTGGCTTAGATTCCAGCTTGTACCAGTTGCTGCTTGGCTACCTTTCGCAACAAAAACAAGGTCCTGTGAAAGTGAAGCAGTTACTGCACATCCAACCCACTTGCTGTTCTCATTATCAATTGAAATTGACCTTGTGTCTAGAAAATATGGTGAGTTGCTAGGAACCACAGAATTCTGATAATTGTAATAGTCCCAGCTTTCGCCGTCATACTTGGTTAGGTCACGACCCACACACCAAACATCCCCAAAGGAGTCAAGTGCTGCTGTATTGATATAGAAAAAGGTTGTTGGCATTATTTAGTATTTATCAAAATTTTAGAATATAGAACCACCATAATTTATGGATTTTCCTGTTGTAAAATAGTCGTCAAATCCTAGGTTTAATTGTGGTGGCATTCCAGAACAAGAAATAATTCCTGCTGACCCGCTACTATATTGGTATGTGAATGGGGCTAAGTTAAGACTATATGTGGCATTTAATGTTGTAGAGTTATCCCCTAACACCACCGATTCAATTGAAGTATTCTTTACCTCCATTTTTAACCCATAATAACTAGCTGGGGTTCCACTGGAATTAATATTAAAGTCCTGAACAGCAGTAAACTCGATATCACTCGTGCTCCCAAGAGTTGCAGTAATGGCGGCATTAAGCTGAGTTGCAGCACCACTATTACCAGCAACATCCTGCATTACATAGTATTCAAAATTACCACCACTTTCGTTACCCTGACCCGAATTAGCGTTGAACGCACATGTAATCCTTGTACTTCCACCATTTATATCAATATAGACCTCGTAGTTGACTCCGGTAATGGACCTATTAGTGAAATATTGGGTAGCATAAATAACCGGATTTTTTCCTGTTATGCTCACAGTGGTGAGCGGGAAAGCAGGACTCCAATAATCACTTTGGGTAGAGTTGAGTTGAGGATATAGATTATCCATTATCGAAGCAACCAATGTTGTGCTATAACCAGTAGTGGTAATAAGATCTGTTAAATTTCCTGTTGATCCATCGTCTGCAAAGTAAAGTGACGTAACTGGGCCTCCAGAGTTAACACGGTCCCATATGTATTTTCCAACTGAAATTTCAGGAACACCCAAACCATAAAGCGCATCCTCAATTACTAGATATCCATTAACTCGAGCAACCCCCTCTGTTACAAAAGATGGAATTCCACCAAGACCAGTCATCAATATGTAAGCTTCTTCTTGGGTAGAATGGAATCCATCTACAACCTGGACTTTAGCGGACGAATAATCTAGCTCAAAAATTTCAGAGCTAGTTGGATATCCAAAAGCAGAAGCTCTAACTCCAGTTGATATAATAGAAACCTCCGGGTAATAAGAAAGTCCTCCAGAACTCTTGTTTATAGTGTTGACTGTTGTTTGCCCCAGCTTTTTTACACTTACGGAAGAAGATGCTGAATCACTACCAAAAGAGCTAGTAGCAGTTAATTCAACAGTAACACTTACAGTGGCACCAGGAAGTGCACTAAGAGCTGCTCCCGGTACGTTCTGCCAATTATCATAGCTAAGTGTTGGATTTTGTGATGTAGAATATGATGATCCACCAACGTCCCATTGAAAAGAAGTTGGATCCTCAGGTGCACCTGTTGAAGTGTCGGTAAACTGTGTAGACTGATCCATCAGGATCAAAGTCGGATTAACTGTAAACGATGCAGAAACAGAAGATGCTAATACCTCTATACCATTAGTTGAAGAAAAAGATGCTGTTATGTTATTAAAATCAGTTACAGTTAATGTTGCGGTATATGTACCGGGGTTGTTATATCTAACCAAAGCAGTGGCACCAGTAGCACTTGAAATATTTCCACCTGTGAAGTTCCATCTTCTAGAATACGGAGGAAATCCACCAGAGGTTGTATCCGTATAGATAACTGATTGTGTCTCGTATATTTGAATATTTGAAGCCATTCTTTTCTGTATTTTATGGTCCTGTTGCTACCGTGAAGGATACTAACAAAGGCGGTGGTGCACCAGGAACTGATGCTGGAACAGCCCCCGTTCCTCCAGTAGCAGCAAATGGATAAATAGACACCGAAGTCGGTCCTGCAGTAGTTAATGTAGCAGTTGATGTCTCTGGAATTACTCTATAGTAAAAATTAGTAATGTTAGGATCATTAGAAGCATTTAATTGACTTGCCGCTGATCCAAGAGTTAAACTTGCAGAAGCACCAGTACCAGAGCTAGCAGTAAAGGTTACACCAATTGGGAAAGGTAATGTCTCATTGCCAACACTTGCCTTTACGTTATCTCCAGGCTTTGAACTGTGGATTTCATATCCACCAAGCCATCCGTTTTCATATTCAAAATCATCCCAAGAATGTGCATAAGCATTATCCCAAGAAGCATTGGTAAAAGTTTGCCACTTAAGGTTTTTAGTACCGAAGTATTTTAAATTCTCAACCGGATTTGTTCCGGAAGAAGCATCCCAATCGACATATCTAAATCCTCCAGTAGCACCACCAGAAAGTTCACTATCTGCAGAAGCCAGAATTAAAGATCCAGTTAGGGCAACAGTTATTTTATCACCATTTCCAATATTGCCACTTTCAGTATCAGCAACTAGATTCACATTTACTGGATTCTCTGTAGGATCAAAAGTCTGGGCAAAATAGTCGGGTTGTGTAACAACTGAGTTTATCTCCTTAATAATCGAGTTAGCTGTAGATTGCAAATTAGAACCCGAAGATGTTGCACCTATTACTCTACCATTTATGGAAACACTAATAGATCCACCACCAGTTACCTTTTGTGCTGGATATGAATCGGGAAGTACATAATATCCAGTACCCCCAGCAATCGAGGAAGGACCAGACGTAGCACCTACACCCGCTTGATTACTCAAGATATAGGGAATTTGGAAAGAATATCCAGTGGCCCCAGATGGGATAGACACTTTCCAAGATTTATTCAAGTCGTCAATACTACCAGTTATAAACACCTCAGATCCTTCTACAAAATTATGAGGTTGTGTAGTAAACACATTAGCAAAGCCATATTGACTACCAGATATCAAAGTAGAATAAATCCTCGAAACACTTAGTATGTTCTGATTTAGTCGGATATTCCCCGAAGCACCTATAGCAGGTACATTTTTTCCAACCTTAAATATCTGTCCGTCTATTGCATTATTACCATAAACAGCGAAATCTAATATTGCCTCTGGAATTTCTTTTTTAGTTTCATCATAGGTTTTACCCTCTGCTGGATATTCCCACATGGAGTCATAGCTATCCCAATCTCTAATGGTTAAATCCCAAGAATATTTCTCATTCTCCCTATATCTTGTCCACCCATCCAATAATGTTGTCCTGGGGGATACTGTGATGGAGGATTTAACAATTTTCCTATTTTTAAAGTTAAAAGCATCATACAGATAACAGGTAACGTCATACTCGCCGGTATATGGTAAAAAGTGAGCTAACTTATAAAAATCAACTGCATAGCCCCTATATGAAAAATTATAACCAGAACCAACCTGGTTTTGGGACTTGTTTATAACCCATTCTATCTCGTTGTAAGCTGAGAAATCTATTGTTCTCCAAGTAAGTGACCTACTATCACTCAAAGTAAAAGAAGGAAGTTCTAAAGAGTCCCAAGACATGCCCATTTCATCCCAATCCCAGGTGTCAGGAATAAATTCAAGCACCACAGGCATTCCTATATCAACCCCGCAATCTTCAATAGGGAATGATGTCGAAATGTTATCGCCAAGGTTTCTAATCTCACCATTCATTTTCTTGGTGTAAAAATTAGAAATAGCAGTTAAAAGGCTTGCATTTTGACTTGCGGTATATCTTTGGTTATTATGAAGCGGTTTAACTACATTACCAAAATCGGAAACCGGAGAATCCGTAATTGTTACGGTTCCATTCATCTTAGAAGGATTAACGGAGGAGTAGTAATAATATGGGCCAGTTGCACTAGGATTAACACCTATTCTAACAACACCGCCGGTTGAACCATTATTTGAAATTCCAACAGGATCTACCTGAGCTAAAGAAGCATCAGTAGTAAAGTAAAGATCAAATCCGCTTGTAACAAGATTGAAATTATATTCCCTTCCCCTTTGTATTGAGAGTGTCGGGTTTAATGTATTTGTTGTGGAGAACCTAAAAGCATCTCCAGAAGGCCCTATAACTTGCACATCTATATCAACCACATTATTATAGTTCATAGGGGATTGGATAGACTTAGCGTCAGTTCTTATACCAAATGCTCTAAGATCTTCTATAAACCCAAAATCTGGATTAGTTATAAAATTAATATTGTTACCGGAGTCAATCTCATCTCTTTCTAAAGTATCGGACCAAGCTTTTGTGTTATAAACATTATAATAAACACCCTCACCAGTTATATCAATTATCCTGGCATTGAGTGGAAGATAACTTTGCTTAAGTCTTTCCTTAAGTGCAAAAAGTTTAACAAGGACTTCCTCTTGAGTAAAGGTAAAGGATTCTGGGGTGACAGGATATCCATAAGGATCCTCTTGGGAGGAAGTAGTATTGATGTCATAATAGAGACCAAATAAAGAGGTCTTCTTATAAGTCCTTGAAGGAACAAGTGTATTTTCAGACGAGACATCAAGTACATATTCACCATCCGAGTTAGGTCCATATGTTTGCTCTAGCCTGTACTTACCACTATTTTCATTATCAAGGACGTCAGCAATCAAAACCGTTTGGTTTGGCGTCTTGGTATTGTTGTAATTGTCTAAGAATATTTTATTTTCCTGGAGAGGTGTAAGATTTACTCTTTGGTAATTTAAATTAAGCCAATATTCCTTTATCCTCAGGTCTTGGTAACCAAAGAATTTAAGAGCACCTATTAATCCCTTATAACTTCCTATGTAGGGGAAGATCTCTTCCCCAGCTACCATCAATTCCTTTCTTTTCTCATTTATCTCAATGTAATCAGGAAGTGGTTCATCTGGATCGTGATTTCTAAGAATAGTTGAATCTTCAGCCAAAAATGCTCTACCAAGATTTCTTGTAAGTACGTCAAGTCTTTCGTCAGAACCAACCACCTGTCCATAGAATTCTATTTCAGCAACCTTAGAGGGGGATCCTGAAGTAATATCTTCTACTATAAGCTTTCTCTCGTATACCTCTGCTCCCTGCTCAGGGGCATTAATTGCGATGTTTATCTGAAGAGACCTTGAAGGTGTTGCTGCTTCTGGAGTAGAAACATAACCGTTTGAATAGAGATCAGAAGCATTTTGAACTACCGGAAAAACTATATTTTGGTAGTTTGTTATAGTAGGATCACCCCCAAGTTCGGGATCATTCTCAGTTATCTTATACGTGAAGATAACATTAGAAACATCTACATCACCATAGGAATCATTTTCCCATCTCGATCTCCATAAGGGTGATCCGGTAGCTCCCGTAGCACCAGTATGTGGAAACCCTATAAAGTTTAATCCACTCGAAGAATCCTTAAACTCTTGCAAAACAAAAATCTGCTCATTCTCGTACAGACCAGCAGAAACGGGTTCAAAGAATATACTTCCCTTAAAATAACCGCCAGGAAGGTCCTGCGACAAGGTTTCACAATAAGCAATATTCCCATTCGATATTGCGGAGGGTCCAGTAAACGAACTTAGGTTTAGTGTAACAATCCCAGAAGCAACCGAAGCTGAAGATATAGCAGCAACAATTACATTAGCAGGTTGTATATTAAGCTTTAAACTTATTTTTCCGCCCTGCTGGGTTTTGGTATTTACTGTTTCTGCCCATTGGCTAATGTTAAAACCGTTAAGATCAACACTGTTCAAATAGATCACATTACTAGATAAAGATATCAAAGAAACCTTACCAGCAGCGGGTGTTGTATTTCCAGAAGAGGTCTCGTAATTGAAAGTGTAAGTTAAGGGAGTTGAAGCTGTAGCTCCAACATACTCAAAATTTAAAGGATTTCCCTGTTTATTATAAAATCTTAAATGCCTATCAGCCATTTTTAGAATACTCTTTTATTATTGAAAGGTACTGTGTAGTTGAAAAAATTCCTTATCTGCTTAACAGACTCAATAAGTGCAAAAACTACCCTTTGCATATTATTCAGGATTGCTATCTTTTGTGGGTCTCTAAACAGCACGTTAGATAGTGTTTTTTCAAAAATTTGGTTTTTATAATCAAATCCCTCTTTCACATCATCATTTATCGAAGCCCTTACATCATAGATATTTTCGGTTGGATCAAATTCATAATATCTCCTTTCCATTGCTTTCGGTTTAATATCTTTTGTAATATTTACATATGTATTAAGGTCCGAACAAGGTCCATAAAGCTGTGTACCTAAAGCATCCGTTGTAACTTTTCTATAGCCAGAGCATCCTATATTATATGCTCTTTCTTCAGCATCTGAAATGCTTTTATAGAGATCATCAGAGGTTTCAAAGTCAGTAGTATAAGTTCTAAACTTAAATCCTCTTACTGTATAACTAGTCTCTACTGGGGGTAGGTACGGTGTATAGTTACGGTTTCTCATAGCGTTGATCTCATTGATCTCGTATTACTAAGCGAATTTCTATCAGCATTTACGAGATTTGCTTTGGCTTTAGCATTTAATTCATTCAAGAAGTTTCTTGGGTTAATGCTCGAAATTGAAATATTTAATGCGGAGGGCTTACCAGTAACAATTCCCTCTTCATAAGTAGTTCCATATCTATCAGACCATCCACCTCGAAGAAGAACAAGTTCACCCCTTCCTATAATTATATCACCATACTCATCCATCCCAATTTGTCTTTCAAGCTGTGCATTAGATGCGTTCGATAGATTATCCACAGTTTCATGATATCTTTCATTGTCCTCACCTACAAAGAAGAAAGAAACTGAATCTACACCTTCGACGCCTTCTATAATAGCAATTATATCAGACTTTGGTATCCTATCCCTCCTTTTAAGATTAAGCATGTATTCTGATATTCTTTCCCTGATAATATCCTTAAGAATCTCAGGATCATATCCTTCGAAAATAGACATAGACACATTTCCAACAAACCTTTTTATCTCAGAATCTAATATTTTAACAACAGTAGTTGCTATCATTCTACCAGAATCTTCTATCAAATTAAGTAAAGAAAGCTTTTGAGACTGTGTAAGCAAAAACTGACTCTGAGGTATATCAAAGTAGTCTTGGTTTGAGGTAAGAGAAATAGTTACATCTGGGACTAAGAAAATGTAAACAACATTGTCGTCATCCAGGTATTCATCATCAAAAGTTGAGAAAGCCTGTATTTGTGAGAATATATTTAGCTTTTGCAAATAAATCTCATAATTCTCAGAATTAGCAAAAACATAAGACCTACTTGTTTTAGGAGCAACTAATCTTGTCAGTTCTATGGGTTCTGGATCTGCACCAAAGCTTGGATCAAGCAATCCCGTTACTGTAAGGTAGTTATTAAGATTTACGTCATTACCAAAAAGATCCGTGCCACTATCAAGGAATCTATAAGTAAGGTTTGTATCAGATCTTGATTGTAGATTACCACTGAACCCCGAGGTTTGCAAATACTCTACAGTTATGATACTCCCAGATTGTGGTATTTTACCAAAATTATTATTTCCAAAATATATGTCTATACCTTCACCAATTCCACTCTTTACTAAGTAGCCCTCTCCATTTAATGGTATGTCATATAAGGATTCATATCTTTCCCATTTGTTACCGTTAACATATACATCCACATAAAACTGATCAATGTATGCACCAGCTTTAGATGGAAGATTGAAGCTCTGCAATGAAAGTCCAGTTCCAGTAAACGTGGAGGTAGAAAAGGAACCTTGGACTATCTTAAAATTGTACTTTTTTCCTCTTGTTAAAGGTATCTTTACAGAAGGTGAATTCAATACAATTGTATATGGAAGACCATTTTGGATACTTTGTATCTTTGGGTTGTTACTTAGTATGACAGCGCCGCCGCCTGCATCATCTTCTCTCAAGTTCCAGGCTACAGATGCTTCCCCTTGTGCAGACATACCCCTTACTGGATCATATCCTGCAATTCTGGCCAAACTTTTTATAGAATAACTTCTAGTTGCCTCTTGCATGTTAAGTTCAGTGATAGAATCCTCTATGAAGTAAAGAATAAGTTGGGAAAGGTTTTCGAGAACAAAAAGTATCTGTCCCCAGGCAGAGGATACGGTAAAGACGTTCCTTGTCTGATTATAGGTCCTTTGTAGAAATTCAAAGGAATCACCAAGAAGCCCTTTGATAAGGATGTTATTTTTTCTAAAAATATTGTTAGCCATCTTCTTAACTTACTTTCAATGATATTGTTGGGCTTTGGTCACCCGAACTTGGTATATAAAAATCAAGCAAACAGATGTCCCTTTCGGTACCCTGGTAAAATTTCAAATCAAAATATCCACCCAATTGAGCAAACAGGGGTACATAGAATCTAAGTCCCTTCTCTATTTCATCTCTTAACGTTTTTTCGGATAGTTCTAAACTAAAAACCAAATCCTCAAGATTAAGTCCGAATTTAGGGTCACCAAGGACTTCTCCCTTATTAGTAAGGAGAAGCATTTTCAGTTGACCTATACAAATTTCAACCGGTTGAGTTATCTCAACAATATTTTCCTTGTAATTTGGATCAGAAGGGTCTCTGTTATAAATCTCTACCATGGGAAATTTTAATTCCCCATATATATCAAGATTAGTTCCACTGTAAGAAATAAGAAGGAGTGTTCTCCCCGTTGATCATATCCATGACCTCTTGAAGTTCTCTTTCTCCATCAGATCTAAGTTCCGACGTATTTACTCTTACACCACCAGGAAGGTTATAATCAAAAGCGCTTAACACCCTGGAGAGAGAAATCTTTGCCTTAGCTAAGCAGTATCTAACAAACAACTCGTCGTCGTATAGTTCATAATCATCAATAGCAATAAAACATCTTACAGCCACATCCATACCGTTTTGGTTATAGCCTGTGCCTACGCCACCAGATCCAGATCTATTTGGATCTCTACCTAGAATGGTAAGTTTCTTATTGTTTTTATTAAACTTAAATGCAAATGTCGGTAGTAGATATGCTTGTGCAAGATCAAAGTAAGAATACATAACTGTCCTATAAACTAGGTTATCCCCAGTAAAAGGAGATAACAGAAGTTCAGACCCAAGAAGTTTAGAGTCACCAAAATCCCTATCTGGAGTTCCTGCAATACCCATTCCATTAACTTCTCTTACATCATAAACACTGACAATCTTCTCTGGCAGTTTTATCTGGCGGGTTCTTCTAAACTCCTCATGACCGAATAGGTTGTTGGCAAGGATAAAAACCCTTTCCTCAGCAGCATATTGATAGTTGTCATACATATACAACTTTGCCCTTCTTATGATTCTGTGTATTTCATCATCATTAAGATTATAGGGTAAAGAGCAACTTGCTGAAAGATCGTCCTTAATTTCCTGTACTAGTTCTTCTAAGGTCATGTTAGTAATTCTGATTTTTAAACTTTATTCTAGATATAGGATCGTTCAGATTCTTTAGTCTGGAATCAGTTATAAATCGACTTTTCCTTATTTCATTAAAGTCTTTTGCTTTTTCAGTCTCCTTACTTACTTGTGCATTTCTACCGATATCTGCCTTTCTAAGGACACCACCAGTAATTTCACAATCGATCATCTTTTCGGGACAATCAACGTAGCATTCAATAAGTTTATTTCCATAGTCTGCGCTACAATCTTTGATTTTAGACTTTTGGATGCTATTCGAATTAGTTATCTCTGAATTGTATATTTCACTATTCCTTATATCGGATCCGAATAATCTACAATTATCCAACTTTGAAGATCTGATTTTACAATTAACCAAATCCATATCGTCTATATAAGAAGCGTTTTTTACCTTAGCATCCTTCAATTGGAATCTACCATTGGTGGTATCATAATTGAAGAATCCGCTCCTCACATTTCCCTCCACTATCAAATCAAATATCTTTTCCCTTATGTAAGGGAAATAGGTTTTGATATTTTCTTCATAGCCCTTAAGATCTACAAGAAGATGGAAATCTGGGAAGTTGCTAAAGAAGCTTTCGGGATTTGAGAAACTTCTAACAACCTTAGAATATTCTTTCATCATCTTCTTGAGATTCTCAAGATCATTTTTGTCATAAACAGACCTACCGGAAAGAATATCATGAGTATAAAGAATGACATAATCAATCACTTCTCTAATTGCACCTATTTTCTTCTGGTAATCCCTGCCACCAAGATATCTTATCTCAACGTATCCCTTTGGAATTTTACTAAAATTAGCACCGTAATACTTCTCCTCAGGTATCTTGAAAAGCTTTGGATCTATATAAGAAACATTTTCTAGTATCGAAAATCTATTTCTAGGAATTACCCTTTTAATAGACTTAGCGTAAACGTTATTTTTTCTATTACCAAACTTTGAGTAAATTAGTCCCTCGTCTATGCCTAGTATAAATTTAAGCTTATCAAGTTCCTCCATCCTTTTCAAAGATCTATCAAACTTGTCAAAACTTAGTGAAAATTGGAATGCACATTTATCTGTAGTCCACCCATTCTCGCCAATCCATTTTAGAACTTTTATAAGTACGGGAATTGCTTCAGCATATGGTAAAGGACCCGTTACCAACTCATTCATTTTACTACCACCAGAGTAATCTGGCTCTAGCTTAAATACCTCTGAGCTAACTGGATCCTTCGAGTGATACTTATTGGAAAGCATCACTTTTTTACCCAACAATTTTGACAAAGACTCGGTAATCCTTCCCCTAACCATTTCAGAAAAGAATTCAAACTCAAATCCTAATACAGCAGAGGAAAGTACCTGTCTTTTATCAAAGTGGGTGTAATTACTCATTAAGTGGTTCTACAAATATTTTACCCATCACTGGATCTACCTCATAAACGGAAACGAGTATTTGATCTCCACTTTTGAGATTTTTATGGTCCCTACTAAGTCTTCCTTGTGGAATCATAGCCATTAAACCCATTTCAGGAAGTTCAACTAAAGCACCATTTTTTCTTTTGTGCTTTACCCTTGCATTCGAAATTGGATTTGATCCTTCATCGATGTCTTTCTTAAGATCGTAAATCTTAAGTGTTTTATCTACTGGTTCGCCAAAGGTCAATGTAAGTCTGTTGTCATCTTTTACTTCCTTCACGTAGAATTCAATCTCATCGCCAGCGGTAAATCCTTGGACCTTCTGGTTGTCAAATTCTGTCTTGTGTATAAGTCCAGTGTAAATGTCTTCCCATTCAACAAAGATACCAAAGCTCGAGGTTCCTGTAACGTGTCCTTTATATTTCTTGGTAAGATCGAGTTCTTGTATCTTCTCGTCCATAATCTTATTAAGATACTTCTTATAAGAAACTACGAAAATGTCTTTCTTCTGTACGTACCCGTCGATCATCACATAGATTTCCTTGCCTAAATAGGATTCAAAATCTGTAATCTTGTTAGCAGCTGCTAAAGATCCAGGAAGGAAACATTTAATGCCCTGAACGTCAACGATATAGCCACCATTATTAATGGATTCAATTCTAGCTTCATATGCAAGAGATTCTTTCTTAATTTGTTCAAAGAATTCCTGTTTGGTATTCTCTATGAAGCAATCGATTACAGACCCATAATAAGTGCCGTTTACGTTTCTGACAATCGTCTGTATTTCTGATCCTATCTCAAACTCAACCCCAGTGATTCCAAGTTTGCCTGCATCCTTTGTTTCCTTTACAAGGTCAATATAAATTGACTGCCCCTCGTATGTCTGTGCAATAGCGTATTTTTCAGTTAGAGTGGTAATTGTGCTTTCGTAAGAATTCCCAGTTCTTAGATCTTTGGAAGAATTTATTCCCTTCAGGCTTTCAGCCATTTGATAGTACAAAGATTGTGCATAGTCTTCCCTACAGTAAACTTTGGAATCGTCAAAAACTTCTATGTCTCTGTTGATTGTTCTTCTGTTAGGGATGTTCCAGTTAAACTCTTCCTGGATGTTATCTTTGTTTTCGGATGTGTTCATTTATTTTTGTATTAGAAAGTTAACTAAACTATATATCTAATAACAAAATTAGCTTTCAAGAAGGGAAGGAAGAGCAAAATCAGTAACGAAAACTATCTCACGCAAAATTTTAACCCTAAGTTTGTAATAGGACTCCTTTTTATCATACGATAATTTGGTAATCTTGTATTTATTTAATGCATCGTAAACAGATCCACTAAATATTATTTTCCTTTTCACTTCATCCTGGTTATAATCATTTCCATAAACAACTATATTCGTGTCTTCCAGGTTAAATTTTTTTGCGGAAAGGGAGCTATCAAAAGTGAAATTTTTTCTTTTATCGTTAAACCAAGGAACATTATTTATGATTAATAAAATCCAAGCTCTTATCTTAACGCTATCCCCAAGCTCCTTTACATTTAAAGCTCCCCAATAAAAATCCTGCCTTCCTCGAAGTCTGAAGGGATAAAATGGTTCTTTTCCCTCAAATAATCCACCACCAACTCCATCCTTACTAAAATTCAAAAATTGCTGACCGAAGCTATAAGAGCGGTAAGTAGCTACACCCGGAAGAGGAGAAATCTTGTTTCTATAAATAGCAGTATCCAAGCCGTTGGAATCTAAAAGATCATATAGGTCATAAAAAATGTCCTCCACACCAGGCTCCAAATCTTTTTTTTCATTTTGTACAACATCATAAGCAGCATCTAATGCATTTTTTTGATTCTCATTTCTCCTAATTGGAAACACTCCCCTATTTACTAATCTTATTCTTCTTCCCCTTTTGTTATTGCCCTCCAATATTAAACCAGGCTTATCCAAGCTCATAACTCTATCTGACTCGGTAGAATAAGTCTGCAAAAAAGAATCAATTGGGACATTAAATAAAAGTTGAAGAACTTCCGATGTAGAATCAATCAATGTTTCAGGAGAGTTAAAACCACCATCCAGTTGACTTTCAATTTCAGCCCTGCTTTTGCCTTCATTCAATCCTAATATACTTCTAAGTACAGCTGGTATTAGGGAAGGAACCTGTTGGGCTAATCCACCAAAAACAGCTATTATTCCTTTTATAGCTTCCCAAGCTACCACTACTTTAATTGGCAGATACCTTTCTATTATAAATAAGAATTCCCTATCAGGATTTGTAATACTTAAACTAGCTTTTAAAGAATCGATATTAATACCAGCAAGTAATAAATCCCCTATAGACTTTTCCTTTGCTAAATCCAATATACTTTTAACTAGTACAACATTTATATCAAAATAAGATGATCCCTCATTTCTAACGAAATTCTTCGTACTAATTCTATATTTTCCACTTTGATCATCAAACTGAAAACTAAACTCGTCCCCCGGTGTAAGATATGCTAGATATGGTAATGCATTTTCAACAGTATTTGAAAAAGAAGAAACCTTGAAGTTAGTTATCTTAGATATTTTATCTGAATTAACTAAAACTTGTCCTTCCTTTGGAAAATCCCCTTCTGTTATTAGATCAAATGTAATTTGGGGGCCATTTTCTTTTTCACTTTCAATATTTAAACTGTTATTTAAATTTTCAAAGAAACTTGGATTAGGAACATAATTTTTTAACTTCTTAGAAAAATCTCCACAAACCATATCAGAAACCAAAGGTTGTAAACCCCTACTTGGATCATCGGGATCGTTGAGTGCTTCTTCCCATGTAATATTAGAAGCTTGTAATGGACTTTGAATATAGGGTCGTAATACCTCCAAAAATGATTTCGATACAAGATCGCAAATCAATCCTATTGGGTCTGTAATTCCTTTAATTACCGTCTTGATGAGTTTAATTGGACCTGAAATCAATTCGCCAAGACCCTTTAGAACCCCAACGACAACCCTAATTGGCAAAAGAAGTAATTTTAAATAATTTATAATTATTGCTATTAAAAAGCAAGGATTGGTTACAGCAATTTCCAATAACCTAGCAAGTACTATTAAGTCCTTCTTACTTTGCTCATTAGAATTTTCAATACCAGCTTGGGTTTCCTCCTGAATCTTTGCAAAATCCAAAGATGGAAATTTACCCTCCAAAACACCACCCAATAATTCTTGAAATTCCACACCAGTTTCATCGGACAGCTTTTTAATATACTGCTTTGTAGGTGAAGAGTCCTGAACATTTTCAAAATCACCAAGTACAAAAGAAACTGAGGATAATAAAGGAATGTTTAATCCCAATGAACTTAAAGGCATTCTTAGTGTTCCATCAGCTTGCAAAAAAGACCGAGTAGCTAACTGACACCCATTAAGCTTTAAACTTGATAGGTTAAAACCAGGTATAGTGTTTTCACCCTTTCCATTTTTTAGATTTTTAATGGACTTAACTGAAAGATTCAATCTTACACTTTGGTCTTCGCTAAGAAAAATTGAAGAGTTTACTATAAAGGTACCTAAAAAATTATCATCAGATATTTGAATCTCATCACCTGAAACTATCCTTTCTAGGAATGTGTTATCAAATCCGCTGTTTGTGATTTTACTAATTGTAACCTCAGAAATATTAGGTATAGATGATTGTTGTGTTGTATATTGCCCAGATGAAGGTAACCCGCTAGAATTAAAAACACCCACATAGGAATAATCCTCAAAAGAATTAAAAGCCCTACCATCGCCCTCTGGTGGATTATAATTAATGTCAGGTCCACCTCCTATCTCCAATTTTATAGGAAATGGGAATTCATTAAGCACGCTATTTACTCCTTCATCTAGTAAAAACTGCAATGGGTTTTGGAAAAGACTCTTTAGGGCTTCGAAAGTATCTTTAATTTCTTTGAATCCACCGGTTAAAGCTTTTTTGCCTAAAAATATAGGAGCAAAAGAAGAGGCTAAACTTTTCTCAAATACCCTTATTTGAAGTTTAAGAAGTAAAGAAAGTCCAGGTAAATTCGGAGTTGTTAACTTAAACTTAGGGTCACTAATTATCTTTTCCGCTGAAACGTTTACTCTATCAAAAAATGCATCTATTTCAAAATCCTCTAATATTTTGTCCGGTAAAACAGGCATATATTACTTTGTTTTAGATATGTTGGACAAATGTGTTGGATCCGAAGGTATTACAGGGGGTGAGGTTGGACCACCAAGGTTACCAATATGTGTATGGTTATTAAAATATGTTTGGAACGTGTTCCCCTTAATAACGGATTCTATCGCTGCCTCTCCTAATTCTATATTATTAGAATTGATAATGACCTTATTATTTTCCATCCTAATCTGGTCACTTCCCATCTCAATTACTACCCTAAGTTGACCTCCGTCTTGAGTGTCCAATTGAACCTTAGCATCGCCAAGGGCTAGATTCAATCCCTTTTTCTTGGTATAAAATATTTTTAAAGGACCTGGTTCCGCACCAACGTCATAAACAAATGAGTGTGCCCCTTCATACGAATCACTAATCTCAGCTAGCATCTCTGGTGAGCTTTCCCACTCACCATAGTAAACCATTCTGTAATAGTTCTGCCCATCAAATTCACATGCTACAACAGAACCTACTCTAGGAACAGAAAGCCTTCCGTTACCACTCCCACCAAACGAAATACCATTCACTTGGCTTGCCCATGGTATATCCTCAGTTTCCAGCTCATCGAAAAGTCCAAATACCTTTATCTTTGCCCTTCCATCTTTTAGTGGGTCATCAATATCTACTATTTCACCAAGATATATTTTAGGCGGATTATAAGGCATTCACTCAATATTTTATTGCTCCTCGTAATCATCTGGGTTATAATCACCAAGGCTAACATTATATTTATCAGCAGGTTTTGAGTTCCCCAAATTAAGTGGATTCTCAATTATAAAATCACCATTAGTAACTGGATAAACGTTTCCAATTTCGCCAGAGGTCGGGTTTTTTCTTGAAGAAGAATAAACTGTTCCCGGAGGTTGTGTAAAGTTATTTTCTGGGGATCTTAATTCACCTCTGGAGGATACTTGTGAACTTTCACCATACACTTTTGAGGTTTCGAGAGAATCGGTAGTGAAATTCCTATCCGTGTAAACGTCATCGTTTAGGTTAGAAGTATAATTTCGATCTGGTACGCCAAGATCAGCGCCAGGGACATTGTCATAAACATCCCCAGATCTTTCGAATTTATATTGCCTATCGGGAACTCCAAGGTCAGTTCCAGGAACTTCATCATATGCATCACCACTACTAGGTGGATATGCTCTATCAGGAACACCTAAATCAGTTCCAGGAACGTCATCATATGCATCACCACTACTAGGTGGATACACCCTATCAGGAACTCCGAGATCTTCACCAGGAACATTTTCGTAAACGTCATCATTTACCTGAGGATACACTCTATCAGGAACTCCTAGATCCTCACCAGGAACATTTTCGTAAACGTCATCATTTACCTGAGGATACACTCTATCAGGAACTCCTAGATCTTCGCCAGGTACTCCTTCATATACGTCAGTTGGAGGAACTGGAGGATACACTCTTTCCTTCGGACCACCTTCACCCATAGTTTGTGGGTTCGGCAAGTTTCCTTTGAATATATTATCAATTCCGGTTTCAGCTGCCCCGTTTAAAAAATTCTCCAAATTGTTAAAACCGAAAGATCCGTTTTGACTAGTCAATCTACCAAGTTGTGATGGGTTAAACGAATATATGTTTCCTAATAAAGACTGGTCGATTCCACTTAAAGCAGGATCTATAAATTGATTAATGCCCTCGTTTACCAAATCAGATACTGCATTCGAAACCACATTAGTTAAAGCTTGCTGACCAAGTCCAAGAAAACTCTCTAAAGAAAGTGTATCGTCCCCAAGGAATTGGTAACTCGATCTGTTTTGATCCCAACCATCCGCAAGAACCAAAGGCTTTTTGTCAGCCCTAATATTTGGGTATTGGTTTTTCGTTCTAACCTTTCCTACATGTATCCTAAAAGACTGATCCTCTGGATCGGCATTACTTGATCCCATATCTATAGTGCTTTTTAGAGGAGTACTGTCACTAAAATCAAACTCACATTGGCTACACTCATAAATTAAAACTGGCTTTATACCGGTTTGATCTTGCTGATTCGTTAAAGCCTGTACGTCGTTTTGAAGACCGGATCCGCTAAAAACATTATTTACAAAAGATGAAAAAGCACCTCCACCTCCACCACCTTGAGATGTTTCAGAACCAAGATTAAATCCATCTACACTATATTGACCACTTTCTTGTGAAACAATAGATGACCCTGGATTGTTATTTGTAGAAAGCAAAGAGCTTAAGTTGTCAATAGCAGATAAAGCTGTACTAGATGCTGTTAACCTACTTGTCTTGAAAAAATTTCTAATCTCAGTAACAAAAATCCACATGGTGAATTTTCTTAGATTTCTAGGAACCAAATACCTCATATTATCAGCATCAAAAGTTGCTTGGTTATAAAGATCTGCTAGGGCACTTATTCTAAGGTTTAAAGATTCCAGACAATTTATTACCAAAGCCTTGTCTCTAGTTCTTTGTGGATCGAATGTGTCTACATCTTCTTGGTCTTGAAATCCGCTTTTAGATATTTTATCAAGTGTATTAAGTCCTTCTATGGATTGGAAAAACCAAGGAGAATTTGTATTTATTTCCTGCAAAAGTTTTTGAAATTGCCTTAATGCTTGTGCTCTTCTTTGTGTGTCGCCTCCAGGGAAATTTGCTTCCCTTTCTAGAAGGTAATTATAAGCAGAGTAATAAGTTACGTCGCTCTGTCTTCTCAAATACTGCGGTTGTCCGAAGGGGTTTTGCAAATTAGTAGCAGCTCCAGCACCGGAATCAAGCGTATAATTCTGGGCTCTTAACAATGGACTTGGAGCCCATCCATAATCAGGATTGATTGGAAGTATACCAGGATCAAACACGATCTTAAAACCCAAATAGGTAGGGTCTTCGTTCTTTCCTGAATTGGATAACTTAAAACCCTTTAAAAATAAATTTCTATTCTTATCTGTTGCTCTGATTCCCATAGGGGTTCTATTATTTTACTATATTTATCCAGTTAGGAGATTAATGGGGAAAGATTTAGGGAAAGCTCCAGCGCTATTCAATGTCCATTCCCTCTTATTCAAATGAAGCACTTGGTACACACCTCTGAGGATATCATACCTAACTTCCATAGCGCTCACCACATAAATTCCGGATAGGAATCTATCAAGTACTGGATTTGTTTCACTTTCGGGTTTTTGGTCATTTGATACACCAGTATTTTCTTTTCTTTTCCCCTGCTCGTTTGCATAAAGGATGACCGGCACTGCTTGCCCTCTATAAATTCCAGCATAGTAACCGCTGAGTTCAACCTTAAGTGTAAATTTCTCAAGGTCCCCCAAATTAAATTCGTTCTGTATAAGAGCTTGGATGAAGTTATCATGCACTCCACTAGTGGAGTTGTTGAGTGAACCATACCATGCTTTTCTAACCTCAACCTTGTATAAATCCTCCTTAGGTCTACCTTTTTGCAATACCTGGTTCTCTCCAACAAAATCGGAGGTACTTGTTTCAATAGTATATTTGACATACTTCTCAGCAAAGGATTTTTCAGGAACTATCGCCTCGTCATAAAACTGGACCTCCTGGATGTAGCCGTACTTATTTGAGGTGTTACCAGATTTGGAAAGTAATGTAAAGTTATTAATAAAGAAGGGAAGATCACCAGATCCCCTTTGGTTGGTTAAGGCCAAAGGCATTTCTTGCATATCAAGTTCAGTTTCGGCCAAGAATGTATCATTAGCAGTATCACCACCTCTAATAACCTTTACCTGTTGTACATAATCATCAGCAGTTAGCTGGTTATGCATGTTTACAAAAGTTAAATTGTAATACGGATCAATCCAAACACGGTAAAAGCTCTCGTCATTCTTATAAGATCTCTCGCAAATTTCATGTATAAAGTTATAATATGAAAAGTTTGGGCATATCCATGTCATGGTATCGTCGAGAGCGCTATCGTTCGAAGAAAAACCTAAATTTAGATCTTGTGAAACCTCAAAAAGAGCATCATATGATGTCATAGTACGGAAAGCTTTAGAAACCTCCGAGTATAAACCAGGGATTCTAGTTTCCCCAAGAATCGTATATCTTATTTTATTACCCTCAGGGTCCTGTGATTGTGAGGAGCGAACATTCAAGATATTAAAGTCCATCCTAATAGGTTTGTAAATTTCCTCTTTAGACCTAATGTACATCGATATTATATCACCATCCTTAGGATAATTTACACTAACAAACATTGGATCGTTCATCGTAAAACTTAGCCTTACAGTGGGTAGAAAATCAATTTGTAAAAACTCAAAATAATCCATTTGCTGATCAACATAATACCCATTTATAAAAACCACGGGCCTATAAGCACCCCATGATTTATCATCAGCATCACTTGCTAACGAGGAATTGGGTGTTTGTTCGCCAGTTCTATTAGGAACAACCAATTCATCTAACCTAATACTAGTTTTGGAAAAGTTATTTATAATAATCTGGTCAGATGCCATATGTTTTAAATATTAGCGTTTGGATTAGGAGCCGCGTTACTTACATCCGGTGCCAATCCAATAACCGAATTAGTCCTAACTGTCTGCCTTTCTCCGTCTTGTAATATGTTAGGTGGCAAAATCTGTGGGGTAGGATTTTTTGCCTTTGACCTTCGGTCTAAGAAATCTTTTCTAGAATCACTTACCTTAAATTTCCTTTGCTCCTGTGACTTTCTAAACTCAGAATTTGGATTATTATTTGCTTCGTCTTTCCGTAGTAGTGAAGCTTTTGTTGATAACATGCTGTCAATAGACTTGGTAGTTGGAGCTGCAAAAACTTCACCAACACTTATGGCAAAGGGATTACACACGCCATTTACTTTTAAAAGACTACCAGTATAAGACATAGAACCATACATTTTATATGCCATTAGGTCTGGTCTCATTTGCTCGTCTTCTTTTACAACAAAATACTTTTTAAATCTTACATCCACATTTTTATATGATATGCTAGATCTTGCCAGGTCCCAGATACCATAGTTTCTCTGCTGTTCCTTGCTATCGGGATTAAATATGTTTTTGTTTCTTGCTAATATGTCTATTTCAAGCATAACATAAAATATTAGTTTGTTTGTCCACCGTTCTGAGCCACCACATTCGAAGGATCAGTGAGTGTAGTTCCATCCTTGGTTGTCTGAACAACAGTTCCATCGGAAAGTCCTTGGTTATAGATAGATTGATTGTTTGCATACGTTGGTATTGTACTTTGGTAAAGCCTTCCATCACCTCTATTAAACATACTTTCAATCTCACCTCTTTCTCTATCTCTTCCATGTTTTAACGTGAAAGTTGCCATAACCTCTGTTGGAAAATCATCCGGACCAAGAACTTCATTAAATTCTATATTTACACCATCGCAAACAAGATTGCCTATCATCGCTATCGGATTCATTGGATTACCAACCACTAAATGCCATTCACCTGTTGGTGCACCGGTTTGAATAGCTATCGGAAGCTGTATATTCTCAACGAAATCGTCAGCAAGAGCGAAAGCAATAATGTTACCAATTGCAGCGTCAGATTCTATAAGTTCGTTTAACCCACCAATATCGGTTTCCTTTAATTGTTTTATTGCACTTTGAAGCTCAGTAACTGCTTTTTCAACAGAATCTGCAGACTCTTTAAATTGCTGTGCTTGTGGATCATTCATTGTTAATCCGTCAGGATCTGAAAGATATTTAATAGCAGTTTTAGTCCATTTAATAGGATCTGAATAAAAAGCCCTTAACCCCTCATCTCCACCAGGAAATCCAATAGCTGGGAAAGTGTTATCGTATCTAATATCTGGGGTTAGAAAATTACCATAATTAGTACCAATAGCAAGTAAGTTTCCTATGATATCAAGCATTGCAGCTTTAGTGTTTACTTCACCAACGGATGTTAGCTCATAATGGAACTTAAGTCTTATTGGGTTTTCGGTAAAAGTCAGTCCTCTCCCTCTTACCCATGTTTTATCCACAGTATCTACAGAAACGAATATAAAGTCAGAAAGAGGCCCGCCTTCAGAGATCATTTTGTCCCTCAATGCATAGTTTATTTTAGGAACGGTAACTTCATCCCTACCACCTTCGGTTGCTGCAACTGCTATATTTGCAACGTCACCCAAAGTAGCTAAAAGTTCACCTGCCCCTGCACCACTAGCAGCACCAGCAAAAGCTCTTCCGAGCACACTTTTGAAAAATCCTTGGTCAAATCCTTTTTGGTAGCCAACGTCGTTTTGATATTTGTCTTGCCATGTTAGACCAGCACTAAATCCAATTATCTCATCCAAAGAGTTATCTGTGTTTCCTCCCCACCAGGTTACTGCCTGGGCAACGGGTCTACCAGCACCTTGTTTTTTATATAAATCAGAAGCTAAAAGCTGATCTGGTATAGAAAGGTTATCTCTCATTGGAGCAGGGAACCTTCTGAGAGTTACCATATAATTATTTGGGATAGCACCATAATACTTACAGTACAAAAAGTCTTTCCAGTAATATGGAGCAGAAGCTCCCCCTATAACAAGTGATTTATTTCCTCTTGTACCAAGACTTCCGGAAGAATCTTGTCCGTCCTCTCCCATGGAAGCATCGATCTCATTAAGAGTTTCTTGTGTTATTCTAACAAGTTGACCCGCAGAGGGGTTCTTACTAGCGCCTCTTCCAGTAACACTGGATACCGAAGAAATAGAAGAGTTAAATTCCCTATTCTCGGATTTATAATATTCCTGTATAAATGTGTTCTGATTGCTTCCAAAAGAATAGAAAAGGAACTGACCATATTTAGCATCGTCAGAGGAATAAAAACCACCATTATAAAATAGAGTTCTTGGTGTTGGTCCTTTGTTAGGATTAACAGATCCAAGGTTGGACATCCTCGAAGTTAATTGCGCGGATGCACTATCTAATTGTTCTTCTCTCGATCCGTGAATAGAACTGTTCGCAGCTGTGGTTGGGCTACCTGAGGAATTACCAACGGAATACCTTAATTCCCTTTCTGCATAAGATTCAGTAGAGGATTGGGATCCTGTTCTTGAGTTTGTCCCTGTTGACATTTATATAGACAAGATTTTTTTTCATTCTACCTCGATGGTGAATTCAAACTCCTCTTCCATTTCTTCTAAGAAATGATTTAGGTTTTCTGCAAACCTTTGTGAGATGTTTCTATACACCACCAAGATGTCATTACATCTTGTACTATATATTCCTTGGGTTATTTTCTTCTGAACTGCGTAATTGATGACAAACTCTGATTCTGGGGAAAGCTCGTTAACATCATAGCCGAGCTCCCTTATGATTTTTCCTATATCCACAATATAATAGGTTTTATCAGAGCAATACTTTCTTTTGGCCTCTTTTAAAGAACTTGATGTAAGAAGAAATCTAGTATCTGGTATTTCCTTAGGCATTATCTTTGGTTTCTTTTTCACCAGAAGCCTGAGGACCCTCATTTACATCCTTTAAGAAATTAAAGGAACTAGTATTTAATTTAACGGTATCGTCTGGATTATCCTCTTTCTCAGTGGATAAATTTTTTGCTATTTCTTCCTGGATGGCAACCTCTCTAGCTCTCTGAGCCTCTATTTGACTGTTCTTGTTATTCTCAAGATTTTTTAGGTGAATCTGCTGTCCCATCTGCTGGGCTCTTCGTATTCTTTCCCTCATTTCATCGAAGGATTCATTTTTCCCTAGTAGACCAAACTGTTTGGCCATTTGTCTTCTTTGTCTTCTAGATTGACTCATTCTGCTGAAAATTTAAACGCATCCTCTTTAGATTCCTCGGTAGATCCTTGTATATCAATACCAAGAACATATTTAAACAACTTTAGAAAAAGACCGGGGATGAAAATGTCTTTAGCTTTTACCACATCATTAGCGGGAATAAACTTAAATTCCATCTCCTGCTCTTCTGGACTACCGTCTGTTGTTGCTTCACCCTTTTGTAAACCAGTGACATCTACTGCAAAGCAAGGTTGTTCATGGTCGACAAACTTAGATGACGTAACGGAACCAAGATAGTACCACCTTTCATTTTCATCCGCTTGGAATCCACTTTCTTCCATAAGTTCTCTTTTTGCTGTAGTTAATAGATCAGGATCCTCGTCGTCACTTGTTCCTGTGATAAGAGACACTGTCATACCACCTTCTCTAAAAGGATTTGGCTCCTTTAAAACACCAATTGCCAAAGGGAGTCCTTGCTCATCAGATATAAATGGCATTACAACAACATTCATAAATGTTGGGACTACACCAATTCTACCATCCCTTTCGACTAAATTTAGGCCAGGTGTTTCGTATAAGACTTTATTCGTTTCCATCCTCTACCGGTTTGTTTTCTTCTTTCTTGTTCTTAACTCTTTGACTTGTTGACTTTTGAGAAGCATCATAATAGCTGGTAATAGATTCTGCTAAAGCAGACCTAATATCCTCAATATCAATACCCTCGGTAACATAATTTATTATTTCCTCGTTTGCACCATCAAAAGAACTTATAAGAACATTATAAAGACTCTTTGGCGGGAGATTTAATTTTAGGGAAATATTCACATTTACCCAATTCTCCTTTTGCTGCTTAAGTAGCTTATATATCGGAGATTCTTCAAGTGCTACCGAAGAAACTGTATTTCTCTTAGAAGCAGCAGGCTGTGTCTGAACATCTTTTGGCAACGGATTTACCGGAACGTCAGGAGAAATTTGTGTATCACCAAAGTCGACCTTTGAAGCAGGAAAGGATTCAAGATATTCTTCCAAAAGCTCCAGGTTAATTCTTCCTCCTCCTTTAAAATCAATAAAGGTCATCCCAGTGGATTCGTCCGTTGTGACACCATCAAATTTTTCGATGTTGCCCATCTTGTCTCCCTTAATCCATTGAAAATCGACCTTGGAGAGTTCTTCTTTAATCTCAGGTAAAGTTTTTTCCTTTAGATCCATCTTTTTTTTCTTCTTAAATATTCGGCTCAGCCATCCCATTTACTTTCAATCATTAAGAGGTTAATCGAAAATCGAAAAGGTATGTGTAAAAACAATTCACTGGGCAGCATTGCTAGATTTAAAAATTATATGGAAAATGTACAAAAGTGTTCCGGGTTCTATGAATTACCCAGAAATTTGGATCTAGCATCAGAATACATTTCCTCAATGTGCTGTTCAGGAATAGTATTTTTAAGAATGTTCATTACCTTTTTAATCTACCTCCTTTCATCAAGATGCTTATCATCCTTCTTTGGTGAAGAGGATTTATCCCAGGAATGATACTTAAAAAGCTTCATGAGGTGGTCCACGAGATCCCTTTGATTTTTATTATTGTCTCCTCCGTTACACACAGAGAGCAAATACTTATCAACTGGGTTATCAAGCATTCCCTTAATAGAATCATGTTTACATTCAAAATTTCCCTTTGGAGTTCTATAAACACAATTAAATCTGCCGCCTTTTCTTTTTATAGAAATCAAAGGATGTATCTCATCAGTAGTTTTATAAATAAAGATCTTCTTAAATAAGTCTTCCGGTTTCTCCTTTTCAATTTCAAATTCCATCCCATTTGAAATTTGCCCGTCCATTTGTAAGGGTGAATTAGAATTAAATGTTTTTACATCCTCCTTAATACCCAAAATATCTAAAATCATATTAGCATCATCCTCAAGTTGATTAGCAACCTTTGAAAGTTCTTTATACTGAGAAGAAACATATTCCTCTATGATATCCGAAATTTTTTCACCATTATCGTCTTCCCTGAACCAGTTCATATTAGTATCAAAGGAAATAATGTCATACCCAGGTTGAGTGGTGAGACCTACATATTTTTTAGGCACCGAACAAGACTTCTCACCCATTTGAAAAGTAAAGTTATCACCATCGTCTATTCTCTTTAATGTGATACCAGGATTAGGTATTCTAAGCTTTATTTCGCCAGACATATTTGGACCAATTAGTCCAACATCCTTTTTAGATATCCCCAGAGATTCAAAAATTCTCCCAAACTGGCCAAATTTAAGTGCTTTATTCATTGGTTCCAAAGAGTATTTGGATTCTGAAGTCTTTGGGATTCATCGACTTTCTCATATCAATTCTTGCAAAAGAAGGATCTGTTGGGACTAATCTCGACCCCTTCTGGATTACAATGGAAGGAATAGCGATGTTTACATCTGGTACTATATCAAATTCAAATTCCTTCTGTTCGTTTGGATAATCGTCGACTTTAATTTCAAGTTCTATTTCCTCTATAGAAAAGTTCAGGTCCTGTATCCCATCTTTTCTTCTTTCTATGCCAACCTTGTATTCAATTTCACATTCTAACGAATCAACATCAGAAATCTCAGGAGGCCTATTAACAACCTCAACGTCTAACAAGCCCAGTTCTTTTGAAAAGATAAACTCGCTAGAAACGTTGTTTTTCTTATTGGAGCTGAATGAAATATAATCGTCTATTCTTGGCATGATGGGACCACTATTTTTATGTATTATATATCACAACCTAAAATGGGTTCTTTAAAAGTCCAGAAGTATACCCCGGGGATAATATATAGAATATCAAACATAATTCTTCTTTACCATGAAAGATATTAAACCCACATGGTTCATCGAACATCCAATCGATCAAGAATACAAACAATACGTTTTATTAGATTTTCTATCCACTGTAAACAAGGACATTGCAGAGGAGGATATTTATTATCCCATAAAGAGAATATTCTCAATGATCAAGGAAATCACTTCAATTAAAGTCTGGATTGAAAACGAATTTAATCAGATACCAGAAGATCTACCATTAAATATTAAAAAACTGGTTGAGTATTACGAAAATTCTGAAATAGAGGATTTTGAGAACGAAGAAATTTTCAAAATCATAGAGATGTCACTTAACATCCTCTATAAATATGCAGACCTCGGTATGGAACTCTGGAAGAACATCGAAAGCAGGATCAAAGCATTTTCTCTAGGGAAATTTGGGGATGTAAAAAACAAAGATAGTGGTATACTGATCTTTAGAAACATGGCAACAGACAATATAATCGCTTACTGGTGGCAAAACGGAAAGAATAACAGTGGACCACAAGGAACATTAATGAAAAGGGTTTTCCTAAGGAACAGTTATTTTTCAATGTCCTATGAATTCATAGTTAACGAAATATTAGAAGCAATGGATCTAGATAGACACATTGATCCTGCAGTTAATGTGATGGAGATATACGAAGATTTTACTGAGGATTCAGTAACATTAAAGATAGCAAAGGAGCTATTCATAAGAGAGGTAAGTAAGGAAGAGAGGGAAAGAAGGTAATTACTGAGACTCCTTCCAGACATTATCTATAAGCGAGATGCCCTCGTGCTGTCTAGCAAGCCTTTCTTTTACAATACCAAATCTATTTATACCAGACTTCCACAAAGCTTCATTAAACCAGATGTCCGGACTATCCCAACTGAATTTATCAAGGGCACCTAGGATAAGATCCCTAGAAGATGCGGGGAGAACAATACAGTGAGCCAAGATCACCTTATTGGTAACATAAAAGTCTTTGTATTCATCATCAGAATCGATCTCTGGGGACTGTAAAACACCGTTAACAAATCTGGAACCCAGAGAAAGGTATTTAAGGTCATTCCTATTACAGAAATCAATACCCCTCTTCAGCTTATTCATAAAGTCTTCGTGGGAGCATTCAAGAACACAATCGCACTCGCATAAAACCAAAGCATCCAAATCATCCGAGAAATTCTCTAACATTGCTTTCTTGAAGGATTGGAAAGCACCATAGTGTCCAGGTCCATGGTTTGTAGCAGGGGATTGGGAAAGAGCAGGAACTTCCTTCCATGCTTCACCCTTGTATCTCTCATTAACCTGTTGTTGATAAGTTAAGCACATTTCTCCAAGTGGAGATAAGGAGTTTATTGAAGCTTGCTCTCTTCTTGTTTCGGGCTCTGTCAGTATGTGAACTAATTTAATATTCATTGTGAGATCCGGATCTTTGTTTTTTTTATATTACATAAAAAAAGACAAGTTTCGGGTGAAACTTGTCTTATAAGATTTATCAAAACCGGTTATGTTAGAAATCTTCTAACCTCTTAATTGAAAACGATTCATTAACTGGTGTTTCAGATTCTCCCAATCCAGAGATAGAAGAATTTGGGGCATTTACTATAGAAGGACCAGCATTTGCAATGTTGTACTCTCTGTCACCATCAGCATTATATCCAGGAACCTCGATTCCCGCTTTTTCTGGGCTAAATACTGCATCAGCATAGCCAACCCAATCGTAAGCAGGCTCTCTTTTTATCCTATGTAGTCCAGTCTTTCCTTCACCACCTTCTTGATTTTCAGCAGCGAATGGTTTGTATGTTTCGTCGTGTACCTTTTTCTTAAATTGATCAAAGTCTAAAACCTCTCTCTTTGCTACGTCATTTATATTCATGATATTAGTATTTTTATTGTATTGTTCCCCCAGTACTTAATCCGAGAGATTGCATTGATTGACCATCACCAGCTAATCCAGATAAAAAGTCAGTAACCATATCCCTTCCAGCTTCGCTAGATGCCACATCTAAATCAGCACCAGATCTTCTGGAAGCATCCTCTAGACCCCTTTCCAGACTTCTTTTATCCATGGAAGATAAAGAACTTTTAAATTCCTCGACATCAGGACTTTCAAATCCATTAAATGCTTGCAAGTAAAATTTAACCAAGGATTCCCTGAAATTTTCCCTTCTTGCTTGGTTGCTTATTATCTCTGATAATGTCCTGTAAATCCATCCAGAAGGCTCTATATGGAGATCCTCTGCTATCCCGTCTAGACCTTTCTCAGAAAGGAATTCTATAGTTGCGTCAGCCATTTTTGGAGCAAGGTAAGCAGAATTTGCCTTACCAGCAAATATAATTTTGGTTAAATCTGCAATTGGAATTTGTTCTACAAAGTTCTGTACAAGTTTACTAAATATAGATTGCTCACCAATACCAAAGAAACTCATAAGGTAAGCAGATGCTTTACCTTTTAGAACATCGCTAAATGCACCTCCAGCATACCCAAGTATATCAGAGAACCAGCTCTCGTTTACTTCCTGAGCTATATCAGATTTAAAATCCTCAAAGGATTTAATATTATTAGCCATTTTGGAGATTTTTTCTTTATATATCGCTCCAAGAAGTAATTTATCTATTACCTAGAAAAAGATCAACTGCTTTATATCTATATGCAATTTTATCCTCCTTTATCTTCGGATTTTTTAGTGGTGCCTTCTTACGATTAATAATCTCATCGGGGAGTAACGGTGCAAAAGTGTCCTTAAGAATTTTTTTGTCCTTTCTCCATTCAAGGGGAAGATGTAAAGCAAACCTTACTAGATCAAGATTTAAAAATGGGCTTCTTAACTCAAGTGTATGCGCCATAGACATTTTATCAAGCCTAGGCAAGTGGTAGTATGAAAGCTCATCAAAAACATCTGACTTTTGAGAATCATATTCGTGTATTCTTTTATACCCTCCAAATAGCTCATCAGCACCATCACCAGAAAGAACTATACGATATCCACCAAATCTTTTTACCGCATCAAATAAGTGGTATTGCGGTATTACAGAACCCAGATCTATCGGTGATTCGTTCCACTTCTTGTAGATTTTTTCATTCATAGATTCATCCATTGAATAGTCCAAAAAGGAAACCTCTTTACCGAGCTTTGAAGCGAGAATGTCAACAAACTCCTTCTCGCCATTCTCAATACTAAACCACCTAACATCAGCACCAAGCTCATTGAGAATTGATGCAATAATTGAAGAATCAAGCCCCCCTGAGATTAGAAGTGAAATCGGATAATCTTTAGAGATCAATCTATTCCTAACAGACTCGAACATTTTAGACCAAAGCCATTCCATATGGGCATCATAATCTTTACCAACCAATTCTTGAATTGGGTAGTCAAAACCCTTATAGTAAGTTTGATAAACATTTTTAAACTCAGGAGTTTTATCTAAATTAAAGTGATAAATGTTGTTCGGTAGGATCCTTTTAATGTCGCTGTATGGTGTTCTTTCATCGGTGTTGTACCCCCACTTTCTCACAGTACTAATAAAAGATTCATCGATCTGGGAATTCTCATAAACCAAAGGCTTAATCTCGGATGCAATTTCACCAAGTGAATTGTAATAAAGACATTTTCTACCCAAAGGATCCGTAAATGCAATTATATCGTTGGTTGAAGAATCATAGATTGTAATTGCCCAAAATCCATCCCAAGTTTGTATAATAGGAATAAAAAGAGAGCAGAACATCTCAAAACTCCCGCCTCGGTATCTTCTAAATAAGTTGGTTAGATATTCTATATCAGAATCAAACCTTACTGTGTCATAGTTAAATATCTCACCATTAAACAGCAAATAAATGCCGTCTGCTACCTCTATAGGCTGATTCCAATTATCACCATCAGATGTTTGAATTGGGAGCCTGTGGTGACAAATACTGAGTCCGTTTTTCACAACCACAGTTTTCTCAATCCCCCTATGTTTAATAGAGTCTAAAACATCCTCACCTGGAGTTTTCGTAATTATTATTCCACACATCTAAATATGTTTTAAATCGTTTATCGTTTTATCACTGAAGCTATTAAAAATACGTTGGGTATAAACATTGTAAGGTTGATTTTGAATATAACCTATCAAATTTTCAACTATCTCTAGTTCCTTGTTGTCTTCCTCAGTAAAATCCCAATTGTCCTTATTTCTAGGGGACTTGTCTGGATTATCTCCAGTTACGAAATAGATTTCACAGTTTTTAAGCAAACCCTCTCCAGCAATCATTTTAAGCTGATTTAGAGCAAATTCTTCCGTTATCCTTCCTGATAATATTCCCCAGGAAAGCACAGTAATTATACCCCGATCGAGTATAAAGGTAGGAAGTAGTTTATCCCTCGAAAGCTGGAGCAGCATCAGTTCCTTACCAAGCGCAAATGAGTGGGTCTCTCGGGAGCCATTATCAAATTCTAACTTATTGAACCACCCAACGAAGTCAAACTGATAAATAGGAAGACTGTGGATCTCAGAATACCTACGTGCTAAAAATGTCTTCCCCGAATTCCTTGGTCCCTCGAATATCTTTATTTTCCCCGACATTGTTGTTCCTTTTTTCAAATTCTTTTATGGTCTTAACCTTCATATATTTCGACAGTTCCTCGTTTATTCTATATTCAACTCCAGAATGGATTGAAAGTCTCCCGTTGGGAAATGAATACCTAGGAAAATGCTTATCAAGCTTACCGTCTAAAATGTACTTGTAAATTAAACAATTTAACACATGTTGCTCTGGGCAGCTATGGGTAAATTCCGGATATGGATTTGGATTTGGATATTTTGTTAGTAGATCCTTTTGGCTACACAGCCTTTTATAATCACCAAAGAAAGCACGAGAGGATTCAGAATTCCTTATTATCATCCTACTGGAAGCGATCTCATAGCATCTGGAAACAATCTCAGCCTCAGTAGAATTTGTTATGATTTTATTTGTAGTATATCTTTTTCCGTGAAGAGAAACTGTAGGTTTTTTGCCAAATGCCTCATGCTCAAAGGGTATAAAAAAATCCGAACCATTTTCAGAAAGTAAGAAATTTACAATATCGTGTAGGTTTTCCCAATCTGTTTGCCAGTATTGTGGATATTTAGCAAAATTGCAATCATGGTAAACCAGAATATCACCATCATCAATCTCACCGAGAGTTTTATCTATAATGAAAGATTTAAAATCCCCGCATCCATTTGCATTCAAACCGGCGTTAAGTGGAAAATCACCATCGTGGAACTCACAAAATCCATCGCTACCCTCACACTCTTTAAGAGAAGCTGGGGAGTAAATAATTACATCGTCAAAGAAACCACCAAGTAGAGCTTTTATATTATCCACGTTACTAGTGAGGTCTTTACCCGAATCGTAGGGTGGACCTTGTCTACAAAAACTCAAGAAATATAACTTAACTGCCTTACACATTAAAAAACACCTTTAGGAGTTATAGAGTTATGTGTTTGATAAGTTTCTAGGTTACTTGGCCATAGAGATAACAACAACAGAATCAGAAATATCAGGAGTAATATCACCAACATCGCTTATACTAATTCTCTTAGTGTGTTTGGAAAGACTCTTTAGTACAGACTTAACCTTATCTAGTGTTGATTTCATGTTGTTTATCTTCTCTGGATCCTCTGTGCTACCGATAACAGTTGATTTCAAAATTTCACTATCACCTCCATCCTGTAAGGATTTAGTATCAAGATAAGCTACTTTTTCAGAACTCATTTTGCCTTTCTTTCCTAAGGAACTACTTTTCTTAATCCCAGATAATAGCTCATCTTCAGTTAAATCCAGTGTCTTACATAGGAAGGATAGTGCTGGTACCCATTCATCTCTTTCTCTATCAAATGTGATTAGGGGAGAAATTAGGACAACTGAGTTATATAAAGCTCTTAGTTCAGCAGGACTAAGATTAGAAACACCATCATTACCTAACATACCCTTTATTCCAGAAGAAATCTCCTTTATTGAATTTGGTCTAAGATAGCCATGTGATATTTCATCCTTATGAGGCATGAAAGAGTTCTCAAGATCTTCGTAGATCGTTATAACATCGGAAAGTTTTTCCTCTTTAGCCAATGAACAATTGGACTTCATTACATCATCCAAAACTTTTGACTTGATTTCAGAACCAACGCCACCAAAATTTTTCCAGTATGTCGTGTACCATTTTCCAAAATTGTGAACGTCGTCTGTTTCATCTCCAGCAATAGATTTATACCTTTTCCAGTTACATGGCTTATTCACATTACAAGATAATCTCTTAGTAGGATAAAGTGAACCTCCATTCTCATCCTCTATAAAAAAGAAGGAAACAGACTTATCACCAGATATTGCTTTTGTCCAGCCGTCAATAAAATCTTGGGGACAAGATCCCTTTAAAGTACCATCCTCCTTAAGAAAATCTTCTGTCTCCGCGTTTTTGTTGTAATTCTTAGTCCTTAACATCTTAGCCAGTCTTTCAGCCATGGTGTAGTCAGAGGTAGTTGGTTGTGCAACAGAATCATCATCTTCAGTTATTTCCTCACTGTACATTTTGATTTTATCCTCTATTTCATTAGGATCTATATAAGTCATAGCTTCCATCAGCCTCATAAATTCGGTAACACTTAATGCGCTTGTAGACTCACTCATTGATGAATAAGAAACCCTAAGCTTTGAAATAGCTTCTTTTATTGCATCTTTATTTTCTCCAGACACCTGATCCAGCTTTAAAATAACATCCAATAAAGGCTTATCCAAAGTACCATTCACATCTTTATTTCCAAGTGAAGCTTGTATAGACTTTACAGCAACACTAGTTGGGGTTTCAAATTTACCATTAGCACCACCTCTAGGATCCAAAAGATTTTTAATCGGTATAAAGGCATCAATAAGTGCCTTCTGGACTGTCTGAATCAAGCCAGAACCCTTAAGCTTACCGTCATTGTCCTTATCACCAACTTTCAGTGGGAATACCCTATCCTGCATTTTAGTTTCCTTATCATCAAGGATCTCACGTACTTTTACCTCGATAAGGCCCTCCTCGGTATTTGCTTTCGTAACACCATCTAAGGCATTAGTCATGATCTCAATATAATCAGCAAATTTTGACTCTAGGTCAGGATCCTTGATAATCTTGCTCATCACGGTTTCAGCCGCTCTAACTTTGTACTGATTGTACTCTTGTGTTAAGCTATCAGTCTTCTTTTCAAGTTCTGCGAGATTTTTTCTATCACCATCTGAGAATGTTGCTTTATCGGCATTTATGGAAGAAAGTTTCTGTTCCAAAGTAGTAAACAATCTGTGCCAATCCCTACCATAACCAGCTTTTGCATCCTTTCCCTTTGAATCCATAATGTGATTTACCAAGATTCTCTTAAGCCTCTCCATTCTGCCAGGAACACCAATAGCTTGGGATTCGTTTATCCTTTCCTGGTATTGGTCAGCAACTCTTTTAATTGTTTCCAACAATCTTTTGCTAGCTTTTTTGAAATATTCAATAGCTTTTGCTTCTAGTGATGGATCTAACTCTATCATTCTTTTGATAGCATCACCCAACGTATCGATAGAATCAAGATACATCTTTTTAAGTGGTGCCAAAATAGGATCAGCAAGCTCAATATCCCCACAAACGTCTTTTATGTTAGCAATCAGTGATTTAAAAGAAGATGCCTCGCCCACTCCCATAAGCTTTTTAGAAAAAGATTCAAAAGATCTATTCCTATCCGAAGCTAGATCAAAAGTGATTTTTTTGAAGACCCCTAAAAGAGTATCGACTGCTATTTCAAGAGCTTTGTCAACATCCTGATTTTCAAACAATCTAAATGTGTCAATCGACAATTGATTCGCTACTGGGTTATTCCTAAGATAATTGTTTGCCATCTTTTAATAAATATTTGTTGTGTCACCAGAATCAGCCTTTGCATCCATTGCATTTGCCAGCGCATTCAATAAAGAAGGCATCTGACCAGCAAGTCTAGCCTGGTTTCTTATACTAGCAGCTTTTTCCTTAAGATCTGTGGTTTCTTTCTGCTTTGCTATTTCTTCGGCAATTTCTGCTTGCTTTTCATTCACATCAGCCTTTGCTTTTACCAAATCCTCGTTTACACCTTCCAATAAGGGAAACTCATTTAGTTTTTTAATACGATTAAGCATATCTTCTAGCAATAGTTATTTTAGTTCTCAAATCCCTAATTTGTCTCATTAGAGTTTCACGTAGATCTGAAAGATCCCTCTTCACACTATCCCGAGACAAACCTTTCTTTTCAGCTTGAGCTTCAAGTCTATCTCTTTCGGTATCTAAAGTAGCATATCTTTCATTTCTTTCGGATTGCATGGCTTTGATTAATGCGCTTACCTGACTCTTTTCCAAATCCTGAACGAATTTAGTAAATTGGGGAGCGTTCATTGAAAAGATAGGATCCATTGAAAAGTTAGCACCTGATATAGCCTTAGACTCAGTATCTGATTTAAGAGTGGAGGGCTTAGCTAATTCCAACTTACCAAACCTTTCCCTAAACTTCTCATCTTTAGATTTCGCTTGAAGTGCTGCCTCTTTGTATTTGTCGTACAATTCATCAGCAACAGATTCGTCAGTAAGATCTTTAGCCATCTTGTACATACTCTCGGCGAGATCTGCTTCCAATTCAGCCTTCTTTAAATTCCAATAAGAAACAAGTCTTGTTTTACCTTTAGTTAATTTTTCTACTTTATCATCAACCTTAGCTATGTCCGCTTTTCTTTTCTTGTTTAAAGCTGTAAGCAATTTCTGATTCCTATCAATCATTCTTTCCAGCTTCTTAGCTTCAGCAGGATCGCTCTTTGTTTGAGCTTTCTTTACCTCCAGTGCATCTATATCAGTCTGGATATCATTCCAGTCTTTAGAATATTGGGTTTCTATGGAACTTATTTTGGAAAGCAAAGAATCTATTTTAGATATTGTACCACCAAAATTAGAGCTAAGCCAATTCATAATCTTATCAAGGCTAACATCCCCTTCATTTATGTTTTGTGATTCCCACTCTTTAAATTTTAAAAGCATCTTTAGGACAATTTTTTTATTAGATTTCCAATCTTTTTCAATGTGATGTCCGATTTCATATCCACAACATCTTTAGTAACACCAGATCCTGCATCATTTCCATCGGAAATAGCAGAGTTAATCTTACCAAATAAGCTAGTCAATGATGATTCATTGGAAATAGATTTACCCTTTGAAGAAATAACATCAGAGTAAACCTTAGAAAGGTTATCTAATGAATCCATCTCATTAGCTTTGGATTCGAGATCGTTTATACCCTTTGTTATTTTTCCAGAAGCTTTAACCTCCTCGTATGTAGGAGATTTTGAAATAAATCCCTTCATATCGCTAAGAATCTTGGACATTTGTGATTTAAGCTCCTTTATTCTATCCCTAGACTTTTCTCTTAGAGATATTATAACGCCCATATCATTTGCTGAGATTCTCTTTCTCAAAGCAGATACATCCTCAAGTTCGGAGTCTTTTATTTTCCCCTTAGTTTGTGCAGAGCTTTTTGTCTTTACTACAAAGGATTCTGCTTTTTTAGCAGCGTCTTCAAGATCCTTCTTTAGATCTTTTAGATTTCCAGCTTCAGCAGATTTCTGTTGTGCAAGTTCAAATTCAAACTTTGCAAGTTCGTATTTATCGTCTAAGAATCCAGCCTCGTAATATTCTCTCCTTCTTGGATTTTTACCTATTGTTTTCTCAAGAAGTTTCATCCCTTTATTGGTCTGCTCCTTCTTCATTTTAACAAAAGATCTATATTCCTTTCTCTTTCTTTCAATCTGTGTTTGAATTCGTGAAATATCGCTCCTAGAGGATCCGCTCTTTCTCAGCTCCTCTATCCTATCCTCCAGATCTAGGATTTCATCTTCCACATCATACTGTTTTCTAATGATCTCCTTTTGTATATCGAGATTTCCTTTCCTGATTGTGTCTATAACAGACAATCTGGAGAAAGGACCAAATAAAGCTTTAGAAATCGAATTTTTAAGAGTATCCAATGCCTTTCCCTCGTTTAATCCATAATAGTCCAGAAGCATTTCAGCTAACACCACCTGATCTACTTCTACCGAAAGATCCCTTTCAATAAGGAACTGTTTATGTGAGCTTATTTTCCTCATTATGCAACCATCACATTTATTCTATATATCCATGGACAATAAAAAAACCCCAGGCAAAAACCTGGGGTTTAATATTAGTGTGTACTAACTACTGATTAGGATAGACCTCCAGCAGGAACGTTCACGTGGAAACAGAAGTACATAGTTTCTGGGTGGAAACCAGCTTCTACTAGTGCGTAACGAGACTTAACCGCAATCTTAGGTGACATAGTACCTTCAGAGATTGTTTGGATAGACTCAGCCATCATGTAAGGCATGAACTTAAGTCCTGGTTCGTCGTCACCACCTTTTCTACCTACTAATACTCTGTTATCACCGAACTTCATGTTCTGATCAACATATACGGTCATACCAGCAAGAGAACCTACTGGGTAAAGTGTACCGTTGTTCTGAGTTAGAGTGTTAGAGAAAGGTGCGAAAGTGAACTGAGAGATGTCTTGCAATGCACTTGCAACGTTAGCGTTAGTAACGATGAAGTTAGCAGGACCTCTTCTTCCTCTGTTAGCAACCACGTTAGCAGATGCTAGAATTCTAGAGAATAGTCTTCTCTGTAGAGTTGACAAGTTCTCGTAAGTTCCTGAAGCAGGACCTGCAACAGAAGCGATAGAGATACCAGAGTCAGACTTACCTATGTAAGAAGGAATAGTGTAAGAACCAGCAGTACCACCGATAACGAGGTTTAGGTTCAAGTTCTGACCTTCTGTAGTCAAGAATTCGTCGTGGTTAGACCAACCAAGAGCGAATGCTCTAGATAGGATGTGCTTGTTAATAGCTTGAGATACCTCATTAACCAATGCGTTCTCGATCATAGAAATTACGTCGATACCGAATTGCTTGTTAAGGTCTTGGATCTGCTCAGTAGTTACTGAAGCAGCTACTTGGAAAGTATCAGCTTCGACGAACTTAGTGAACGTTGATAGACCCATTGATTGGTAGTAAGTGCTCTCACCAACACCTCTTAGCATTGGGTTGTAAGTCTTAGTACCATCTACGAATGGTCCTTGCCAGTCTTGGTCGTTGTTGAAACCAGCACCAGAGAATCCTTGGATGTGATCCTCAAGAGCTTTAACCAATTCTGCTCTCGCAGTTGTAGTACCAGCTTGGTTTCCATCTACTGCAGTACCAATTTTAGCTGCGTTACCATCAAGAACTGCAGAGATAGTCTCACCAGCAGTTAATCCCATAACTCTAAAGATTGGGAATGCATCGATTCTAGATAGACCAACAAACTCAGTAGTGATATATGCACCAGCTGAAGAAGCGTTAGTGATGTAGTAAGTAGTACCTACTGCAAAGTTAGCAGGATAACCTGCTGCAGGGGTTGTCAATTCTACCTTGATCATAGAAGGTGCAGTTGCAAGAGCTTCAGCAGATGTTGCGCCAGCAGATGCAGGACTGATTTTACCACCTGAGTATACGTAATCTAGGTAAGAAAGTACGCCAGTAGGACCTGACATAGGAATTACAGGAACGATATCGAATCCAACAGTCTTCGCAGCAACCTGAATTGCCAATGGAAGAAGTGAAGGAAACTTATCACCTGAACCTTGGTTAGCAGAGTTATAGAAAGCAGAATTTGCTTGCGTACCTACTGCAGAACCAGTGGAGTTATACCCACCTGGGTATGCGGGTGGTTGTACGGCACCCATACCGTTTACAGTTGCTAGTGACTGATATGCACCAGCAGACTCGTTTAATGAATGGTAGTGGCAGTACTTGCTCAACCATCCTTTTTTTTCAGCATCTTGAATACCGGCCTTCTGCTCGATGATAGGAGACCAGGTTTCGAAGATTTCTGCTTCGTTGATTAGTTTCATTTTACTATCTTTTATTTTTTTAGTTTTTAAAACTTACCTTCGAGCGACTTAGCGACCCAATTAAGGTAATCGTTTGAATACCCCTGAGGGTTAGTAGCCGTCTTAGGCTCTGGTGTTTCTTGGCTCTCTTGAAGTTTCTGAAGTCCTACTGGTTTAGCACCAAGCTGACGAGTTGACCAGAAGTTCTTGATCTGATAAGCAGTCTCTAAGTTATAGAAAGCTGATTGTGCAATTACTGATTGCTTTTGACTTTCATTTAGTGACTCCCAAATCGGAGAGTAATCTTCTGGCATTTCATCAATAAATTTGTGACCTGATGATCCTGCCAATGTTTCTTCTTCGGCTTCGTTGATTGCCTCATCTGCTTTTTGTGTTTGAGCAGTCGGCTCAACTTTCGTTTGTGCCTCATTTATATTTTCCTCAGTCTTTTGTGTTTTGACTGATTCAATTAGAGAATCAATCTTGCTTCCGAGATTTTCATAATCTCCAGCAAATCCTGATTCAACCAATTCAGTTTTAGATGCGCTTTCAGCATTTTCCCTAGCACTTTCGTTAAGTGTTGGCGAGTTTTCTGCTTTAACGCTTTCGTGTATAGCTTCAGTGTTAGCTATATTTCCATTTAGCTTTTCAGCTAAATAATCTGAGTAAGCAATACCTTTATTTAGGTTTTCTGCTAGGTACTCAGTGTAGTTTATTCCTTGATCTAGTTTTTCTGCAATGTACTCAGAGTAAGCTATTCCCTTATCTAAGTTTTCTGCTAGATATTCAGAGTAAGAAATACCCTTATCTAGATTCTCTGCCAAATACTCAGAGTAAGCAATGTTCTTATCAACATTTTCTGCTAAGTATTCAGAGTAAGCGATATTCTTATCAAGATTTTCAGCCACGTATTCTGTATATTGAATACCATCATCTAGTTTTTCTGCCAAATACTTAGAATAGTCGATAGTCTTATCAACATTCTCAGCTACATATTCAGTGTAAGAAATACCCTTATCAACATTTTCGGCCAAATACTTAGAATAAGAGATAGTCTTGTCTAGATTCTCAGCAAGGTACTTAGAATACGTAATGCTGCTATCTAGGTTTTCTGACAAATACTCACCGTACTTAATAGCACTTTCTAGATTTTCAGCAAGATACTCGGAGTACTTTTCTAGCTTAGCAACTCTTTCCTCCAAAGCTTTGCAATCTACAGATTCACTTTCGCTCTCGGAAACTTGAGCTTCTTGTTGTTTCATTTCAGAAATCTGCGTTTCCAGCTCATCCATCTTATTTTTCAAAAAGATAGAATACTTATTAAGCTCGTCAGCAGTAACATATTCTTTGTTGGCCTCCATAATGTTGGATTTATTTTTTTCTTGATTAAGGATTTTTTCGAATTCTTCGCTATTTTCAACTTTATATATCTTTACCCCAGATTCATTTTCTATACCTAGTGACTCATTTACACACTCTAAGTTGTTAACAACGGATTTTTTTGATCTTTCTTCAAATTCAAAAGCATCAAATCCAGCGCTTTCATAAACTCTCTCGAGTTGAGCGTCTTGGAAACCTGGATCTGCAACCAAATCATAAGTAAAGATCTTTTTGATCTGTACCTTCTTATCTGGACCTACATTTCCAGCTGCTCTAGAAGAAATAGAAAGAGGTATACCAGCATCAACTAATTTCTTAGCAATTTGTCCAGCTGGTGTGTCAAGCAAACGAACCTTAATGTTTAATACTCTTCCGTCCTTGTCATAAACAAGATCTTCTACAACGTGAGAAATGTTTTTAAGAGATACGTCGAATTTTTCAGGGTGATCTAATTCACCAACTAATCTCTTTTGTCCTATCTTATCCTTTAGGTACTCAAGGTGAGGTAGGTATTCACCTTCCTCGTATATTCTATTGTTATTATTCTCTTTCCCAAACTGAGCAGCAATACCTTTGAGTATATAACCACCACCATCCGAGTTACCGTCCTTTGAAACTGCAAGATTATTTTCTTGCTTTTCAAGGATGAAGAGAAGGTTCCCATTCAATAAAGACTCGTTCATTTCTTGACTTTGCTATTATTTAACTTTATATATCCATTTTCTTTTTCAGAAAATTTGACGTTTTTTTATCAGGAGAAAGATATACCATCTTCTACAGACTCTGCAAATTTTAAAGCAGATTCAAATCCTTGCTCCCCTTTCTGTAAAACCCTTCTCCTATCACCAACTTTTGCAAACCTGTTTTTCAAAATTACCTTTTTAGGTTCTCCCTCATTATCATACCTAACCTTTACGCTAGTTATGTTTTTCCAATCATCGATATTAAGTTTTTTCTTCAAGCTAGAGTTTGCAAATTCATCAAAGATGTTAATGCCACCTTCCATTTCTCTATCTTTAATAGTTAGGGATCCTGATTTGCTTTTTATTTGAACATCGCCTCTTTGTGTTCTTACCATTTTAGATGATGGTTCATCGACGTCTTCGATATCAATTACTTCAGGGTCATCAATCTCATCTTCCTTATCATCCTTTTTTTCATCATCCTCTACTGGAGGTACGTATGTTTTCAATCCAAATCTAGGTTCTTCAATAGCATCCTCCGAAGCGGATTCAACCAGGATTGGCTGATTTGGTTTAGGATCCATACTTTGCTCGCCGATTATAAAGTAGTTAAACTGATCAACATCTTCATTAACAGTTGGGTCGACAAAACTTATTCTATTAACTCTATATGCTAATACTGGTATTTGACTATATTCTGTCTCGAGTGGAGATGCAGCAGAAAGAGAGGTTAGCAAATCTTCCTCGTAAGTATTCCCTTCTGTGGATTCAGTGGATTCTGTACTCTCAGCATTTTCTGTATTCCCATCTTCTTCTGGAGAGTTTTCGTCTTCTTCCATTATAGGATTAGCTCTATTTGAGAAGTCGTTGAATGATAATACCTTGCTTTCATTTACCAGGTGCGAATAATCTAGACCGGGACTAGCAGATTCCTCAACAGCACCAGCTGCACCAGGAACTAAATCCTGTAGGACTGTGTCACTTATCTCATTTTCATTTACAAGGGTTCCAGTTACATTTACATCGTTTCCGTCCTTGTCTGTGTAATGGAATTGATAATCCTTTCTTGCTCCGCTTGGTACGTAAATTGGGCTATCAGGGCTCTCTTTATAAGCCTCTTTCATTTCGGTCCATGTTGAGTATCCAACAAAGGATGTACCAATTGTAAGTTCAGTAATATCAGGAATAACTATAGTTTGGAATTCCAGATCATCATTATCAAATGTTCCTCTTTCAAATTTATCATTGTTAGCAAAAGACAGTAGTATAAGGTCGTTATCCTTCATAGCCTTTTCAAACATTTCTGAGTTTACTTGAAGCATTACAAAAACTGACCTATCATCAAACTCACCAAGTTTGACCAATTCCATAGTTGTTCTAGTATCATCCTTAGACATAGTTAAGATATCCAGGATATATTCACCCCATCCTGCACCACCGTCGCTAGTCCAGCAAACGGTTATTGCCTTTCCTACAGGAATATTTTTAGGATTAAAACTTCCATATGCAAAGTCCTCAACTTCACCGTACCTAGGTGCTTGTTTATCACTATACCAATTCCATAGTTGATTAATTCCAGAACCGACTGCCTGAGCTGCTAGCAAAATCCATCCGACTGGATTAGAAGCTTCAGCAGCTACAGCTGAGCTTGCACCAGCAGCTACAGCTCCTCTACCAGCTACTGCTGTTGCCGCTCTTGCTCCGCCTTGAGCTACCAGTCTTTGTGCTGCTGACTTAACGGATTTTTCTGCTGCACCTTTTAAAAGAACATTTCCAGTTGCTCTTGTAGAGTAAGCTAATCCGCCCTCAACAAATGCACCGGAAGGTAAGGTAATTCTAGCAGCATTTGCAACTGCTTGTGCCCCTGCTCTTCTTGTAAAAGCTCTTGTAGCAAAAGATCTAACCGTGTTCCAAGCAGGTGCTCCTGCAGTTCTTGCACCGGCAACAGCGCTATGAATTCTTCTAGCCCTTCCGAGCGTACGGTAAATACCACGTGCTCCTTTTAAAAGTTGCCATCCTAAGAACAGAGACCCAGCTACTTGAGCTACACCATAAAGTGCCGCAAGACCTGCACCTCCAATTGCTACATCTTTAGCAAATTCTGCGACCTTGTCCATGAAATCCTTAGTGTCCTCTACTTCACCCAATGGGATGCTGTAATCAACCTCAGCTATAATGATACCGGCAGAATCCCCAATTTTCTTTATTCTCAAAGCCTGTCTTGCCTCTTGAACTGGGTCACCGCTCTCGGTCATTGGATCGACAACAACCGCATATTCCTTATCATCTTCGAGATCTTCCATCTTTAAGACGTCTTTAAGCTTTCCTTCTTTTGAAAGTTTTTCTAAAGCATACCCGAGTTTAATAAACTTCTTAGCAGCATCTCTAGATCCAGATGTGCTTTCTGCTTCTAACATTTTTACATAATCAGAAAAGGAAGAAACCTCACCGTTTTTCCATAAACTCTTAGCCTGGTGGGAAACGTATTCGGTAACAGGATTTTTAGCAGTTACTATACCTTCTAAAATTTGCTCAGCCTTATCAAACCTCACGTCATGAGATTCAGCTTTCCATTCTCTTGGGTTATCTTTTAGCCACTCATTCCACTTGTCAGAATATGCCCACCATTGAAAATCATTAAGGTCAGTTTCTTCGCCCTCTAAATCAAGAGGAACCGACATGATTGGGAAAATGTTCTCGTCTTGGTTTTCTGGGAGGCCGTTCATGCTCCCATTATATTCAAGGCCCTTTCTAAATACTAGTATCATGCTATTCTAATAAAGTTTTTACTCTGAATAAATTCTAGCGTAAGCTTTTGAAATTAAATCTATGAGCTTACTTATATATCCCTCGTTTCTTAGCATTTTAAAGGCGAGGTTACCTATCGAGAATTCTCCGTCCTTTGAAAGTCCGTCTTTTCTCATTTTCTGTATCTTCTCCTTCAGCCTAAGAAGTCTTTTATACATCTCCTTTGCATCTTTGGGAAGTGATGCAGAAATAACAAGCTTTGATTCCATTTGATTAATCTCGGATGCTAATCCATCAAACTTCTTTCTTACATCTTGCTCGTCTACCTCCGGGGGATCAAACTTTGGTTTTCTAATCCACTTATCATTAAGCAGGGAATAAAGGCCAGAAGCTGTATGTGGCTCGTGTATATTCTGGAGATAAAGCTCAACGTCATGGTTTCTAATAACAACATCATGTCTTAGATTCCAAACAAACCTAATACCATCAACTGCTGCTTTTACCATCTCTGGTTTTGACTTTACCTTATTAAAGTCAACCAGCACGTGAACATCAAGATCTGACTTATCTGTATAGTTAAAATTAGCTAGTGATCCAGTGAGTTGTATATCCTCGATAGGTAGGTCTCCCAATAGATCACTATATTTTTCATAGAAGTCTTCGGCTATCTTAAGCAGCTTTTTTCTTACTAGCCTATCAAAGACCCATTGGGTTTCACCATTCTTGTTTTTGTATTTGTCCCAGAACTTTGGATTTAGTTCATCGTTATAAAAAGAACCAATCTTATCCTCATTTAAAACAAATCTGTTAAAATCTAAAACTGCGCCCACAAAAAAGGGATTATTTGGACTTTATATATCCAAACAATCCCCGAAGGAAATAGAAAAAGGAAATTCTATGTTGCTACTTTGTTTAGGACGTCTATTACGGTTTGGACATCCCTTTCACAATATTCTTTAATCTTTTCAAAATCTCTATCATTCCAGTAGGCTTCACTAACCTTAGATCCGTCCATATCACCCTTAGGGGAGTCAACTCCTAACGAACAAGCAAGAAGGTCTAGTGAAAGGTACTTTTGGTGCGACCAACTACCAAATGAGAAAACCTCCGACGTATCCAAATATGGAATCTCCCATGGCTTTTTGTCCCAAATAACAAGGTTTTGTGGAAGCACAGGAGAACTTAGTTTATAAATCATCCTCTTACCAAGGCAGGGAATATCAAAGCCCTTTATATTATGTCCTGCGAGCTTCATGTTCTTAGCAAGAGCATTATTAAAAACCTTAGCAGTCTTCATGAGAATATCTTCCTCGTCCTCTCCGTAGAAGGAAGTCATACGAAACTGCCCATTCTCTTGATGTACACCAAAGGACACACAAACTACTTTTGAAAATTCCGGCTCCAGAGTTGCTTTTTCTTTATAAATCTCAGAAGTAGCAAGTCCGTTCATATCCTCGTATACAGTTCTGTAGTATTTTGCTCTCTTTTTCCAAAGTTCCGCTAGTCTAGGATCCACCTCAGACAGGGTTTCAAAATCAGGACAGCCTGTTGCAGTCTCAACATCTAAGAAGAGACAATTCTCTAAAATTCTTTTATCTATCATATTCTATTCTTTTCCATTTTGGGTCATACCAGAACATCCTCCCACCTCTGTCTTTAATTTTGAGCATATGTGGATTTCCATAGCATAACATAAGATCTGAAACTGATGAAACCTCCCCAAAAGGGTTTTTCCAGTCCTTTATAGTACCACCACCAATTTCATAAACTTTAATTGGGATGTCCCGACAGAGTTCAAAAAGCTCCCATGTATTCCTCTTTATGTAATCTCGTGCAGGAACAAACGGATCCTCATCGGGTATTCGAAACAATATTTCAGCTCTAAGGTAATTCCCAATCCCATTGAAATATCTCTGATTCATTAAAACCTCGTAGATAGGATGATCAAAAGCAAGTTTATGTAAATTCTTCAATATATTGTTACAGAACAAAAAATACTCGGTGGTAGGATCTGGGCCTCTATCTTTATTCCAATCTCCCCATTTCCATTTACCAAATCTACGAACGTCAACAAAGGCTAGGTGTCCTCCATTTTTAGCATGGAAAAAAAGATGTGTGTGCTTAATGCTTTCCCTTGGATTTGCCCATTGAAAATGCCCTCCCATACCCATAGTCATCATTAGATTACTTGTTCTATCTGTTTGTGTAGATCTTAACACCAGTTTAATTTCCTTTCCTCTACTTTGGGATTCTATTGTAAAATCCTCACCAAAGTCAATTTCATTCCACTTGTGGTCCGGGTTCTTACTAATGTGAGTAAAGGCTTTATTCTCAGATGCTAGATTTACAAAATCCGAGGTTAATTTCAATTCAGCTAATTCCGGCATATTTAGAATTTAGACAAAACTAAGCAAAGGAAGCGTACAATAAAAATTATTTCTTTCCAATTTTGTTGATTACCATTGGCTTGAAAGAAATCGAATTAGCCAAGTAATGCATACACCCATTCAATCCTGTTGGGAGATCTATGATGACATCTATTTCTAAACCAAAAGTTGGTATTCGATGTCTTAGATAATCAGAGGGTGCTGGGGAAAGGGAAATACCATTCTCATCAACCTCGGAGGATTCAGAATGCATAAAAATAGGTACCTTTCCTTTAACCCAAGTTGAAACCGCTAGAAAGTAAGCCTCCCTAGTAGAAAGGCTACCAGCATTAAACTGATGTGGTAAAAATCTAAAAACTATAGGGATCCCAATCCTGTAAAATATCCCACTTAATAAATCGGTTACAGAAAAAAGGCTTGGCTTCTCGTCATTACACACCGAAAGCTTTTCACCTATTGAACTCTCAAGCCCTTCTATCACATCACAAAATCTTTCCATAGTAGGCTTCCTTGCACCATAAGCGCTACCAATCCTAAGAATTATAGACGTTTCCCTTACACCAACCTGGTCAAGGAATACAGATAGGGATTTTAAGACTTCTTTTGTGCCAGTTACAACTTCAGGAATTTGACTCCCCAAAAAATAGTAACTTGGCAGGAAGAAGAAAAGACGATGTCGATTTGACTTCAAAAATTGGAAAACTTCCCAGATAACATCAGATTCCTGGCTACCGTCCTCGATGACGGAAAAGTCCAAAGGATGGAATCCTTGTTCTACCTCTATACAGGTAACAGATATGCCTCTTTCTTGATTTTCTGAAACTAGTCCCAACACAGTTTCGGCAAAAATAGACACGTCCTTGGTCTTTGGACCAATTACCTTGCTAGTATAACCTATCCGATTTAAATTCCTGCCTAGTATCATCAAAGTGTTTTAGCAGGCAAACGATCAAAAGTTTCTAACTTCCAATAGCTTCGATTCCAAGCTTAGTGTTGTTGTATACCGTAGGAGAATTGTAAACACCAGAGGGCATAGTATCTAGTTTAAAGTGGGATATTATTTGCTTGTGTCCTTTATCCCCGTTATCAATAAATTCAACGGAGTCTGGGATAAGCTCCAAAACCTCCTCGCTATCTTTACCTTTCGAGTGAACCTGTACGAAGTACTTATAGGACTTGTTATCTGGGGTTCTTTCCGCCCTTACGATCATTCCCGCAACTTTGTCTTTGGAATCTACAGGAATACCTATAACTAAATCACCAACCTGAAATTGAGACCCTCTTACATTCCTTTTTTGATTTGGGTCAGGACCAACAGAAACTGAAAGATCCTTGTAGGGTTTATACTGAACCTTAAAGATACCATTAGCTCCGCCATATCCATAAGTGTCACCAAATACACCAACATCAAAAAATTCATTTATAGTTTTAATATACCTCAAGGTTTGAATTTATTTTATCTATTTATCTGTTGTTGACTCAGAATTATTTGAATCCAAGACTTCCTGTATTTTTCCAGCAAGTTCATAGTTTTCAGATTTTAAAGCTCTTTTAAGCATTTTTGTTAGAATTACCTCTTCACTTGATAACTCATCCCCGTTTACTTCCGGTCTAGCATCAACAGTCAAACAAATCCTTTGGGGAGAAAAGATTACCTCCAATCTAGAATCAACTTTAAATTCCTCCAATTCCGCCTCGGTCAGGTCATCAACCTCAGGATCTTCAAACATTATATCCCAATCTTGATTAAACCAGAATAGCATCCAAGGGCCGTAAGAAAACTTAGAAATATCATTATTGATTACAAATCTTAACAATGCTTTTAGTTCGCTCTTTACATCATTTTTTGTAAGATCTTCGCTAAAAATCTTTCTTTTCAATCCAGGTATTACCTCACTCCCTTCACCAATACCAAATTTGAAGGCCTTGTGTATTTCGAAAATTGTGTCCCAGTCTAAATTCTGAATTACCTTTTCTATAAGTTTTCTGAAATCCTTTCTCATATCATGTCCATTAGGAGCGTATATGTTATATATCGAACCTACTTCTTTGTCATATCTAATTGTTCCTTAATTGATTCCATCCACTGTTGATATTTTTCTGGGTAAAACTTCTTAAGGTCCACTAATTCTCTCCTGGATATTTCAAACCTATTCATAACAAACTTTTCAACATCTGGCGAAGCTTCGTAGTTCGTATTAGCAGCCGAACCTTTTTTGCTTTTTTTAGTTTTCGTAAATATCCATCCTGGAATTTTGGTGTAGTGCTTGCTTAGGGTTCCGTGCCACCAATCAACTACAGGTCTTGGTAAGATTTTAGTGTGATTGAATTGGTCTGCCTGTATCGGGAACTGGATTGACATAATCCTATTAATCATGAAAAAATTTCTCACCTTATCATTTCTAGAAACCTTATCCCAGTCCTGATCTTTTTTGAATATGGTTTTTACTACGTCAAAAAGCTCCATTAATTAAAGTCTTTAAATGGGTCAAACTGGCTGGGAGCATTTTGGGAACTTACCCAATTTGTCCCTTCAATTATCTTAACCCTGTCTAACGTTATAGACTTTTTCTCCAAGGATATTCCTCTCTTTAGCTCCTCTATAGTTCCACTAATAACTTCAGAGGGTATAACAGTTTTATCCAGCCACATAAGTTTATAGTTTCTCCTTAGGTTGTTAGCTGCTTTCTCCCTGTTTTCCTTACTGTCTATATCCTTCAGTAACCTAATGCAATATCCAGCAGTCCATTCCAAAAATTCATCATCGTCAATTAAATCAGAAAAAGGCAGCTTTGCCCACTTAGTGGTTTGCAAGGATTCCAATACAACTTCTGCCTTTTTTGGGGTAACCCTCTGGATTCTAGAACCATTTTTTACCTCCCAAATACCAGGTACTGCATCTCCTTTATCACCAACGAGCATCTTTACAAAAACAAAATCCCGGGGGGATATCTCATTAACATCCACCTTCTTTTTAAACTCCTTAAGCTTTTCCTTATCTGGGTCCATTATGCTTCCCATGTCAAAAACAGATGCCTCAGAGTTCTTATTTAACCATTTCTCTTCCCACCCTTTGGGAACTGAGAGTATATTATTTTTGGAATTAGCGTTCCACACAATTGTCCAATTGTCTTGCTTCCACCTTGCAAGCTGATGTAGATCTTTGTCACCAGAGATTATGATACAATTTTCACCCTTCGAGGTTAGATAATCAGCCCAGAAATATAACAAATCGTCACCTTCAGCTCCATTTACCTTAGAAAAAATAAATCCCATTTTTTCCAAATGTTCCCCGTAAGAAGTAAGGAGGTTAAAAAATACGCTCCAGTCAACCTCTTCGTCCTTTACCCTATTAGATTTATAACCACCACCCTCAATCTCAACATCCTTCCTCCAGCTTCTACTATCAGCAGCAAAAACTAACCTACCACCAGTTGGGATAGATCTTAAAGAAGATGTAAGATCAGTTGAAATCTTGCGAATGAACATGGATTGCTCATTGGAAGTTCCGAGGATATCCATGGGATTCTTATTTCCATATCCACCAAAAACACCAAAGGTCTTATGGAAGATATAATTGCCATCTATAAGTATATTAATCATTTCTATAAAAATTTAAATTTCCAAATTCACCAATATCCTTAAAATAAGGGTCTGTAATTCTAAAATCATAATCAATAAAATCCTCAAAGTCATTATAATCAGCTTCTAATCTCCTTTCGAGCTTATCTGCATCATTCCTTTTAGATAACCTAGATCTCCTTGTTTTTTCATCAATATCTAAGTATAGTACAACGGATTCTTTTCTATCCGCAGGCTTCATAGAAAGAAGTCCAGAGGGGGTCATAATAAACAGGTTACTAGCATTGAATTCATCCAGGGAGGTAAGATAAATCCACCCGTTAAAAATTACGTATTCATAGTAATTACCAGATCTAATAAACTCCTGATGTGCGGTATCTGAAGATATAAAATGATAATCTTTACCGCTTACCTCTCCTTCCCTTGGGGGCCTAGTGGTGTGGGAAACACAATACCTAAGTCCCCTTCCCTGTAGTATTTTTCTTAAGTGATCCTTACCAGAGCCACCTTTACCAACTATTATAAGTCTCTTCATATTATTTCCAAAAAACCTGTATGATGATAATCATTAAAGCTAGTAAAAGGCAAACAAATGTTTTTAAATTGACACCCTCACCTAAGATTATCCAACTCCAAAAAGAAACAACAAAAGCACCGATAGAGAATTGTATTAATCTTACTTTCCACACACTTTCCCATGCTGCGTATCCTACTCTAGCTCCATAGACAAAAAGTATAGATAGGACAATTCCTAAAATCCCAATGTTAAACCAGGTGTTGTTTCTAAACCAATCCCACCTAACTTGAGAAAATTGTTGGAACCAAGCTCCCGACTGTGCTAAAGCAATAATTAAAAAAAATATTAAACCCTGTTTATTCATCCACTTGGTTCTCTATCAAATCAAACTTTTCTAAGGCTCTACCCTCGTCAGAAATTGCCCAAGCCCATTTACCAAAATCCTCGTTACCTGGGAATATCTCCCTTTCATTGAGCTGAATTCCAAAAACAATCTTTGGCTTATCTATTTTTCTTTTAAATACCTCGTAAGCAACAGTAATACCACTATCTGGTTCTGTTTGCTCATACATAATGGCTTTTTCACCTCTTTTATAAAACTTATAGAGGTAAGTGTTTTTTCGAATCTCTTCTGGTAATAAATCCATTAGTCTATAAATTTTTGTATCTTAAAAATGAGGGAAAGTAAACTAACAACAGGATCTATTACCAACTGTCTTTGGGCCTGATGATGAGCAACCTCAACTACCACAGCAGGTACGATATTTGAGTGAGATGATTTATTCTTCATAATCCATTGAATAAACTCCTCCCCGAGTGCTGCCATTACGTCATCAACCTTTGATGAGTATTGACCAACGATTATTTGGTAATTTCCTATTGGATCTTTAGATGTAAATATCATATTATAAAGATCCTCGTAAGACCATCCAGAATCTCGTACCCTTGATATATCTATCTCTTTAACTCCCTCAATCACCCAAGATTGAATACGGTTAAGAGAAGATCTAAGATCTGGGAAGTACTCCTTCTCAAACTCATCAAGTGAAGCATCATCTATTGAAATAGAAAGTTTGCCCAGAATTAGCTTGATTCGGGATCTCCATTCTGTCCGTATCTTCTCTTCCTCCGCTTGATTTATCGGATCAAAGTTAATTACCTCAAATCTGCTTTGTATAGCATCTGGTACTTTATTGAGCCAATTACAAGTAGCTATGAACCTTGTATTAGAAGCAAATTTTTCTATTGTACCTCTAAGAGCCTTATAAAATTGATCGGAAGCACCATCAAACTCATCAAGGACAACAACCTTTTTAGAAGACTTACCATCCATAATGCTCATGGTGGAACAAAAGTCATTTATCTTTGTTCTGATAGTGTCTACTGAACTCTCATCAGAAACATTTATAAAGATGTGCGGGAGACCGTTCGAAAGTATCTTTGCCAGAGTGGTTTTCCCACATCCAGGAGATCCTGCTAAAAGTACATTGTGATTTAGTCCCTTATTATCAAATAAAGACCGGATCCTATCAGGGAGGATCATGTGTCTAATTTCTTTCGGTCTTAACTTCTCAGTAAGGAGTTGGTCTATCATAAAAAAGCTCTTTATCCTTGTACAGAAAAAAGAGCCTTAAGTTTCCCATTTAGAACAAGTTAGACATGTCGTCTGGGTCGGATTTATCGTTCCTAATTTCTATAAACCTGGGTAAGAAAAGACTTCGATTTTCGTGCTTATCCGTAATTGTTACGTTATACTGCACAGCTGCAATCTTACCTATAAGATCATTCGGATTTTCGCTTAGTATTTCTAGATCTTTATCAGTAAATCCAGAACCAATTTTTACGTTGAGAGTTTTTGATTTATCAGTGCAATCCAGTCCACCTATAAATCCCTCCCTTTTACCCTCGCCTGGATACCACCCAACAACTTCGAGATCACAATCGTTGACCTCTTTAAGTTTTATCCAACTTTTACTTCTTTTACATTCATAGAGGTGGTCGTTTTTACATATAACTCCTTCTCCACCTTGATTTACAATGTCTTTATAAATGACCAAGGTATCCTCCATAGAATCCACCTCCCACATCTGACCTAACCTAATATTTGATCCCTCTGGTAGAAGGTCCAGCGTTTCTGATAGCTTCTTTCTCCTTTTAATATAAAGAACAGAGCCCCTTCCTTTTTCGAGTGTTGAATTATCCTCCATATCAAACACATTAAAAAGGAAATTTGCATCTATATTGTCTGGGGCTGTGCCTTTAAGAATCTGTGTCACCTTTCCCGAAACAGACTTTCTGTTTAAATCTGTTAACTCGCCATCATAGAAAATAGCAGTATGTCCAGCTGCATCAGAGATAAGGGAAAGATCCTTAGCAATGTTACTAAGCTTAGAGGCATCCAACTCATTAAAAGCACGAGTATAAAAAGAGAATGATCTATCAGGATTCATCATGGCAATAACACGAACACCGTCGTATTTCTCCTCGCAATATATTTTATCCCACTTTTCAATTTCCTCCTGCTTATCCGTAGCTAACATTAAAGAAGGATCTGGAATGATTTCCTTCCCGACAGCTTTGTTTATAAGCTTTGCGCCAATTCCTACATTCATTCTCTTAGTGAGGATCCTCATAAGCATCTTTCTTATTTCGAGATCCTGATCTGGGTATTGCACAAAAGAATGGTCCAGTAAATCTTGCGCCCTTCCTCTCAATAAATCATTGGCTGCTGGAGCATTCTTCAGATCCTCTATGAGAGAAACAAAGGAATCCCAAAATGAATCGGGATTTGTTGAATAACTTCTCACTGGTTGCTCCTCTGAGAGGTCTAGTTTGTGTAGTTTGGTTGTTACAAATGGATTAAAACAGATATCCAGAATATAAGACATCTCCTCGGTGAGATTTTGTGAGATCAATCTCTGTTTCTCCTTTTGTGAACCGTTACCTGTAAGTTCTTCCAGCTGGCAAAATATTTCTAGCTCTTTAAGCATATCAGTGTATTTTAAACAAAACTAAGCAATAAGAACGCAAATAAAAAAAGAATCCACAGCAAAGTGGATTTAATTAGCTAAAAAATTGAGACGGATTATTATATCCTAAACGAAGAATCTGGTACTGCTACCCCCTTTTTATTTACCACATTTGCACAAGCGCTATTAGCAAATTCAATAGATTCACCAGTATTACCAGTAGATAAGTACTTCAGCGAAAAGGCAGATATAAAAGTATCTCCAGCACCACTTACATCGATGGTATCCTGTGGATTTGAACTTGGGTAGATCTCTCCGTTAAACATAGCACCATTGGAACCTAGGGTTATTATAAACTTCTCTGGGTACTTATCCGCCAGGTCCTTGTTGTTTTCATATTCTATCTCATTCAGTTTAACGAATGTTATTTCCTGTATAAGATCTTCAGACAATTTCTTCTTACTATCCATAAGAACCAAGCTGCCCTGATTAGCTATTTGCTCTATATGAGATGTGGTAAGAAATCCCTTGTTATAGTCGCTGATTATTACCAGATCAGACTCGTTAATCGTACCTCTCTTTCTAGAAGACATAAAGGAAAAAGAATCCATTGGAAAACTTTCGCCCTCGTCAACCCGAACAATCATATGGTTACTCTTCTTCTCAACGAACCTAATTTTCTCTATCTTATTAGCCTGATGCCAATGAACAACCTCTATGTCATCACTTAAAGAATTCAGGTTATCCACGACGTTCCCCGCCATCCCATTATTTTCTACAATTTCGATTGGGTTAAAAACAGGAACTGGAGCTTCTGGGCACATTCTACTTACCTCTCCGTAAACAAACCGATCTATACAGAGTTCACCTACTACTAAAACCTTTAACATAAAAATTGATTTAAGAACCTTACTTATTTATAGTGTGAAACTATCTGAAGATTCCTCCTCACCTCCAGCTTCCTTAGCCTTTTCCTCGGCCTTTTTCTGCTCCATCTCCTTATACTTCTCGTTTTTCTTATACTCGTCCATCGTAAGTCCAAGATACCTCTTTATTAGGAAATTCTTATCAAAATAAGGTTCTTCCTCTTCACCAATCTTCTGCTTCATCTCACCAAGATCATTTACAAACTGTGCTCTCTTAGTATAATTCTGAAGCTGTATAAATTCTTCAAAAAGATTCTCCCTAACATAAGTTAGGCCTAAATTTGATTTAAAAGATCTGTCCTTAGATAATTCAGGAAAATCAAGACACATTTGTATATACAAGGGTTTCACCAATATTTCTTGGAAAATAGATCTGAGCCTTGTTAGGAATTTCTCAAATCTAATCTCATCCCTTTCCAATTGGTCGATGCTAATTTGATAATTAGCAGGAGTTCCGTTTCTGAAAGCAAACCTTGCATATGGTATCTTTGAATCCTGTTTAAGCTTATTGTAGAAATAAATTACGTTATCCATTACATTGAAATCAGGACCATTAGGATCTAATGTTTCAATTTGGGGAGATTGCCCATCTTTTTCCGGAAATAAGTAGTTCTTATAGAATTGAACCTTCGGTCTACCATTTACAGTGAGTTCACCCGAAGAATCGTTTATTTCCATTTCTTCCTTGTAAATAGACATAAGCTGTCCCAATGTCTGCATTGCCTTTTGTTGAGATTGGGAACCCACAGGAATTACAAATTTTAGTCTGTATGATGCATTCATAACATTCCATATAACCCTGGTGTTTTCCATGATTCTTAGAATATTATAGGATCTAATTAAACGTTCTACATAGCTTACCCTAGATATAGTATTACCCTTTGCGTAAGAAATATAGATAACCTGCTCGCTTTTAAGATTTCTGGTCATCTTGCTATCACCAGGATACTGAATCCATATTTGTTGATACTCACCATTTGGTTGAGGTTGTGTAGCAGGTTGCAATGAAGTAGGGTCTAGCTCTTTAAAACCAACTATTTTTTTACCGTCGGTGGAATATACGATTTCAAAAGCAAGAAATCCATCTATAAGAAATTGCTTAAAATATTGCCAAGCTAGTATTCCCTGTTGAAAACCAAAAAGCATATACATGTTTCTATAGTTTTCGTCTAGTTTATCTATAATATTAGGCTTTAGGTCTATATTAGAAAGAGATGGATACCCAATAAAATTCTTGTCATCATAATTTATAGCATCGTCTGTAAGTGTATCTAAGATAAAATCAATTTCGCCGTTAAGGGAAAATTTCCTAAGGAAGTCTCTTTTGCCTAAATAGTCCTTATCGAAATATGCTATATACTTTCTTACCTTAGTATCTTGATAACCAAGAGTCCAATAAAAAGCATTATTCTCAGTGAATCCTGTACCTTGCTCATTAAAGAAATTAGATTCTGTAGCACCAATAGCTTGGGAGTTACGAATAACCATGTCTTCGTACTCCATACCAAATCTCCCCACCTTGGATAAATTCTTATAAAGATTCCCAAGGAAAGATCTTTCTGCTACGTAATCTAAAAATCCTGCCATCCTTTATTACTTATTCTTGAGGAGGGGCTTCCTCCGTTGATTCCTCTGCGGGTTCCTGTGCTTCATCTTCATCCTTTTCTTCTTCAGCCTTTTTAGCTTCTTCTTCCTTCCTTTTTTGAATCGCCTCCTTATTACCTTTAATATCATCAGCATTCATACCCAGATGGGATTCAATTAAATAAGCTAAAGAGAAGAAGGGCTCACCGGAGTCGTCGGTTAAAGTGTACATGCCATCTATTTGCTCCTTCTTTTTAAGCATGGTTTCTATCTCCTGGTTTATCCTAAACGGATTATCAGAAACAAATTCCAAGCCCAACTGACTCTTGAACAAATAATCCTTCTCCAGCTCGGGGAAGTCTTTACACATCTGTATCCAAAGTGGCTTAACAAGGACATCTTGGAAAATAGATCTAAGCCTAGTAATAAACTTGGCAAATCTTATTTCTTCCTTATCAAGTCCTTCAGCGCCATTTGAATAATTTCCAATCGATCCGCCGTCAGGACCCTGGAATCTAGAAAAAGGAACCTTCGATTCTTGAACCAGCTTGTCATAAAAGTAAGCAAGCGGTTGAGGGTCGTTAAGGTTTGGTCCAGCATTATTTATAGGCTCTATAGTTGGAGTACCATTTACACCAGAAGGCATAAGGTAATTTTTGTAGAACTGTATTTTAGGTCTACCATCTACAGTTAATTCCCCGCTCTCATCATTAAACCTAATATCTTCTTTGTAGATACTCATCAATTCACCTAAGGTCTGCATTGACTTTTGAGGTGACCTCGATCCAATTGGTACCGTCATCTTCATTCTAAAAGATGCGTTCATTACAGACCAAATAACCCTGGTGTATTCTATAATTCTTAGAATGTTGTAAGGCCTAATAAGTCTTTCAACATAACTAACCCGAGAAACTGTATTACCTTTGGCAAAAGAAATATAAATAACCTGAGAATCATAGAGCATCCTTCTCTTGTTAATATCATTAGGATACTGATACCAAACATTTAGATATGTTCCGTCTGGCTGTTTTTCAACAGAAGGCATTAGAGTTGTAGCATCTAATTCCTTAAATCCTATTATCTCCTTACCCTTGTCATTATATACAATCTCAAAGGCAAGGAATCCATCAACCATCAATTGCCTGAAGTATTGCCAAGCACTTATATCATCAGTAAAGCCGAACATGTCGTACAGCTTTTTAAAGTTTTCGTCGATTCTATCCTTTACTTTGTCCTTTACGTCAGTTAAGTTTAGGAATGCAGGATGTGCGAAGAAGTTTTGGGGATCGAAAGTTATAGCTTCATCACAAACGGTATCCAGGATGTACTCAATTTCAGGATTTAAAGCAAACTTTCTTAGATAATCCCTTTTACCAGCATAATCTTTATCATAATAACTAATAAACTGCCTGGTTGTAGTGTCTTGCCTTCCTAAAGAATAAAGCAAGCTTTCATCGTCAATAGCTTGCTTTTTCATGAACTCAGCTTCTATCGACCCGATAGCTTGCGAGTTCTTAATCACCATATCACCATATCTCATACCAAAGTTACTAAGAGACTTTACAGACTCTCGTATTCTCTGGAATATTGGGCTTCCTTCTTGATTTTCGTTAAATCCGGCCATTTATAGTAATATGATCTAGTTTTTGTATTAGAGACTAAGCATTTAATTTCGATCTATAATCATTATATATCCCACTGGTAGATTGACCCTCTATCCTAAAATCGGAAATATATGGGATTCTGACCCAATCCTCATAATCTACAACGCTCACTTCTGCTATAAAATCCCTCTTAAAGCCCGTTAAAGATGTTTTCCACCCAGTCCCGCTTAGGAGCCTGTCAAAAGATTGAGTAATATTTCTTACCGGAGCTTGAGAGGAGTAAGGAAGCTGGGAATTTTCCTTAAATAGGGGAAAGTACTGTTCCCATAATTTGAATAAAATGTTCCCTCTATAGTCGGGAGGAATAACATTAAGATCTAGAGAAATCAGAATATCAGAACCGTTATGTCTTTCCTTCTTTACAAACATGAATATTGGAGACCTATCTATGAATGGATGTTTTTCAGAAACCATTGTCTTGGTTTTATATGAAGCTGAATAAATTTTCCCAGGTATAAAATTTCCATCAAATTTCATATTACCACCATCACCGCCTGGGCCATACTTACCAAAAAAGTATCTGTTTGAATCGGTCGAAACCTGAGAGACCGAACTAGATCCATCCCTCAAATCCTTTATCTGCTCTTCAAAGGATTTCACTTGCTCTTAAATAAAAAATTCTCATCAACCACGCCGAATTTATAGCCTCTAGCATCTGCCCATCTCTGAGCCGCTTTAAATTTTGCTTGGTTGGTAATCCATATTTGCATCTTGTGATTATAAGACTTAAGCTTTTTGAGTGTGCTATTTCCCTCTAGAATCGGTCTCTTAAAGTGCTTTTCTGGCTTTACCTCTATTATCCAATCCTGTGTTTGTCCATCATCTTTAAGGACCTGCATATAAAAATCCACATTATACTGATGCTCTTTCTTATCTAATGGATTGTAATAAGGAATTGATATAGGTTCAGAACTCCATTTAAGGATTTTTTCATTATTGTCACAATAGCGACAAAATCTAAATTCCCACGAGGATCTACATATTATGTTATGAACGTCGCCGATATATTTGTCTGGGTTTTGAGCTACATATAGTCCAGACTTATAATCCCCGTTGGGTTTTATTTTTTTTATATCCGGCATTTCTACACATTATACGTATTGTCATCTCCGGTTATGTATGAAAAAGGAATAGTTTTTGGAGCTTTTGGTGGATGTATTTTTTTCCATCCTTTAGCAAAACCATTTTTAGCTATCTGTGTAAAGTATGCAAAGGGGTTATTAGATTTTTCTGGATTGAACCTATTCCAATATTTGCAAAGGTCCTCCATAGCAAAAGCCATACAGTCTGCTTTATCATCAGGATCCCGGTAAGCCATCTTCTTAGATATACCTTGAACCATTAGGCCAAACATCTCTATAGTCTCAGGTGTGAGTTCACCTTTTTCCTTTGACTCCAATACTGCAGCCATCAGATCTTTATTCCTTACATAAGCCTTTGCCATAACCTTTATACTTATATTATTTTTAGTTTAAACCTCGAGGTTAGTTTCGACCTAAGCCTTATCCTCTTCGGTACCATCTTCAGAAGAAATGAGCGTGTCCCCAGTAGGTTCCTTTCCATCTGGGGCGACGCTCATTTTATCTTCGATATTATCGACGAAAGGCTCTGGAGATTCAGATTGCTCCTCTCCCGTAGGAGCAAAAGACCAAACTTTACTAAGTATTTTTCTTAGTTTTTTTTTGACTCCTCGCTTTCGTCAATGTTATATCCCATTTCTGGGTTAACTTCTAAATCAGTTTCTGCTTCAGTACCAGCTGCTGGTGCTTCTGCTAATTCCTGGTTAGTTTTCATGATATCGGCTGCTGCTTTTTCTGCCTTGGCAACTTCAACATCATATTCTGCTTTGTGCTCACCACCAGGGGCAACTGATAATTGCTGATCTGTTTTTTCCATATCATCAGCCTCATCAAGGTTATATCCCATCTCATCGCCAACTTCGTGATGTAATTCCTTGTCAGTACCATCTCCAGGAGCAGATGCCATGTCTGAGTCTGTTTTTACCATGTCAGGATTTGACTCTTCAGCTTTAACTGATTTTACCTCATAATCCGCATGAGATCTTCCACCCGGTGCTTCTGCTAATTGCTGATCTGTGTTTTCAACATCTCTTTCAGACAACTCCGAATTTCCTTCGGAAGGAGCTGTAGCCATTTCGTTATCTGATGACTCCACTTCCTCTGTATTTTCATTTACGTTATACCCAATCTTATCAACCAAAGAATCCTTAAGCTTAACGCTATAATCAGTTTCCTTTTCGCTTCCTTCAGGAGCTTCTTCTAAATTAGCGTGGTCTTCTTTCTCGATATCTTTTTTACCAGCTTCATCTTGATCCTTAGCTGCAGGTGCTTCAGAAGTATTTGCCTTTAGTGTAGAAGCTGGAGTTTTATCCTTTTCAGATGCTGTTTTGTTCTCCGGAGCTACTGCCATATCCTGAGAAGACTCTTCCAAAGCATCCTCTGTATTTTCTTCAGCAGTTTCTATCGGTGTTTCGTTCTCTTTAACCTCCTCTTGAGTTTCATCAGCTTCCTGATTTTCTTCACCAGCAGATTTTAGAGCTTCCTCAATGTCAACGATTTCATCCATTCTGAAATCACCGGTTCTTCCGTTATCCATTAGTACAGTGTAAGAACCTGACGTACTATCCATAGAAATAATCTTTCCTGTATTTCCGGACTCCTTTACCTTTACGTAATCACCAACGGTGAATTTTTGATCCTCGTTTAAATCCTCCATTTCAACAGAAGAAGATTCTATTTTTTCGATCTCCTCGTTAACAGCCGACCATTTTTTCCTAAGCGAAGATAGCTCCTGCTCAAGCATATGCTTGGCTCTTGCCATTTCCTTAGAGTTTTCGTAAAGTGGGTTGGTAGCCATTGCTTGTGAGATCTTATTGATCTCATTTTCTACAATAGCGATATTGTCAATAATTTGCTTTCTATCATTAAGCATAATTGACTTAATTCTATTCTCACCGTCCAAGAATTCAGTTAATCCTTCAGAAATATCATATTTCATAAGATCCTTAACCATTGAAGTAGCTTGCGTACCATTTACTTGGAATAAAGAATTCTCGTTCATTCCTTCGTTGATCCTGTTAAGATAAAGGTTTGAGTTCCATTTAATCAAGTTTACTGATACACCTTCGAAAACTTTAGATTCTAACCTTTTAGCAAAATCAAGCTCAACAACATTTGAGAAGTTTTCATAAAGATTAATGATGTCAGAAACTGCTTTCGACTCATTAACTCCCAAGCTTCCAGATATTTCTAATGCTATCTGCTTTGCCAATTGAGTTGTGTCACTAAAGTTAATCTTATTCTCTTTAGAATAGATTGATACAGAGTCAGACTCTTCCACAATCTTGAAGCTGCTGTTTCCAACATAGAAACTTAGTCCACTTTCGTTAATTTTAACCATCGGAGAGTAAAATGACCCTAACAAAGTTTTAAATGACTCTGGCAGAGCAGAGTATTCAACATTCGAGAGTCTCTTGATTCCCTCAGAATTACCTTCAAATACATTACTACCAATAGTAAATACTGTCTTACCACCAGAAACGTGTACTGGAGAATAAACTTTCCTCACAGAAGAATTACCATTGTTAACCGGTATACTTAGCTTAGACTCTGAGGATTCCATTAAAGAAAGCGTATTAACAAGATTTCTTACCGTCGGGTTAAAAGACCATCTCGAGATCTCTTTGGACAAAAGTGAAACGGACTTATTCTCTGATATCAACCACTTATTCAGAGATTCTGTTACTGGAGAATAGAAATCAGCACCAGCGTTCTTTTCAATAGAATATAAAGCCTTTGAAACCTCAATCTCAGGTCTTAGCGAAGCGACGTTTTCCTTAATTGTCTCTACTGCTGATTTTACTTTGTTATCCCAGTTGAAGTTTTGTAGCTCCTGGACAAATGCCTCAGCTAATAAAAATTCAGGGGTATTATTGTTCTTTAAAAGATGAGTAAATTTCTCGCAAAGGATTTTTACATTCGGATGCTCGTAAATGCCAGTGCCTTTCAAAGATAGAATAGACTCGTATACACCAAGATTATTAACTGCCTGTGAATCAATGAATGCTTTAGCTGAAGGATCCTTTTCTGCCACCTCCTTAAGACTCTCAGAAATATTAGTAACTTCAACAGAATCATCTTTCTTACCATCTACATAAGATCCAGAATTTTTAGAGGTATTAGATCCAATACCACCCCAAGATTCCATTAGTTTTTGAGCTGCTGATTTAGATCTTTCTATTTCTTGCTGTCTTAGCATTTCGATAGGATTTGCAGCGGTTTCGCCTTCACTTTCCTTTACTACCTGGTCAACAGATTCAAGGATTGCGGATTCATTTACAGATTCCCCATTTTGTATTTTATTAATGTGGGATTCGCAAATCGATCTAACTTCAGGGTTAGTGGTTGTTTCCCTAAGAGTTTTTAATTGATTAAGTAAGTCCATTCTACTTGTGTTTTTTTGCTTTCTATATATCACACCTGTGATATTGAAACTTTTCCATTATATATTCTTCCAAATCATATTTTTTGGAAAAACTTATCTTGCTATAATAATTTCAAGCTTTACGTCAATGTCAGTGTGAGGGTTGCTGAACGTAATTCCTCCGTCTTCATACGGCAGGAAATCCTCACTGAGGTTCCATCCGGTTTTTTCGGAATCTGTTGACCCTAACTTTCCACCAGTTAGAATCATTAGTTCCCCGACATTATATGTATTTCCTCTATATGTCCAATAGATGTATTTCTTGACTTGAGGGGTACCGTTTGTTGGAGTTGGGACTCCCGGTATAATAGGTGTCTGGGATCCATAAAGAATCGGATTTCTAGGAGCTGGGTACTTTACCTTAACTGCTATCCATTTAACAAATCCGTTAGAGTCCCCAATGTCAGTTTGACTTATCTTTACACTTTTATTCCTTTTAAGGGTTACTTTTAGTCTTGAATAGGAAATTACCTCATCCCGTAAGTCACTAAAGTCAAAAAAATTGGTGATATTGTAATCCTCCTCCAGAACAAACTTATCCTTTCTAAAAAGAAATCCCTCAATAGGCTGAGGTGGACATATAATAGGTCTTGTTGCCATTAGCTTGCTGTTAATATTGTAAGTTTAACCGGATATTCAGTAGGATTTGAAAATACAAATCCACCAGTAGCTGCCCCAGTATATCCAACCTGGTCATCCATATCAGGCAGAGTTTGCCACCCCTTCCAGGAAGCATCAGGTTTAACTTGGCCTGTAAGCATCATCATATCAGACATAATGTATCTTAATCCACTGTTATAATGCCAGTAGAGAAGTCTTTGGTCTTCCTCAGCATCAGCATAATAATGAGCTCTTGCCATAACAAGACTTACTTCACCCAGAGTAGTGTCAAAATCCCCAGGATCCAAATTAATAGAGGTGTCAGGGGAGATCACAAAAGATTGTCTCTGGTATCCTGAAAATGACTGTAAAGGGTGAAAATATTCAGAAAGATCTAATTTTTCATCTATATCTGCTTGATAGGTAACATTCATCGAAGTCTGAAATATCCTTACCTCGTGTGGATCGTTATAGTTTGAGAAGGTAAGATTTACTCTTCTCATAGACCCAGGAGTGTTAGCAATTAACGTATATCTAGTATCAAAAGGACCAGACTGACCTGTCGTTAATGCTGGGTTACTATCGCCATAGCCGAAAGGAGTGCCTGATCCAGTTCCACCTTTACTAGATCCACCCCCGAAGATTTCTAAATTGTCACCTATATTTGCACTCATCTTAAAGTCTTGTAGGGTTTATGTCGGGATTTTCCGGCATTTCTACCACTTTAGGTCTAATACGCGGGTTTATTTTGTTCGCATTTACATTAACTACCTCAACGTTATCCTCCATAATTGAATTTTTAACCTCCGCATGTTCTTCCACAATTTCTTTTTCGATAGCTTGTGCTCCATAGAAATCATCTTGAGGTGCTTCTTCATAGACAGGTGAAGACATAACATCAGGTTTAATCATATCTAAAGAAGAATCATAAATTAGAGGTTCGCTTATATCATCAGCATCATCCAACCCGGTGTCAACTGATGAATTCCAAGAATCATCCGATGCACCACCATCTATTTCAACTTCCTCTGGTTTAATATAGTCAACCAGTGACTTGATAAAGCCAAGTGCTACGATAGGTAAAATAGCACCAGAAACAATTGAAAGCACTCTCTTTTGGAAAACTCTCTCCTCCTCAATCAAGCCAAATAGCTCAGACCATGAACTATAATCACCAAGGTTAACAAATGCATAGTACGTGTTCCCCATAGCCTGCATTGCTGTTAAAAGTATGAATAGGAACCATACAAGGGATTTGTTCATCTTCTCCATTGCAATCAAAGAAGCAAGGGAAGCTGCAGCACCAACCTCAAATGCAATAGCTAACGAAATTGCTAACCAAGTAGGATTGGAAAGCTTAAAGAAGTCGATAACGTGGATAGTGGATATCACAGACACCATAAGGTACAGAGACACAAAAGTAGTTATGATAAACCCGCTTACCAATTTTGATTTACTCTTCACTCTCTTCTATCTTATTTTTAATCTCAGAAAGTGAAATTCTCTTCTTATCAAAATCGTCCTCATAAATAAGGAACTGAAACATTACCTGATTCATCTCATGCCTGATCTCAGCCTTTGTAAGTGTGTTGATCGAGTCAAGTTTGGTATTTAATTCTGTGTTGGATGCTTTGAGCTCCTTTTCAATACGGTCGATGTCTCTGTTTACCCCGCACTGTCTGAAAAAAACCAATACTAGAAATCCTAATACTATGAATTGGAAGTTGTCTTTAATCTTTTGTACCATGATTATTTACAATTTTAGTTTTACTATATATCTAACCCAAATCCATATACACTAAAAAATAGGCCTAGATCACTCAAGGCCTATTTTATATAATGGTTTTGTATAGTGTGCTCTAGGCTAATTCAAGCCCCTGTTGAGCTGCGGCGAGTTCTTTTTCTAAATCCTGAATCTCTCTTGCATCAGCTTTTGCAGATTCCAGGCCTTGTTCAAAAGGCTTCAAAAGGGAAATAAATTCCTTAGCTTCTTTAAGTCCTTTACCACTTTGCTTAGATATAAAATAGTGACTTGCTTCTAAAGGCAAAGCTTGTAAGTAAAGTATATTGTTCTTAATGCCATCAGATTTTAGATTATCCAAAACCTTACAAATTTCAATAACGCCAAGAGACTCCTTTTCTTTCCATTCTGCCTCATTTTCCATAAAACTGATAAATCTATCTATGTGATCCATTGATTCAAACTGGACTGCATAAACTTTGGTAGCTACTCTCTTTTTTGCATTTTCTAGGTTTTCCTCAGCAGCTTTAATCCTTCCCTCATTTAAACGAGAAAGAGCTTCTTCACCCACTGAATCTGCAAGTTGGTCAGCATCTAGTTCTACTACTTTTGGCTGTGTTTGTTTTTTTGACTTTGCCATTTGATTTCTTTTTATTTTTTAGTTATTTAAACAGTAATGTTTCACTCGGAGATATCGAAAACATCGAATTCTTCCCGATTATGTTGCAAATATATCTTAAGTCTTTCTCGTAAGTCTTTTACAGGATATAGTTTAGGTTTGTCTTGAGGCCCAATGTGGCAAAGGAAACCTCCATGGGTTTCTAATCCGGTTTCTTCCTCTATTATTAGCCTATACAGGCTAATTTGTATGGAATATTCATTATGAGAATTCTCATAAAGATCCACGAAAGGATGCAAAAGTTTTTTGAATCTACCCTTTGGATGATTATCGTCCTTAAATTCCTTATTGGTCTTCCAATCACCGATGAGGAACAAAAGCTTATTTTCTTTCTTGTCCCACATAAGAAAGGGTTGATCCACGGTTCCAGCTAATCTCCATTTTTTCGAAAATACCTTTAACTCAGACTCCAGTGGCACAAGGTCTGTAAATCTTTCATCTCTAAGGACTAAGAATTTTTCGACCCTACTCCTAACTTCCGGGTCTTCTGGCATTTCAGGATCCAATCCTGTCCAGTAATCTTCTATCCACTTATGAACCTTGGTTCCAAGAGCATTTGCGACATTCGCTTTTTCTTGCCATTCGGATTTTATAACAGAAACGTCTACACCTCTTTCATCGGCTTTTCTATTAGCCCAATACTCACGATCAAAGGGGACTTTAAACTTTTTAAGAAAGGTAGTAACAGAATCATATTTGACCCCATCAAAATGATATGTATGAACAGACTCGTTAAAAATAAATCTAGAGTCCTTAAAAATATCTAGCTTCTTTTGATAATCCTGTTTTGTCTTCTCTAAATTAAGCAAATCCCAAATAAGTTATAATTAATTCCAATTTCAAAAAAACAAAAGTAATAGCAGTTACCTCTAATAAAAATCTTAAAATCCAAAGCCAAGACAAATGCCTAAAAAAGAAGTAATAAATAACCAAATAGGAATCCCCGTTTGTTTCAGGTAGAGGCTTAAGTACGGGAGTAATAATCTCTTGCAAATTTAGCTTAGTTAAGTAGTCGTTTACCGATTTAATCTCTTCAAAAACGTAGGCAGGTCTTGCATCGACAGGGAAATCCCTAGATTGTGTTACCTCCGGCGGTAAATTTACAACAGTGTAAATTCTACCAAGCCAATCATGTCTCAGCCTCAACCGTGTCCAAAAGGGAGAGTTCATGCTCTCATCCTTTACAGTGGACCTGTATTGGGAGTATACCCTTAACTCCCTAATGATCTTTAATATCCTAAATATAGCTAGTATTCTTCCCATTATTTAAAATCAGATTTTCCCATAGCATCCTCCATTTTCTTTCGGATTTTAGTACGGGCTCTTCTAATTCTTGTAGCAATAGACCTCTTCTTTATTCCATACTTATCGGCTATATCTTTGTATTTCATTCCATTAATCTCACGATCAATCATAATATCCCGATAGATAAGAGGAAGGTCTTTGATCTCATCGATGACTTGTTCATAAACATCGTCAATATCATTTCCTCCACAAAGAAATTCCCAGAGAGGGTCGTCTTCTATATCATAAGAAGGGTTTCTTTCCTCAGCTTTCGCCGAAGTGTACTCCATCTCTTCAGAAGTTTGTGAAATATATCGCTTCCTGCTCTTAAGAAGTAAAAGAGATTCGTTCCTAGCTATATTATAACACCAGGTAGAAAAGTTACCCCTCTCGCGGTCATATTGATCTATCTTCTGCCATACTTTTGACATTGCATTTAAGAAAGCATCCTCGGCCAACTCAAAGTCTTTAAGAATTCCATAACAGTGGTTTAGTACTCCGGGTTTTACCCTTTCATAGAGAGGCCGGAATTCCCTCTCTCCTTTAGTCTGAATGAAGCTTTCAGCTAAAACTTGAATATTCTTTTCTTTTGCCATTTTTGATTCCCCCAGTAATTTCCTTTTTTACCTCCTATTTATTATTTAATCTAACAAGTTCAATTCCAGCGTCGAATAAAAACTTAAGCGATTCGAGTTTTCTATATAACTCCTTAAACACTAATCTTTTTACCCCACTCTGAATAATAAGTTTAGAGCATTCAAAGCAAGGAGATACTGTAACATAAAGTGTCGCACCATCAGAGCTTTGTGTACTCTTAGCCAACTTAGTAATCGCATTAGCCTCTGCATGTAATACATGAGGTAAAGTGACGTGAGATGAATCTTCGCAGACGTTTGGAAAACCTGTGGGTGAACCGTTATAGCCGTCAGATATAATAGATTTATCTTTCACAATAAGACTACCAACTTTCATCCTTTCGCAATAAGAATTAGTAGCCCACACCTTTGCCATTTCTAGATAGACCCTATCCATCTTCCTATCCTTAATGGAATAAAAGGTTTCGTCTATTTCTTTGAAATTATCATCCGAGGTAATAACTCTGCTAAGGCTTGGACTTGCTATCCAATAATCTCCTTTTGCTAGATCTTCTTTGGTGAAAAAATCAGAGGGATCAATAAATGCTTCTTCCATTCTCGGTTCAGGATTAAAAAGTAGTTGAGAAACAAATATAACGTTTTCCCACGTTGGGAAAAAATGAAGTTATAAACAATTGCTAGAAATTGTTTGACGTTGGTCTAAACGGAACGTCGTTAACAATTGTTAGCGGTGATCTAAGTGCTTGGTATATCGAAGCAAGCAAAGATTTCATCTCCTTTACGTCCTTAGAAGTCATTGTGTCGGAAGATGCAGGAGTATTTGATGCAGAAGATTCTTTTGACTTTTTTGCTGGTGTACTGCTTGTTGGAGAAGAGGATTCTTTCAGAGCTGCGGTTGCTTGATTAATTTTTTCCAAAGCATTAGAAGATTTATTAGCACTAGAACCACCACTACCTTCGCTTTCTTTATTAAATGGTTTTGTTACTCTCTCCTTTAGCTCTTGCGAGGTACTTACAACTTGACTCATAGCATCAGATCCTTTTTTCCTTGCATCTTCTATTTTTGATTTAACCAAAGCTGTTATATCATTTACGCCGGATATACCTGACTTAAGTTTAGATTGTTCTGAAACCAAATCTTGTTTAGGCGTCACCTCAGATTTTTGAGGTACAACTGGTGTTGAGGTCTTGAGAACTTCGGTATCCTTTATTGTCTCCACTTTAGGAACGCTTGGGTTTGGAGTCTTGAGAACCTCTGTATCCTTTATCGTCTCTACCTTAGGAGCATTCGAGGCCGAAGATAACTTTTGAAGATCCTCTTGAGTAAAATATTCTCGGTCTCTTTCGCTGAGGAAATAATCAAATTCATCCTTTAGGTAATCAGGATCAGCCAAAAGCTCCTGCTGGTCACTTTCGTCTAGGTCATTTTTAGAATACTCTATAAACTCGCTAATAAGCTTTGAGTCGGATGTAATCTTAGAAAGTGCAGCTTGCAATGGGTTTTGTTGTACAATTCTTCCAAGTTTTATATTTTTTTCTCTCTCTTCCGCAAGCATCATATCCATCATCTGCTGCTCCATAGTCCTAACTTTATTGCCTTTATCTAACTTAACAAGCTCTGGTCCACCCTCACCAACAACCGCAATACCATCACCCTCAACAGTACCACCCTGTTTCAGTCCAGGAATTTTTGGTATAACATCAGAGAAAACATTTTTTACACCACTACTCAGGATACCTTTAAAATCTATTGGCTCTCCGGATTTTACTTGTGCAATTTGACTAGGTAAATTTGAAATAAAATTAGAGGAGGATTCAATAAGAGACTTGGAAATACTATCCTTTAAATCGCTGATGAGCTTATCATTCTCAGAAGTTATCGTTTTAGTAAAAGACTCGGTAAATCCCTTAAAAGCCTTTTCCAAATCTTGCCCGCTGGGCATAGCTCCTTTTTTAATATCACTTGTCAGATTCTTTATACTCTCGGAGGATTCTATATTAGCCTTAGTAGATTCCTTAAGCTCTTGATAAAGTGAATCAAAATTTGAAGAAAGAGTAGTAAGTTCTCTTAGCAATTTGTCAGATCCGTTTACCATTAACAGATTGGGTTATTTTCTGATTATATATCAGACATTAACGATTATCACTTATTGTTAAAGCTAAAGACCTCGGTCTGGCCACTCTCCTGGAGTTTTTTCTTGTTCTCCTCTTCAACAGAGTCGTTTAATTTATCTAGCCAAATCTGATATTCATAAAAAGGAACTGACTCTAGCCAATTAGGATCTATTGTGTGTTCTCTCCAAAGACGGAACTTGAGATCAAAATAATTCTCTAAAGATATCTGAAATAACGAAAAGAGATCTGAACCCGGAGGGAAAGTAAATTGGAGCGGTGACCTCCCCAGCACCGCAAGAATCACATTTTACTCTTACCCTTAGATTTGTTCCTATCTTGATTTTTTCTGCTAATTCAAAATAAGCAGAAAACTCCTCCTTTGTCCATTCTTCCAAAGAAGAAACCATAGTCTCCTTGATTTTAAAATAATCAAGACCTCTCCAATCATTAAAATAAAATGGAGCTATTTTTATAAAACTCTTGTCGACTTCTTCACCCTTTGCAACACAATCAGCAACAAAAGATGATATTGCTTTTGTTACACCAATTGACGGTGGCGACATTTTTATAGTTTTCCCTATTCTTCTAATAGGGAAAACAAAACCTCTTTCGGTAGTGGAATAATATTTAAGCAAATCCCGATCTATATCATAATTGCTCAACACACCAGTTCTAAGCTCAATACCTTCCATCCCAGAGCATCCTTTTGTAGTGCATCCACCTTCAGGGTTTACAATAATCCTGTTTTCCCCCTTAACAAAAGTTAAGTCCCTTATAGCCATGATGATAAAGAACCTATCTTCTTGCTTTAGGTCCCGGTAAGACACAAGACCTCCGTTTTCCTCAAACTTAACTTTACAGCATGCCTCAAGAATGAAATTAAGCTTGTTATCTATATCTAGCATGTCATCCTCATCTATTGTTGAGAATTGTCGTATTTCCCTGACCTCCGCTGGTCTGATAGCTATTCTTGTTGCTTCCGGATAAAATAATCCCTGAGAGGGTAACATCCCCATCGGGAGGTTTTTCCACCCAAGGTCTAATGGTTTAGATTCGGCCTCTTGCACATAAGGTTGACTTTCAACTTTACCTTCATGAATGTTACCAAGAGGGTCTTCTGTATTTTCGGGCTGCTTTTCTGGATAAATATTTTCTTGTAGCTCTGTATCCAGATTCAAGCCATCTGGTTCATCATATTTAATACCACCAGCGATTTCTTTTTCCCTGAGTATTTCTTCTGGAGAAAGGTTATTATCGGACATATTTGACATTTTCTTTATATACCGTTGGTATAAAAAAACCAGAAATTATAGAAAAAAATTGGAGTTAAGTTCCGTATTAAAGGAATAGGTCGTTCCAGTAATCTGACTTCCATGTAGTATCAATGGTATAAAGAGCATCTCCGATATCGTAAGAAAGGTTCATTGGAGTAATTGGCTCTACCAAGAAACAATTGTTCAGTGTTATCCTCCTGAAGACATCACCTTGTTTATTAAAAACAGAAACTACCATAGAACCAACATAATCTCTTTTAAGACCCATTGCTCCAGTTAATGGATTGTAAATTAAATCAGACCATTGTCTTAAAACCTTATAAAGAACCATAGAATTGTCCTCATTAAGGTTCACTTCGAAAGACATATTAAACTGTACATCAGATGTAGATGGTTCACCACCAGCATACCTTCTTTCAGCAAACTTGTAATATTGGGTAACAGCATCAGCTGGCTGTATATCAACTTGTAAGGCAGAAATACTCTTCACTTGCTGAGTAAGTATATTCTCACCCTTAAATGTAGTATTAGCAAGATTGATACCGTTAGGTGGAGTTATAAGAACCTCAAACTGGTTTAAGAAAACCGGCTCGTAGTTATTCCTTGCTGCCTTAGAGTTGTTAAAATGTGGTAAACCTGCCATTTATGCTTTGTTATATTTTATAGGAATAAATCGTCCCAGTAATCAACTGCCCAAGTCATATTAATCTCATAGAGCGTAGTACCATTTACGTATTCTAGCTCCATAGGATCAATTGCTTTTAGTGGGAAGCAATCCTTAAGAGTAATTCTCCTAAATACATCACCATTTTTATTGAAGACAGACACAACGATTGTCCCAGTATAATCTGCTTTAATTCCTTGCGCCCCTGTCAATGGATTGTAAATTAAATCAGTCCACTGTCTCATCGTCTTAAAGACGTACATTGAATTAGCATCGTCAAGGTTGACAGTAAACTTTAAACCAAGATCCAGAGTTGTTGTATCTGGTTTACCTCCAGCATAGTTCCTCTTTGCAAACTTATATTTCTGAGATACAAAGCTAGGGTTTTTATCCACATCCAAACCACTTACAGAAACAACTTGTTCTAGTAGCACTGGACCTCCAGAAACAGCCGCAGGTGGTATAACATTTACCTCAAATTGGTTAAGGTAAACCGGCTCAAATTTATTAACCGAGTTTATGGAATTTTGGTAATGTGGTAAACCAGCCATTTAGTCTTGTCCTTTTTTTATATTTATCCGAATTTTCAATTTTTTGAAATTAAGCGAATTGGATAAATCCTCCAGCAGCGATACCACCAGTTCTTGTAACAGTAATTCTGTTTATGAACTTCTGAATACCTCTAGCAGGTTCGATAATTACATCAATAATACCGATGTTCTGATCGATAATAGAAGGAGGGTTGTTAGAAGAATCCATGATTACTTGGTAAGCATAAATACCACCACCAGCTCTAACTCCATCTAAGTAGTTATCTACAAGGGTTTTGATCTCTAGTCTTATAGAATCTTCATTGAAATCAAATAGGTAGTTAGCCATGATCTCTTCAACGTCATTCTCAACACTGATGAGAAGGTCCCTCACGTGTACTAAATTAAATGCCGAATTAACAGTTTGATAAGCTGTTTGGTTACCAAAGACAACTACACCAAGGCCTCTCTTCTTAATTATAGGGTTAAGACCTACTGGCTCCAACCATCCTCTATCTTCGTCAGTGAAATCATATTCGAGTCCGACAAGGTTTTGTCCTGAGATTACCCCTCTCTTCTGACCTGCTATAATGCTGTAAGGTTCGCCATTAGCAAATTTTCTAACAAAGTTGTTGGAGATATAAGCTGCAGGAGGAACGTTTACATTTCTATTATTTTCCCTTACCGTTAAGTATGGCGTATAGAAAGCAGCGTATTTGGCTCCTTGATCTTCAGTAGGTAAACTGAAAGTGTAAGAAGGATTAAGAGATAAGTTACCACCTTCCGAAATATATTGTGCCTTCAGTGAAGGATACGGGTTAGTTTGTGTTGGTGCATCAGTAAACCTAGGGTCTGTTGACTCCCTAAACTGCTCCATCGAAGGAGCGTTAATTAAAGCAAGAGCCTTCTGTCTCATCATTGCCAACTTACTAAGCTGATATTTAGAGTTAGGCAAAATCTGACCACTGAAGGTATCTACGATGTATCTGAACGAGATCACATCCTTAGCAGCAAGTGTCGCTGCAATGTTTGTGTTGTACATTACATCCAGTAGTTCAGATACTCTAGCATCAGTACCATTTGGCCTGTGGGAATCCCTCATTGTAAACCCATTCAGGTATGTGAAGTCGAAAGACCTAGTAAACTGAGGTATTGACTTAAACTTCTGAACTTGAATCGGACTCCCCGCATAGTAATAAAGAGGCCTTGCAGTTGTTACTTGCACAACGTTTGGTGTTGTTGTTTGAGCAACCGAGGTAACTCTCGTTAACCTATATTGTCTATTACTACCAACGGTTTCACAAATATCCTGGTCAGTAGATACTATAAGATCACCAACAGATATTGGGGATGATGGTGAAGAAGATATAGTGAAATTAGTCGGATCTATTTGTGTTATCACATCGATAAACTGGTTAATAGAGCCTACAGATGAAACTATATCCGTCTTACCCGCAGCTACTGGAAGACCAATATTGTCAGAAGCAAAAGGTTTGCTGCCAGGTAAACCCGTGGAGAATGCAGTATAATCTACCAAATTGTCTGGATTTTGTCTAGCAACGTTATCAAACTGCCTAGCATATGCTACAGCAAATTGGTCTCTATCAATTGTGCTTTCGTATGAAATATAATTAATGGAACTTCCAGTTTCATTTAACCAAATCTGGTCTCCATCCTCAAGTTCACCGTAAAGCAAGTCCTGGTAGAATGCTGTAGACAATTGTCCAGTTAAGGCGTTACTAGCTGTTCCACCGGTTACTGAACTAACTGATGTAATATCTAAATAATCAGAAGATGCAAATTGATAATAGTCAGCAGAAATGTTTCCAGATGTAGCTCCCACCATATTGCTATATGGAGTAACTGAGACACCTTGAGCAGAGTATGATGCAGTATCAAGTGGGTGTGTCCATGTTAGGAGCACTTCTCCACCCGTTTGAATAACACCAGACACTCTTAGTTTTACTAGGTCATTTTCGGAGAATTGGTTTATAACTGAACCAGTTAACCCAGATAAACCAGTAACTCTACCCATAATGTAAGGCGAAGAGGTAGCGCTTGGAGTTGCAAAAGATACCAATTCGTTTTTCTCTGCTGTAGTAAGGGAAGCACCGGTAACTCCGCTGTTAGTTACTACATAATGTAAACCTCCATACTTAAGGGAAGGATCATAACCATCGAAAGCTGTTGCTCCTACACCATATGTAGAGGTAGCTCCAATAGTTAGTAGTGTACCAACATTTATAGAATCCGGTGATGATCCACTAGCACCAGTAGCTGCATCGGTTATTGTCGTAACATTTTGTGAGTATAGGTAATCAGCAGTAAGATTCTGATCATAGCTTAAGAAATTAAGTCTTGCATCAACAATGTCCCTATCTGCCGTAAGCTCGTCAATTAAGTGGTGTCCTACAAGGTCAATCTTATAAGGATTAGTACAGATATCATCCATTGCATCCTCATCAACAGCACAGAATAAACCGGTAGAAGGAGTATTATTGTTAATAAGCGTTTGGATGTATTGGTTATTACCATTCAGGTCAACAAAATCTGGGATTAAACATCCTGTGGTTGAAGTAACAATATTCACATCAGGTTGTGATAAGAAATTGTTGATCTGGCTTTTTATAAATCCATTTCTTGTAAAGTATGAACTCCATTTAGGGTCTAAAGATAGTGTCTCGTAATCAGTCCAATCTCCAGATACTGAGATAACATCTATAAAGTAATCCGAAATGTAATCATATGGGTGCATGAAGCTAGGAACGTTGTCCGCTCCATACCAATCTAAGGCAAAAACATCATATCCTTGTAAAGGTTGAACCGCATCAGTTGATTTCCTAACAATGACACTTATTGCTTCCTTACCAAGGTTAACAAGGTTAAAAAGTCTACCAGTATCTACAGCAGAAAGTGTAGCTAAGAAGTAATCGGTATCAGCAAACCAAAATCTCTCCTTATTATAGAAGGAGGAATATAGCCTGGAGGTAAGAACCCCGTTAGATTGCTCAGTATCAATCGAATAACCAAAATAGTTAACCACATCAGCTGTAGGGCTATCTATATCATTATTCAAATTCAACAAATTCAGAGCAAATACTGGGCCAGTATTTAAACACGCAAATATTGAGCGGTGGAAGTAAGATCCTTTAGCCTCTAAAGTCTTATCTATATCACCAAAAATTGCTACCGCTGTAGTTACATCCGGTAAATACACGGGAGCATTAAAAGGTCCTTTATTCGAAAATCCCACCACCAATCTTATAGTCTGAGACGTAAGAATGACGTTTTCTGAAGCGTCAAACTCAAGCGTATAGACTCCTGATGCTTTAAATTGGGATAAATCCAGTTTGATTTTCTTTGCCATTATTGTACAAGAGATATTTTTGCCTACTATATATCTAAACCAAAACCAGCATTTTTGTATGCTACTCGGTTAGTAATTGTATATATCGGAAAAAGCAAATTATTTAGAGCAACTGACTGAAAGAGCTATAGAACCCTCCCTCTTTGGTTGATGCTCCATCCTCACTATTTTCTTCCATCTTTAGATCTATAAGATCCCGGTAGGTAGATTCACCAAGCTCATCATACAATTCACCAACAAGATCATAAAAATCGGAGGATTCAAACATCCCAGAAAGATTTACAATCGTCATTGCTACATCATCGTGTCCAGATTGACTTGAATAAGTTCCCCTAGTGTTAAGACCGAAAGAGAATAACTCAGGTACAGTCCAAGTAGATTCGTTTATTATTACCCTATTCATCCTCATCTGAGATCTAAGAATCTCACAGTATTTCATCTTGTTTTTCTCGTTGTACTTTATACCAGGCTTTCTCGTCCTAGCAGATTCTGTGTGCTTTGTGTGTACAAAGATTTCGAGAGGAAAGTCGTCATTTAAAATGAGCTTGTCTATAAGCAATTCACCTTTAAAGTTAATCTCTAAAAGTACCCTTACATTTTCTGGATTGAAGAACTTAACAACCAAGGCTTCGAGGATTTTTTTAAAATCCTCAACCTCAATTTCATTATCCCTATAAATGCCAACCTGTAGAAGCCCGAAAAAGTCAGACTCATCTTGGAAATCATCCATGGCCTCTATTACTTTTTTTGGCAGAGGTACCACCTTAAAAATATTAAGAACTGTAAAATCCCCCTTTCCGCCACCAGCTAAGTCAATCGAAATAACAAATCTATTATTGAAAAGAGTATCAGTATTCAAACTGAATTTTGGATGCCATCTAAAATTGTCATACGGAAGTCCAACATCCTCTAGAACATCAATGTCCCTCCATTCATATTCAACCTCGTTTGCTTTAATTTTTTTAAGCTCGTTAGATCCTAGAAGCAATGTAGAGGAACTTAAAAACTGGTTGCCGTATTCCTGATTAAACAATTCTTGAGAACCTAGGTTAGCGATTTCTTGTTTTTTCCATTCTTCGTCCCTTCCGGGAACTTGCCACCAATCAACCCTTATAGGATTAAAGCTATTTTCACCATCAACAGCACCTTTATAAATTTCATAGAATTTATTCATTCCATTTGGGGTTGATGTAATAATAATTCTAGAAACCTTAGAAGAAGATACTGTAGGATATGTTGATCTAAAAAACGATTCTATAAAATTTGGGTGGATATGAGCAAATTCGTCCATATAAAGAAAGTGAATTGTAAAACCAATTGCGGATGTTTTTGTAGTAGTTTTTGCAATTGCTCTACACCCGTTATCAAACTTCATAGACATCACATTGTTTACTACCATACCAGGTTTTAAGAACCACGGCAGACCTCTTACTATTGCTTTGATCTTATCCATCAGTTCTTCTGCAGTAGAACCAACGTTTGCTAAGATCATTGCATTTTTATCGTGATTGAAAAGAAGATACCAAACAAGGACAATAGCTGAAGTAATTGATTTTCCAACCTGTCTAGGTGCTAAAAATATATTAAATCTATTAGCTTGATACTCACGGAGAACTGATTCTTGGTAGTCACGAAGTTTTACATAAAAAAGACCGTCATCAGTCATGACCCTACAGTACTTAGAAAAATAAACAACATCTTTTGCGCATCTTTCCATCTCTAAAATCTCGTCTTGTGTATACTCATACAAAAGATTTGACATCTTAAGCTCTGGGTCACCATCATGAAAGGGGTTATCAACAGACTTGTAATCAAGCCCCTCCTCTTCAACCCTAAATAGAAGTTCCTCTATTCTTTTGGTACTCCAGTAATTGGAATCTTTCTCTTCTTTTTCGGCCATTGTTAATCAAATAAATCATCTTCTACCTCCAAGCCAGTATCTTCTTCATCCAAAGAGATGTTTCTGCTTGCATCGATTTCTGCTTTCTTTTTAGCATTTACTACTGCGTTATCGTCAACATCCTCAACCCTTACATCCTCAATTTCAGCCCCTATAATATCCCTTAAACCCTCCATTAATCCCTTAGTTCCTCTAACCTTAATTCCCCCAGATTCGTTAGTGGATGGGTTATAGACATTCTTTCCGTCTTCTCCAGGTTCAAGTTGAAATGATCCTGAATTGCTTTTTTCCTCCAATTGGGTAGCTATTGATTTGTAACCATCCTCCATCTTTTGCACATATGTTTGGTAGTCTTTAGGCATTTGCATAATTTGAGATTGCAATTGTGCAAGAACCTCAAACATTCTTGGATTGGCGTTTCCAAGATCTATTTCTTCAAGTAGCTTGGTTATAGCGTGCTGTGCAGTTTTAAGTTGAAGCATCATAGAGGCGATGTTCATCGAATCAATCTTCTTCTTGTATTCGATGTAATCGGTTTGGTCTATGAGGTTCTCATCAAGATAAAACTTAACTATGGAATCAAGAACTCCCTTAGCATCAGTACCCGTAGTTTGAGTAGCCTCACTAAAGTTCATAAGTTCCGTGGTTTTTAGCCTAGGAAGCTCATCTGCTGTTACTGCATCAAAATCAAGATTTTCATCTTGCAGTATAGAATCAAGACTTTCTTTTATCTTTTCTTCGACTACCCTTTCTGGTTTCGGTTTTCTTCTTGGCATATCAATTCTGTTAATTACCTATTTCTTGCGAATTTAGGTAGGATCAATTGTGGTTTAGCGTTATCTATAATATATGCTAGTTGTTCATCCCTTACAGTGTTCTGGTTAAGGACAATTGATTGTTTATCAATATCTATCATGTTCTTAAACAGTCTTACATTCGATAAAAGGAGCGGGGATGTGTAAATCTTGTAAGCGTTATTATCCGTCCCATAGAATGGGTTGTTTACGTTTGTCTCAATATCAGAGGGAGCATCAAAAATGTAAGATTTGGTTAACGTCCTATAATCTTCGTGCACTTTAACTAAATCTGATGATTGTTGTGCACCTGGATTTGTTGGATCATACGACATTTTCCAGATGTTAATTCCCATCTGCTTATACTTGTTACTTATATTAACAACCAATCCATACCACTCTCCCTGCTCTGGAGTAAATTGCAATCTGGAATCATACGTAAGATCGTTTAAGATAATCTCAATGCTTCCTTGTTGTACATAATTATTATTTGCAGCATCGTTGGTACCAGAATGCACTAAGTCTATCCTCATGCCTTTTAACAAACCAGAGCCATCGATATAGGTTCCATCAATTAGATTCCTTGCTTGTGCCTTTTGCATTTTCCAATTTGCAGTATTCTTAGCATAAGGAAGATTTGGATTTGCAACAGAAAATTTAAACTCATCAGGAGTAGTTAGAACCTTGAATCCTCCCGAATGGTTAGCATCAGTACTAATTGCAACATACCCTTCCGGGTTATCCGAAAATTGCCTAAATGGGGTTAAATTGTGTTTATATGGGTGAGAGCTGTATAAAATTTGGTTAGCATCCTCTGAGACTTTTGTGATTGGTGCTGGAGAGTATGGTTTTTTAGCCAAGCTATCCTCATTAATATAGTTCTTCAAACTAAACCAACAGGTGTAGGATACCTCACCATCGCTCTCCAATAGAGGTCTGTTTTTATACCTAAGTGCTTCTCGATACTTGTTAGGCTGATATACGAATTCTGAATCAGAAACAAAAGCATCCGACATATCGTAGTAGTTGTTAAACACTATTGTCCAGTTGTTATTGAGATCATACCCAACTATAGGAAGATTCTTATAGATATAAGACCTGGTTGGGTCCTCTTGTCTTCTTTGCGTACTATCGGAGTATTGCTCTGGCTTAGCTATTTTTTGCTCTTCAGCTTCAACCTCTGCACCAAATAGCTTTTCTGTAGTAAGTGCAATTCCATCTAATTCCTCTTTGTAAGCAGGGTCTTTGAAATACGTATTAGACTTAGGACTATATTTTTTAAGCTCTATTTTGTAGTAAACCGGAGAATACATGAAATCCCTGAACAAGTAGGTAGAATTTATTTCATAGATCCTATTGGTTAAAGGGAAGTAAATAATATCTCTCTTCCTTGGTTGTGAGCCTCTTCCAAAAATGTTTTCGAAATAGGTCTTATCTATATGAATCTCGAACGGTTCGTCAAACTGGATTCCGAAGGGATCATAATTTGTTCGGTTATCTGGAAATTGATTTGAAGGAACCATTACCTTCACACATTGTTCATCTACAACATCAAATAAAGTATACTCCTTCAACACTACGTCTTTACCTCTAGCTTGTGGTTGCACTGAATAATAATTTGTCTCAAACCCAAATACCTTGTTTACAACCAAGCTTAAATCCTTATACAGGTTAACAGCCTTGTTTATTGCATAGGGATTAAAAGTGTAGTTGCAATCATCAAAAACAACTGGTCTGTTTGACTTCTCATTAGAGCAATTTGGTACAGGTCTATTAATAACCAAGTTATCTATTGAACCAGAAGGTCCACTAGGTCCAGTAGCATAGGTAAGATCAAGATCGAAATCAAGGATTACTATTGAAGGATCTATAGGTTCATCTGTCTCATAAGCCAGTGTTCCGTCCGTATTTACTACAACGGAAGTAAATCTAAATTCCGGGTAAAATGATTTTGAAGGATCAAGCGGAATTGAGAAGATTGTCGAATCGTTGTTGGAGGTATAACCCTGAGAAAATCCAGTTAATGCAGTTCCAACATTAGCCCAAAGGGACCAACTTTTCCCGTCAACAGAATATCTAAAATCAATTGCAATGTCATTTGGAATAGCTGCTGTTGGATCACCAAGATTTACAGGATCACCCAAAACAGCACCTGCTGTTTCTATTATCCACCCATTGAAGGCTTGTACATAGTTAAATGGGCTATCCCAAGTGAGAACCCTATAATTACCTATGTATGTGAAATTTAATGAGCTTTCGAATTGCTGTATTCTTTCAGCATACCAGGTAGCATCAGAACATGGTAAGTAATAGTAAACCCCATCGTCAGCAAGAGCTGTGTGATAACCATTACAACCAAGTTGCTCAGCACGTGCCATAGCAGCTCCAGTGGTTCCAAAATAGTTATCTGTACTCTGGTGAAAAACCTTGGTAGTATTCTCCAAATTGTCTTGGTATCTAAATCTAGGATCCGAAAGATCCCTCTGATCGCCGTTGCCGTTATAAACGGGGATACCTTTTTTTGGAAATCTATTTTCTGGGTAAAAAGCCATTATCTACAAGATATTATTAACAGACAAAGCTCGGTCTGTATGTTTATATATCCGTAGAAATAAAAGAGGTTAAGATAGGTGATTTTGTATCAGATCGTCGATATAGGTTTGAACAACCTCTGGGGTAATTGTTTTTGTACATTCAAACATCCTTTCGGTATCCTTTAACCTCGGACACCAATTCCAATCCCCCTTATCAAATTTTATTGAGGTATCACTAAAGCAACCATGGCAGACATCGCGGTTTATGATTCTATAGTTTTTAGTAGAAAATTCACACGCGGGATCCGAAAAACCAGATATCATTACAACTGGCTTGTGTAGTGACCAAGCAAGCCAGCTTAGACCAGACCCTATTCCAATAAAGAAATCGGAGTGATAAATGTCAATGGCTCTTTGTAAAATATCAATATCTCCAGTTTTGTCAATCACTCCATTTAAATTTGTTCCCTGCTTTTGTACAACAACAACCTTATAACCTATTGAATTTAAATAATCGGTAATCTTCTGCCAGCCGTCCTCATAGTGCCAATGTTTAGCATTAGCGGTAGAATCCATAGCCAAACACACATACTTTCCGTCAATAGTTGAGTTTGTGTTTTGTATTGTTAGTGGTACACTTTCGTTTAATAGGTCACCTTCAACATCTATTCCTAAAATATCCCCAGCAACCTGCTGTAACGAAATAGCTCTAGGATCCCTCCTATGTCTATCGCGGTCATTCTCGTCATACCACCCCACACCAAATGTAATTTTTGTATTGATCTCTCTTGACCCGGGTGATCTAAACCTTATGGAAGGATAATAGTTAGCAAGAAGCTCATTCCAAAATGTAGTAACATAGAGGTCACAGTCATATTTTCTTCTGAATTTTTCTATGACGGGCATCCAAGCTAGAGTGTCACCAAGTGAGTTGCTATCAACACTAATACAAACTTTTTCCTCACTAATTACGTCTTCCAGATCTCTCTGGTAGATTAATTCATCATTATCGTAAGCCTCTAATCTCCAAGGAGTAAACCATTTTCTATAAAGCCTTGTAAAAAGTCCAGCAGAAATTTCACCTGTATACCCATATGTACCAGTACTTAAATCCATGAACTTTATTGTACAAGGTTTAGCATTATTTGGTCCTATGCAATCAACATTAGCACCATTATCAAAAGTAAGTTCAAAAGTGTAGGGGTGTCTAAACCTTACAAAGTCCGCTTTTTTTAAGCTCTCATAAACTTTTAAGCCTCTATTTTTCATCTTAAATCTAATATGTCCTTAATTTTTTCCGTATCTGCAGGTATATCTAAAAAAGCACCGCTAGGGCTAAGATAGCTTACCAATGGATTCTGATCATAAGAATCCATGTATGGATCAAGTCTTCTCATTAAAATCGGTAGTTTCCATGAAAGAGTCTCCTTTATAACAATGGGATTTAACTCCCAATTAGAGGTAAAAACAAAAAGGTCAGCCGCACTATAGAAAAGATCCGCATCATCTCTTTCACCCCATAATTTGCAATTATCAGGTAGTGTTTCTAAAAGTGGTTCCCAATAGCTTTGAAAATTTGGTGCAGTATTTCCTATAAAGTGAAATTGTATTGGGTAGTCAATGAGATTTCTAGCGTGCTCTATAAGCTCACCTTGGTTTTTACCTGGTGTGAATAAACCGATATTTATTACATGCTTTTTGTTTGGATCTAGACCAAGACTCTCTAAGGCAGATTTTCTATCAGGTCTTTTAAAATCCTCAATTGGGTATTCTAAAATGTCTGTCGGAACACCAAGATCTTTAAATTTGTTACACATCCATTGATTTACCATAACCAGTTTATCCGGACAATATATCTTATCTGATGGGGAAATATTTGAGCTGTGGCAAGTTTCAACTATGCAATATGGTCTATCCAGTGCATATATTTTGTCAATAATCGACGGGTCTACAAAAAATTCAACAAAATCATCAAAATGGATAACGTCAGGGTAAATTCTATCAATTAAATCAAGTATCTCTGTCTTATCTTCCCCCAAACAATGGAATCTAGAACCAATCCTTTCCTTTATCCTATTTCTCTGTACAACATATTCCTCCGATGTATTGTTATATTGTATGCAATAAACTTCAGCTTCTTCGTTAAAAGACTCTATTTTTTTGTACAGGTATTGAGGCATTCCTCCAGTTGAAAGATGTGGAGCAACGAAAAGAATTCTCTTTTTTCCACCGGTTTTTTCATCCAATGTTTTTTGTATAGAATTGATTGTTCTTACCAATTCATATTTGGTTTTTCTTAAAGCCTCAATCTCTTTCATTTATTATTCTTTAGTGTAAATACCAGTTTCAAAATTTAACTGGCCTTCCCCATATTTCTGAATGATCTCATCTATTACATCCTTCTCCTGTGTGTCCAGTTCTTCTGACTTTTGAAGCAATGATATCAGAGTTGCCTCTATTGGCTCGAGTTCTTTTACCAGAAAATGCTTTCTAATATTCAGTCTACCTATCGATTCAACATTTTCTAAAATCTCGGTTCTTAAGGAGTTAATTTTTTCCAACTCCTCAGATGTTATTTTTGTTTGATTGTTTTCCATATGTTTTTATCTAAATTTCACCAGGAAAGTAAGCGTCTTCCATAGTTTTTAAATTATTTTGGTCTGTTCGGGTTTCAATTAGTTCCACAAATTTCATCGATTCTTTGTACAGAAATTCTACATAATCAGAGGTATCCTTGTAACAAGAGGTCCAGAGTAAAAAATGAAATCTAGGAAATGGGCATATCCTATCATCTCTCATGAGCATTGATGTTATTTCATACATCCTATGAAATTTTTGGTCCTCCAAGAGCATCTCTGCCAAAATAACCCAGTGCTCGTTTCTATCCGGACAATACCAGTCAGCTTGTTCAAGCCTTTTATATGCGAGATCTCGATTTCCTATAAATCTATGTGCTTGTCCGATAAGAACTATAGAAAGGTAACACATCTCATCAAACACTGTAGGAGGTGAGTCATTATCATAAACTGGAAATTTCCTTCTCACATAATGTTCAAGGTAATATATAGTCCTTCTAGCGTATTCATCACTATGATTTTTGCCAAACGGGAGATTTCCATTCTGATAAATATCAGCATAACTTTTACCAATATAGAAAAGATGGTAATCATCCTCTTTTATCTTCCCAGAACAAACCTGATCAGCTTCAAGTAAAAGAGCATCATTTAAAAACTTTAAAGGGTCTTCCCAAGTTTTACCGTCATTTGTAATGATATGTCTAAACCCACGGGGTAAGTTAATTACCTGAAAATTACCCTCCCCTTCTTTGTGACCAGAAAGATAAATTGTCTCATGCCTTTTGTCGTGCTTGAAATACCATGGCAATTTTGCATTCCAAAGCCAAGTTCTATAATATATTCCACCCGGGTCCTGAGCGGTAATATTAAAACTTTGAATAGATGTGTCGTTAATCAAAGACCAATCAAAATTATCATCAACAGCCAGTTGTTCATCTGCATCCATCCTTAAAATCCAATCACAACCATGATCAGCTTTTAAACATTCTTGCAAAGTGTGATCCCGATTAAATCCAGGATATTGCCATTCAGTTTCATACAGGTATCCAGGTATCCCCTTTTGAGAAAAGAAATTTCTAATAAGACCTTGGGTACCATCAGTAGAGCCGTTATCTTGTATAACCCAATAATCGATGTATCGATAGCAGGATTCAAGCATTCTCAGAATAACACGGGATTCATTAGCTACCATGGCATTCATGCAAATTTTAGCCCTCTTATTCATCATATACATAATTCAAAACCTGTTCATCCTCCCAGAACTTTATATCACTAAGGTCACTATTCATTATAGCCTCTTGGTGCCTATTAGTTCTCTTTTCTTCGTCCCACTCCCAATCATGGAACCCCAAATCAATTATCCTGTTATGTATTGCTTTGTTATATTTCTCTTTCAAAATTCTAGAAATTCTATTAATTTCGAAAGAGTTATAGCTAACAGTCCCGGAGCCATTACTATATTGAATATATAGCAAATCCTTAATATGGACTATCCTTGTTTCGAGAAAAGTTTTAATGATTAATTCTAGATCATCCGCTATTGGTAGGCTTTCAGCATGCCCTCCGATTTTTTTATAAATATCAGACCTCCAAGCCCTAACATGATTTGGCATTGAAATATTAAATCTAATAGTAATCGGATTTATAGAGGGATAGTGATGTGTTAGATATCTTTTACCCTTTATATTAACCCAAGAGTGTCCAGAATACCCAAAGTTAAAGTTGTTGCCTTCAACACCATAGAAATTACCATCGTATTTTTCATCTTTGCTACCATATCTTCTAAATTTCCCATTCTCAAACATTTCTGTACAGTCACTGTAAATGAATCCAGCGTCAGGGAATTTATCGCTAGCAGATTTAATTTTAGCCAAGCAATTATCCAATAAATAGTCATCATGGTCAAGTTCTACCAACCATTTACCACTAGACAAAGAGCAGGCCCTCTTCTTAGCCATTCCTACAAATCCCCCGGTATTTGGTGTTATTCTATATGGTTTAACCCTTAAATCCCTGGAAGCTATCTTTTGAAGATCATGCCATAAGTCGTTATGGTCTGAAGGCGAATCGTCTACAACAACCCACTCCCAATCTGTTTCACTCTGATCTACTATTCCTTGATAAGTTCTAAATATTCTCTCCCCCGTTTTGAAAGCAGGGGTAAAAATGCTGAAAAGAGGAATGTGTGGGTTTGTACGAACGTCTACTGCCTTAACCACCACATCATTAGCAAGTGTGTCAGGATCTGGGATTTGATCGTATTCTATAACCATTCTATCAAAATGCGAATGTATTTGATCATACTTACTACCAATAAAAACGAAAACATCAGGAGTGTGTTTGATGTTTAAATCCGATAGTACATTATTGTCTACATCAATTATGCCAATAGAAATCAAATTCACCCACTGCATGTTATTTTCTACCGAAGAATAAACTGTGGTAACGAATTCATAATTGCCACTAGGCTTATCCCAACCAAAAACAATAGCAGTCGGTCTTTTAACAATTAGCATTTATTTTTCCGTGTTGAAAAAGAAAACCTGGAATAGCCTACCGTCATTTTTATCCAGTCCGAAATAGTCCAAAGAAACGTGAAATAAATCACCCCGATAAATTACCAGCCTATTATAAATATTTCCAATTTTATCAACCATTTCCCATTTGGTCATATCCTGGGATTCTATATTAACAGGGGCTGCTTTAGCTACCTCATCAGGATGCTCAGAATTTCTCCACCTATTAAGACCAGTTTCTTTATGCCTAAAAAGACCAGTACCTGCAGAAAGTGGTGCATCTGGTGTTAAATAAAGAACTCCTGCCCAATCTGTTGTGTCATCGCTATGGATCCAGGATCTGTCAGCAGCTACTGTATATTGAAAGGACCCAGTTGAATCATCACCCCACCAAGTAACCTCTCCGCCATAAGGTCTAATTATATCCTGAATAGAATTCTTTACGTTATCTGCTAAAAAAGATACCGTTCTTTGTCCGGGGTAATTTCCACGAGCACTAAATTCTTGGGCTAAAGCAAATGATCTTACATCATCGGGATTTTTATAGAAATCGTCTATAATGATTGTTTGGACCTTCATATAGAATTACAATAATGATTTATTCTTATACGCCAAACAATCCAAAGGTTTTCAATTATTTAAAGTAATCCTGGGAATTCATTAACCTTTTGAGTTGTATTGGGGTTACTAACTATCGAATTAGAATTACCTAGAATATCGGACATAGAAAAAATCACACTCGGAATATGATCACCAGTAGATTTGGAATAATCATATGTATTTAAAACAATACCCTCCTTATTGATAATTTCAATTCTCGAAATTTCTTCACCTCCAACAAAATTATTGGCCATTTGTAAAAGTGACATGTCTACCTTAGGTACTTCCTTCATAGCATTAATCTATTACTCACAAGAGTATCCAGGAACGTTATATGTTGTTCCATCACAATCAATTCGGAACCACACATTAGGTTCTGCAAGATAAACGTCAGGATTAGTCCCGTAGTACAATGTTGGGTTACCACCTTCAGTAGATGTACACGTTCCATCACACGGAATTGTTGCTGCTGCTCCTTGTGCTCCTTGTGCTCCTGCTGCTCCTGCTGCTCCCTGTGCTCCGTCAGAACCAGAAGCAGCAGCTGCTCCTGATATCCGAGCAATATTAATAACAGCATCAGTGATCGCTACAGTTCCAGTACCGCTACTATCCATCCGTGCTGCATTTACCTCCATTCTTATAGTATCATTCGTATTTAAATAGAAATAACCAGTGGTTAGCGTATTAATTTCATCATTATAAAGCTGTCCTCTTGAGTAAGTATCAGACTTAGAAGAATCTACAACAGCACCATTAATATAGAGATTTTGCTGCATTGTTGATCTAGAACCACTCCTACTTGCTCCAACAATGTAATTTACATTAGAGCTAATTATATAATATCCATCTTGCAGAATCTCAATAAGAGCAGTATCATTCGTATGATCGTAAATTAAGGCGTTGGTTGAAGGGTCTAAACCATATTGTGTATGCGAAACTTTAATATCTGCTGTGGTACCTTGGGTAGAGAAATTAGTTACATTTAAAGTACCATCATCATACCCATTAAATCTATCTACACTACCTCCAACACCAGAACTTCCTGATGATCCAGAAGAACCAGAACTTCCTGAGGATCCAGAAGAACCAGAACTTCCTGATGATCCAGAAGAACCAGATGTTCCTGAAGAACCACTAGATCCTGAGGAACCACTAGAGCCTGACGATCCTGATGTTCCTGATGAACCAGAAGAACCACTAGAGCCTGATGATCCAGAAGAACCTGAGGATCCTGAGGATCCTGAAGAACCACTAGATCCTGAGGAACCACTAGAGCCTGATGATCCAGAAGAACCTGATGTTCCAGAACTTCCTGGTGCTCCTACTCCTGCAATTTGAATTAATATATCATCACCTGTAGTAGGCGACCATCCTGTACCTGACAAATGATCTAAATCAAATTCCCAATATGATCCGTTATCAACACCAACTGAGATTTGCGTATAATAAAGTACGTTAGATCCACCAACTAATCGCGTTATTTTCCATAGGGTTCCGTTGCCTAAACTATTAAAAATGTTTACATAATTAGGTCCTGATATGGGGTTTTCATTTATCAATAAGACAAAGGGTGATGCAGGTAAATTAGATCCGGAGCTATTTCTAGCTTCTCCACTTGCTGGAGATCCTCCGGATGTTGTCCAATCCCAGGTATTGTCTATTACATATCCTGAAGTACCAGAAATTCCTGATGATCCTGATGATCCCGAAGAACCACTAGAGCCTGATGTTCCCGAAGATCCACTAGAGCCTGAAGAACCACTAGATCCAGAAGAACCACTAGAGCCTGAGGATCCTGAGGTTCCTGAAGAACCTGAAGAACCACTAGAGCCTGACGATCCAGAAGATCCTGATGTTCCTGCATCACCAATTACATTAAGTCCTACCCAATAATCTTCACCATCGGTAAGGGATCCAGATCCACCTCTATCTATATACTCTAAACCTAGTTGAAACCATGTACTATTAGTTGGAGGATTTTTTGTTGCACTGGTTACATAATATGATGCAAATTGAGAATTTCCTGGGGTTAAGAACTGTATAATTCCTCTTCTTGGACCAGGGTTTGCTATCTCATCGAAGATATCTAACGTCTTAGTAACATTTACTGAATTAGTAGAAGTTGTACTAATCGCAGCACCTGTAACACTGTTTAAGCTTGCATTATTTAATACAAATTGTTGGGATGATGGTGCTACTGTAATGTTCGTACTGCTTGAATCGTATTCAGAAAAGAATCCTAAATAATTTGTGCCATCAATACCTGATGTTCCGGAAGAACCACTAGATCCTGAAGAACCTGATGTTCCTGAAGAACCTGATGATCCTGAAGAACCAGAGGAACCTGATGAACCAGAGGAACCTGATGAACCAGAAGAACCAGAAGAACCTGAAGATCCTGATGATCCAGAAGAACCACTAGATCCAGAAGAACCTGATGTTCCTGAAGACCCTGAAGATCCTGAAGATCCACTTGACCCTGAAGATCCAGAAGAACCACTAGATCCTGAAGAACCGCTAGATCCTGAGGTTCCTGAGGAACCTGAAGATCCTGAAGATCCACTTGACCCTGAAGATCCAGAAGAACCACTAGATCCTGAAGAACCTGAAGAACCAGAAGAACCTGACGATCCTGAAGATCCAGAAGATCCACTCGTGCCTGAAGAACCTGAAGAACCTGAAGAACCTGAAGAACCTGAAGAACCTGACGATCCTGATGATCCTGATGATCCAGAGGAACCTGAAGATCCTGAAGATCCACTAGATCCTGATGAACCTGAAGATCCTGAAGTTCCTGAAGATCCAGAAGAACCACTAGAGCCTGAAGAACCTGAAGATCCTGATGATCCAGAAGAACCACTAGATCCAGAAGAACCTGATGTTCCTGAAGAACCGCTAGATCCTGAAGAACCTGATGAACCTGAGGATCCTGAAGTTCCTGATGAACCAGAAGAACCACTAGATCCTGATGATCCGGAAGATCCACTAGAACCTGAAGTTCCAGAGGCTCCAGATACACCAGAGGAACCTGATGATCCACTTGTGCCTGAAGAACCTGATGATCCTGAAGAACCTGATGATCCTGAAGATCCACTTGTGCCTGAAGAACCTGATGATCCTGAAGATCCTGAAGAGCCACTAGATCCTGATGATCCTGAAGTTCCTGAAGATCCTGAAGAGCCACTAGATCCTGAAGAACCCGAAGAACCCGAAGAACCTGATGATCCTGAAGAACCGCTAGATCCTGAAGTTCCTGAAGAGCCACTAGACCCTGAAGAACCCGAAGAACCTGATGATCCTGAAGATCCAGAAGAACCACTAGATCCTGAAGAACCTGAAGAACCTGAAGAACCTGAAGAACCTGAGGATCCTGAGGTTCCTGACGATCCAGAAGAACCGCTAGATCCTGAAGAACCGCTAGATCCTGAAGTTCCTGAGGAACCTGAAGATCCTGAAGAGCCACTAGATCCTGATGATCCTGAAGTTCCTGAAGATCCTGAAGAGCCACTAGATCCTGAAGAACCCGAAGAACCCGAAGAACCTGATGATCCTGAAGATCCAGAAGAACCACTAGATCCCGAAGATCCTGAAGATCCTGAAGAACCAGAAGAACCTGAGGTTCCTGACGATCCAGAAGAACCGCTAGATCCTGAAGAACCGCTAGATCCTGAAGTTCCTGAGGAACCTGAGGATCCCGAAGATCCTGAAGAGCCACTAGATCCTGATGATCCTGAAGATCCAGAAGAACCACTAGATCCTGATGATCCTGAAGATCCAGAAGATCCAGAAGAACCACTAGATCCTGAAGAACCTGAAGAACCAGAAGAACCTGAGGTTCCTGACGATCCAGAAGAACCGCTAGATCCTGAAGAACCGCTAGATCCTGAAGTTCCTGAGGAACCTGAAGATCCTGAAGAGCCACTAGATCCTGATGATCCTGAAGTTCCTGAAGATC